TGCTAGTTGTAGTAGTGCTAGTTGTTGTTGGAGCTACAGTAGTAGTAGTTGTTGTGGTGCTAGTTGTTGTAGTGCTAGTTGTTGTAGTGCTAGTTGTTGTTGGAGCTACAGTAGTAGTAGTTGTTGTTGTGGTACTAGTTGTAGTTGGAGCTACAGTAGTAGTAGTTGTTGTGGTGCTAGTTGTTGTGGTGCTAGTTGTAGTAGTGCTAGTTGTTGTTGGAGCTACAGTAGTAGTGCTAGTTGTTGTTGGAGCTACAGTAGTAGTGCTAGTTGTTGTTGGAGCTACAGTAGTAGTAGTAGTTGTTGTGGTACTAGTTGTAGTTGGAGCTACAGTAGTAGTAGTAGTAGTTGTTGTGCTAGTTGTAGTAGTGCTAGTTGTTGTTGGAGCTACAGTAGTAGTAGTTGTTGTAGTGCTAGTTGTTGTTGGAGCTACAGTAGTAGTAGTAGTTGTTGTGGTACTAGTTGTAGTTGGAGCTACAGTAGTAGTTGTTGTTGTGGTACTAGTTGTAGTTGGGGCTACAGTAGTAGTAGTTGTTGTGGTGCTAGTTGTAGTTGGAGCTACAGTAGTAGTAGTTGTTGTGGTACTAGTTGTAGTTGGAGCTACAGTAGTAGTTGTTGTAGTGCTAGTTGTTGGCGAAGGTGTAGTGCTAGTAGTTGTTGCAGAAGAAATGCAATTTGACGATATTATACTTACATTTCCATTTGATGGCAATAATATTATACATGCAGGTGCAGGAGTTGTAGTACTTGTAGTAGTTGTAGTAGTTGCTGGAGCAGTAGTAGTGGTTGAAGTAGTAGTTGATGTGGTAGTAGTTGAAGTAGTAGTTGTTGTACTTGTGCTTGTGGTTGTAGTTGTTGTTGTTGGATACGAGTTAAAAAAAGGACTTTCTATATTTGCTTGGCTTCCAATTTGGAAATTAACATCGCAAGCAGCCTGATCTCCTGCACCTGTTATTTCCCATGCGACTTGAAAAAAAAGATATTCATTCAAAAACTCTAAATTATTTATTGGCCAACTAATGCTTGATGATTGTGCAGTCCCAGCCAAATCTGTAACTGTTGTTCCTATAAGATTCACTGGTGTGAGCTTTACAAGGTCTGTTTGGCCCGCAGGATCTTTACTCTTCCACAAACACACATTTACTCTTCCATCTTGAGTTCCAGCAGTAGTTGCTATTGCTCTAAAATTAAAAATCCAAGTTCCTGATCCAAATTTTCCATATAAACTATCAGTTCTCCAACAATCTCCCAAAATAAAATCTGGATTTATAACTGGCAAACTTGATGTGCCAAATGTTGTGGAATTTCTTTTCGTTCCAGACTCCATGAGCGACCAATTACCACTTGCAAGAGTTCCAACTTGCCAACCAGTTCCAATTGTTTGCGTTGCTGGAGGAGTTCCATTCAATTGTATTTGATAATAATTTAAACTTGTTAAAGCAAAAGGCATTGCAGAAACAATATTGCCTGTAAAATAAAAATTTGAAGAAGCTGGGACTGGGTTGTTTGAATCGAAGTTACAATTTAAATAAAATTCAGCTCCTGACAACACAGAAGCTTTTGTAGTTTGGGGTATTATTCTTTGAACCCAAACATAAAAATATCCTCCAGCCGGTATTGTTCCTACATTTATTGGTTTTAATTCACTTGTTTTAACAAAATTTATTTTACTTGGTTTTGTAGTTTTTGTTGATATTACTTGGGCTACAACTCCCAAAGGCCCGCCAGCGGCTTTTTCTATAATTTGTATTGTTGGAGTAGTCCCAGAAGATGTTTTTAATTTATTTTGAACAACTTTTATAGATCCTACTTTAGTATTTTCATAAGAATTTAAAAAAGTGATTTCATAATATAAAGTATTAGATATTTTTGTTAATAAAACTTTTGTATTGTCGCCACCCAGTTTGCTATCAAGACTATTTTTTATTTGATTGGCAAAATCTTCTACTGTTGTGTTAAATGGTATTGGGGGTACACTTTGATCATCTAAAGATATGGTTAAACTTCCAGAACCAATAAGTCCATTTATTTTTATTGTTTGAACAGCATTTTGTACTGTTACACCCAAATAAAGTTGATTAGGGGTATCTTTTTGTTGTCCAAGCCAAATTTTTAAATTAGATAAACTAGCGCTACTTGTATTTGATACATAAAAACATCGATAGTCTGTTATAGCCTTTTGAACGGCGCTTTGGCCAAATGTAGTAAATAAATTGTCAACAGAAGAAAATATTTCATAAACTGAAATATCTCCGCCTATACTGTAATCAGGGCTCTGATTTGTTACTCCACCAGAATATCTAAATTTAATTGGAAGCATCTTGTTTATTTATAGTTAAAAATTGCAATTATACTTACAGCAATAATAATTTTAAAAACTCCTCCAATATGGTATATTTACATCTCTTGTTATGCTTATCATTTTTGAAGTCATAGATGTAACTGGCAATCCCAAAAGAGGTGTGTATGACCATGTTATAGCGTCTGATGAAGTTCCTAGGTTATAAGCTCCATTTTCATATGTTATTTCAATAAATTTATTTATTTCGGGAGAATATTGTATATCTCCATTTTTGCCGCCCCATGTTATTAAATTAAATGTTGTTAAATCACTTGTATATAACACTTCTTTGGTAACGCTACTTGTTCCATATGACATATAAAACCACAAAATACCAAAAGCTTCTGTGCCAAAAATAAAAGAAGTATATTCTTGTGTAGAAGTTGGTGTGTATATTTTTGTCCATGTTATAAAGTCTGAAGATTTCCATATACTTCCATTTCTTTCATCCCCAGTCCATGATTCTGTATTTAAAGGATTTGGATTTACAATAAAAAAATAATTACCGCTAAAATATCCAATGTAGTCAATTTTAAAAGGATCTTGATACGATGATATGGGAGCTGGCAAATTAGAAAATTTAGAGGTTTGCCATGTTTTACAACCATTGCTACTTAAATAAAATATATAAGGCCTACTTTCTTTTATATATCCTTCTTCTATAAACAAGGCCTTGCCGTTCATAAAGTATATTTTTATAATTTGCTCTTTAGTAAGAGCTTTGTTTTCATATACTGATTTCCAATCTTTGCCATTTGTTGTTTGTTTTATATTTAATAAATATTCTAATTGTCCTGCAGGCTTATAGCTAATAAAAGAATAAAATTGGCTACTGTCTGTTCCTGCTAAATTATAAAAAATAGGATTGTAAAGAAAAGGTGTATAAGTTGATGTGCTTATGTTGCTTTCTACATTGTTAAACTGACTATCTGCTAAACTATATTTTGATCCTGTATTAGGATTATTATCATAAAAAATCCATTTTGATATGCCTTTCAACCAAAAAAGTTCTTTTGTAGCTTTAACTCCTGTATCAATCCAGTTTATACCATCTACAGATTTGTAGAAATACCAATCACTAGAAGAATATTGGTTTGCTATTTTGGGGACCCCAAGTACAAAATTAGCATCTCCCGGTATTGGAGCAGGAGTTGTTGTAGAAGTTGTAGAAGTTGTAGAAGGCGTTGGCGAAGGTGTTGGAATGGGTTTGCCATCACTAACAGCAAATGCTTGCAATGTTGCCCCAGCTAATGGCAAAGGTCCAACGCCTGCTTTTATAGTTCTTTTAATCCAAACAGGAAAATATTCTCCTGGTAATAAATCCCCAACCAATCTTTTATTATCAAGAGTTGGATTATAAAAATTTATATTTGGTGGTTTGCTTAAACTATTTCCTATTTGTTCAGCATCATTATTTATAGGTGTTCCATAAGAAATTTTACTTATACCAATTGTTGCAGTTAATGAATTAGAAAGTATTAAATTGTTTGTTGCAACAGTTAAAAGGGATTGTGATTTTTTACTGAATCTTCCAAAAAATTTTATAGAAAAAGAAAGATAATTTGTTCCGCTGCTTAAAACATCCACACCTATTGATCCGGCTCCAAGAGCATCGTTTAAAGCAAATTGAATATTTTCTGCAAATAATGATGGTGTAGAATTATAATCAATATTATAAGTTGTTTCTCCATATATTCCTAGAGCAAAGTATCCAGATACTACATTTCCAGAAATAACTAAATTTTGATTATCGTTAGAAAAATTTAATCCTAAAGATAAATTGTTTGGAGTTGATTTTGAATCATCAAAATAAAGTTCTATAGAATAATAAGGTATAGTTTCAGAATTATTTTGTACATATATACATCTGTATTCTGTTGTTCCTGCTTGCGTTTCTTTTTCGGATGCATCTGAAAAAAGATTATCAAGTACTGGTGGAATTTCGTATACGGATTTTAATCCCCCTAATGATTTTTTAGGATTAAAATTTGATGTCCCTCCAGAATAGAGGAATACTATATCGTTTACTACAGCCATAAAATTCCACTTGAATAAGTTATCTATAAATGAGTATAATAGTTTTAGCAATCCAAAAAACACAAGGAAATTAATATGCTCTTAGGTGCAGACCCTGAGTTTTTTGTTGTAAACCATAACAACTATCCAATAAATGTAATAAATGTAATTAAAAATTCTAAATCTAATCCAATAATAAATAAAAATCATATTTATTATTATGATAATGTTGCATTTGAAATGAATTTTGTGCCATCAAGGTCTTCTAATGAATTTGTTCATACAATAAAAGAAGGATTTTCGATTGCTAAGAGCATTATTCATCCTTATAAATTAATTGCTAATTCTTGCGTAGAATTTTATGAAACAGATGGAAAAAATAGCAATTTCTTTGAAGTTGGTTGTGAGCCAGATATTAATGCATACACTCTTTCTTACAACAAAATTAATCCAGACATTTACAAGCACACTCTTGAAAGATATGCTGGCGGGCATATTCATATGGGTGGAACTTCTTCAGATTTAATTCAAGATGAAGTAATAAAACCAGTATTTGTTTACATGCTAGACTTATTTGTTGGAATTCCTTCTGTTATTTTAGACCATGATGTTGAATCTTATAAAAGAAAAAGAGTTTATGGGCATGCTGGAAATTACAGACCGAAAGAATATGGTTTAGAATATAGAGTTCTCTCTCCTTTTTGGCTAAGATCTCCAAAAACAACTGAGCTTTTTTATAATTTATTTGATTTTGTGTTTAATTTTATGAACGAACATATTTATGAGAAATTTGTAAAAGTATATCCAGAAAATTTTGGCAATGAAGATGTAGAAAGTATTTACAAAATTTATGGATATGATTATAAAGATGTAGTTAAAACAATTAATTCAAATAATGTAGACAAAGCTCAAAAGTTTATGAACTTTATTTCTAACTTTATGCCTTCTAAATTAATAAAAGACATAGAAGATGAAATGAACTTTAAGAAAAAACCTTTAGAATTTTATTGGGATTTTTAATTGCTTTTCTTAAATCAAATGGCCTGCATTTCATGCAGGCCCATTGCATATTATTTTTTTTAAATACTTCCATTTCTTTATTAAATCTTTTTTGATTAATCATTTGCGTGGCATTGCAATTAAAACACAATATTTTTGAATGATTTGACTTTAAATTGATTTTGTTTAATTTGTTTTTAATTTTTGGTAATAAAGATATAATTTTTCTATATAAAAATTCTGGCAATTCTGGTAATTCGGTATATGGAACTATATTAAATATCCATTCATAATTACATCCTGCTATATGTGCGCTAGGAGGTATTACAGATTGATGTCTATGACCTCTAACTTCAATGCCATCAAATTCAATTTTTGTTAAATTTTTTATATTAGACTTAAATAAATGATGTTTTGATTTGTTGCTTGAAAATACTGGATGATCTACGTCTGCAAGCATGCTATCTAATATTTTATTAGATTCTACGCAATCACCTTCTAGGTCTATTACATCTCCTAATATAATACCAAAGTTAATATCTTCTGTGCTGTTTGTTATAATTTTTTCAATTTTATTATATGAATAGTTTTTTTGCCATTGTCCAAACATAGGAACTTTTGAATTGGGATATAAAGGTATAATTTTGTAGCCAAGATTTTTGTAAACTGAAAAAACTTCAAGTGGCTGCATGAGAAAATTGTAGCATTTTGCAGGGTGCAAAAAAAGAGAGGCGCTGAATTGCGCCTCTCTTAAAAATAATTAAGTTAATTTAATTTATTTGCTAGAGCCATATTGAGCTGCAATAGAAAGAAGTTCTTGCTTTAAAGTAACTGGGCTTACTTTCTTGTTGTTTTTAAGAACATAGCTGCAGAAACCTTTTATAAAGCCTTTGACTTGTGCTACATTCATAGCATTTACATCGTGTTCATTCATAAATGTTTTTAACTTTCCTAAAGTCAAAGCAGCTTTGCCAACTAATTCTTCTTCTTCGCCTTCTTCTTCTTTTGCTTTGGGGTCTTTTCCAGCGACAGCAGCTTTAGCAGCTTCTTCTGTCAAAGTGCTTGCGTTCTTGTATTGGCCTTTTGTGCCAACCATTCCGGCAACACTTTCCCACCAAGTTTTAGATTGATTATTTGTAGATTCAAACTCAAAATCCATATCTTCTCCTTCGTTTTCGTGTTCGTGTTCGTCTTCGCTTTCTTCATCTTCGTCTTCACTAGACATTTTTGCTGCAGGGCAGCCGCCAGAATATTCATCTTCTTCATCTTCATCTTCTTCTTCATCGGCATCCATTTCCATTTCAGATTCTTCTCCATCTTCCATATCTTCATCTTCTCCATCGAATTCCATATCTTCCATATCTTCCATATCTTCATCTTCTCCATCGAATTTCATATCTTCTTCGACTTCGTCGCCCATATCGTCTTCGGCTTCAAAGTCTACTTCGTCCATATCGTGCTCTTCTTCTATTGTTTCTTCTGTGTTTTGGCCAAGGTGTGCTCCAGTAATGCCTAGTGAGTGTGATGGCCTAAATCCAAGATTAATTGGGACAAGTGTTTCATTCAATAATTTCCACTTTTCATAATTTAACATGATTTTCTCCTTGAGAATTATCTTATATATTATTTGTCAAATAAATTTCAAAACATTCTTTTGCCAGTTGCTCTTTCAATTGCAGCCCTTCTTAGTCTTTGAATTCTTTCTCTTTCAGTAAAATTATTGGGGATAACAACATTGTTATTATTATTGGTATTATTGGTATTGTTATTATTTAGAGGCATTTGTTGGCTGGCTGTTTCTGTTCTTACAACATTTGTAAAAGGCCCTCCACCTGCTCTCCTCATGTTTCTGGAGCCATTTCCTAGATTTTTATTGCCACCGCATCCGCAACCCATAAAGCACCTCCTTATTAATATGTATAAATATAAAAAAAAATATGGGGGATGAACCCCCATATTTTTTTAATTTAAGTGTTTTCTAGCGTGTGGTTGAACTATTCTTGGCAGTCTTAGGAGTCGCAGTGCGAGCAACTGTCTTGCGAGAAGCAGTTGTCTTGCGAGAAGCAGTTGTCTTGGTGGTAGTGGTTTCAGTAGTTCCCTCGGTATAGCTGATTACCGGGGTAAGACCAAGGCTGGCAGCACGATTGTTGCAAGCATAAGTAACAGCACTTTTGGTGCTAAATTGGTTGCCGCCCTCAATCTTTTCGACTGGGGCTGGGCCAAAGCCTGGGATTATTGCTACGGCTTCATATACCATAGTGTTATTAATGCTGCGAGAAGTGATTTCAAAACGAAGTTGAGAACGACTCATGTGAGCCTCCTTTGGTAATAAAAAACTGAACACTTAATTGTATTTCTTTTTTTCTAGAGATTCAAATCATTTTTGAAATTTCTTTCAACAATTTCTCTACTTAGGTGAATATGCGGCAAAACTGCTGGATTATGTGCTGTAGAACGGTAATTATCCGGAAATGAGAACAGTATTTCTTTTTCTTTTCCATGTAATCTATTCATAAAATTTATTTTAAAACAATCACTGCAAATCTTGTTAACTTTTGTTTTTAAATATTTAACTTTAAATTTTCTATAAATGCCCCAAGCTGTTTTTATATTTTTTTCAATGTTTAAATCTTTACATTTAAAATAAAAACAAAAGTTTTTTTCTTCATAATTACAAAAAATATTATTTTCAGATATTTTTTTTAAATCTATTTCAATTTTTTTCAAGTAATGAATGCTCCTGCAGCTTTCATAAGTGTCAAAAAACTTTGTTAGCAAACTTTTTATATTAAAAATAATAATTTTATATTTGCCTTCAAAAAAAAAGTTTCTTTTGCATGTTTTGCAACCAAATTTACTAAATTTATTATCGCTGTAAACAGTCATACATTTGCTACAAAAGCCAAACATATGTTTCTCTATATCGTTTTCAGTTTGTTCCAATATTAAAAATTCTGTTTTCATTTTATATTTTTTTTTATACACACCCTATATAAAAGTAAGTGGTATACTACTTTTTGTGAGGACAACTATGAAATCATTTCTACAATGGGCTGAAAACAGCAAATTAGAACTACCAATCATGGAGAAAACAGCTAGGGCTGGAATCGCTCATTGGGCTTATCCAGATGGTTATGTTCGTTCACATTATCCTGCCGGATACTTTATGCCTATAGCTGCTGATGCACTTCAAAAGATGGGCGACAAAGTTGATGATAATAAAGTCGATCATAAGGGTGCTGGCAAAGATACAGCCCTTTAATATTAAAAAATTAATAGAATTAAAAAGCAGGGTGGTTAACACCCTGCTTTTTTTAGTTTAACCTGTTATCAATATCTTCTTGCTTAATAGATTTATGTTTGTTATTTAACATTTCTGGTACGCTTGCCCAATATCCCCATTGATCTTCATTTTTAGGATTTTGAAATACAACACCTATTTTAAGATACTTGAATAAAATTTTTTCTATTTTATCTTTATCTAAATTAGTTTCTTTTTCTATCGCCCCAACACTTCTCCATACCCATTTTGTATTTCGTGCTAATGATGTAAATACTTTTTGCTCATTATCACCTTGCTGAGTACCTTGGGGATAAACATCATACCAATGTGGTGGCGTATTCTGCATAAATGTCTCCGAAAATTATCAAACCCACATTATAATAATAGTAGATATTTTTTTATAACCAAGGATCGCCATGAAAAATCGTCGTGAAGATATGCAGAAAAGACTACATCATATTCATTCTGAGCAAAAGGACGCAGATAAAAGTGTAACTTATATTTTTCAGAATCATAAAAATCATGATTATTCTCTGCCAAAGAAATCTTTATGTGGCAAGAAAATGATTGGCCCAAAACAAACTTTTCACGGCGACGAATATTTTGTTGCTTTCGTAAAGACTGGCGACATACGAATTATGCAAGTTTTACAGCCCAAAAGCGTAGATACCCCAGAACCTGTAGTCGATGCCCCTGTTGCTGTCCAGCAAGTAGTTGCTACTGAAGCCGTAGCTAACAAAACATTGACAGAATCTGCTACAATTGTTTGTGAAACATCACAAGGAGATAAAATGGAAAAGTTAATTCTAGACCAACCAGACAAGGTTACTTTTGACGGAAAGAAAGAGCATCTAGTTCGTGAAACGCCAAAGGTAATCAAAGATCATAAGATTCCTTCGGCTAGACAAAATGAAGAAGATGTTCTTCTAACCGAAAATCCTATGGCTGGTATTGATGTAATCAGCGACTAAGATTTAGGACCACGTTTTAAATTAATTTTTATTTCTAAATTTTTCTTAGGTGGCAAGTTTTCAATACTTGCCATCTTTTCTTTTAGTTTAGAAGCTAAATCACTTGCAGACGGTTTAGCTTCTATTTTTTCAGATTGCACCACATTAACTGATTTTTTCATTCTATTATAATAACCTTTAGATAAAATAAAATATCCAAGTTGAGCATTATAACAAATCATTCCAACCCATTCTCCATCATCCCAATTTCTTGATGAAACTATAACTCTTAAAGGCTTTTCAGTAAAAACTAATTTTACATGATATCCCATTCTCTTAAGAGCAGCACTAACATATCCTAAAGCAATTTTAGCAAATCCAAAGTTTGTATCATCCATAGTAGTTTTATAATTTACATCAACTGCGTATCTTGATGTTTCTACAGCTTCTTTTATAAGCGTATATTTTTTCCCCAAATATTCTACGAATATTTCTGCTAATTCTTCAGGTGTCACTTGGACAATTTCGGTTACATCTTTAAGAGGATTTTCCATGCTATATTTAGGATAGTTACTCTTATATTTTTGAGGTACCCATGCAAGAAATTATTAACATAGAAGACAGAATTGATAATATAATAAAACTTATAAAAGATATGGAAAGCGCTTTTGATGAGATTCAACAGCCTAGAACAGAATATGTTTTGCAAAACTTTGTTGTTGGCCAACATGATACTATAGAAACACAATATTCGCAATGTGTTCTAGAAATGATGGTTAAATATGATAACATTAGAAGAGCTAAGTTAAACAAGAGAAAGCTTCAAATAAAAATTAATGAATATGAATCTAAAAACACAGAATTAGATCAAATTGAAGCAGATCTACTAAAAATAGATTTAGAAGAACAAGATCGGGCTATGCTGGGAGCATTAAGAGAATTTGAGGCTTTGTATAAAATTTGGCAAGCATTTCCAAAAAAATACACTAGAGAAGAGCTTGATTCAAATCAACCAATTTATTGGGCAAAAAGGCTGCAAAGACAAGCTTATCAAGATATTCAGGCAACTGGAAGAGTTGGGGTTGGAAACCATGAAGCTCTTAGACAAGCAGGTTTTGCTTCTGTTCCAGACAATTCGCTTGCATCAAATGTTGAAAAAAAATATCTTGAAAATGGAGATGCAAAATGTTTATTAGTAGTTGCAACAAGAGAAAAAGTAGAAAAATTACCAAACATCGAAAAACTTGATTTGCCAGCAGGTCTTCAAGTAAAAGTAACAAATGTACATAGCATGACTGTAGATGGAGCATACAACCATGCTGTAAAAATAGCACTAGAAGATAATGCTGATTTTATCCTAACAGTTGAAGATGATACTTTTCCTCCAGAAGATGGATTCGTAAAATTAATTAAAAGTTATAGAAATAGTAAAGAAAAATGTATAGTAGGTGGTTGGTACCCAAGAAAAAACAAATCTAGACAAGGAACAGCAATAATAATTAAAGATGGATACAGAACAGATTTGCAGCCAGATGGTAATATACATGAAGTCTATAGCGTTCCTATGGGATTTACCTTGTTCCCAGTTTCATTATTTAAAGAATTAGAAAAACCATATTTTATGACTACAGATAGCCTTACTCAAGATAGCTTTATTTCACAAAAAGCAAGAGATAAAAATTACAAACTTCTTATAGATACATCTATTATGTGCAAACATCTTGATAAAGAAGCAAATATAATGTATGAATAGTCTCAACTATTTTAATTAATATGGGTTTTGTTTTTTGATTCAATTTTTATAAAAAAGTACTATCTTGAACTAAATAATCTAGCCCCAATATGTTTTTAATATATTGGTGCTAGTTATTGTTTATACAAAGGCTAATAAATGGCTGACTTAACTAGAATTCAAACTGCGGCTCCCATACAAATAACTGATGCAAACAGTTCTGTTGTGGCTTTAACAAATACTTTGCCATCATCAAGCGCAATAGGACTGGTAATTAGAGACGCTGCTCAAGGCCAAGCTTCAATGGCAAATAGCAGGCCGGTTGTTATAGCATCAGATCAAAAAGTTTCTAGATCAAGCCTTGTATTTGGACAATATTCAGTTACAACATCTGCAGCCGCTATTTCTTCTACATCAAAATTAATAAATGTTGCAGTTACAATAAAATCAAGCAATTCAAATACTTCAAATATATTTGTTGGAACATCTGGTGTTGTATTATCAGATGGATTTGAATTAGGGCCAGGTGAAGCAATAACTCTACCAATAGATGATGTGCAAAAAGTATATGCAATATCATCTTCTGGCACTCAATCTATTTCATATATTGGTGTTTAAAAATGATTAATGGACAGCCTAATTTTAACCCTGGACTTACAAAAGCAAGAGCAGATCAGCTTTATTTGCCCAAAATATCTGGTTCTATAACAAGTGGATATTTAGGAAATAGTTCAGTTCTTTCTGGAAGTATAGGCTCTGGACAAATTGGAGGATTTCACCTTTTAAGTGGATTAATACAGCCTGGAACAGGCGTTTCGATAATAGTAGATGCAAACAATAATTATGAAATATCTGCTACTGGCGGCGGATCAGTTACATCTGGATCTATAGTAAGTGGATTAATTGGAAATGAAGCCGTTGTTTCTGGAAGCATTGCATCTGGTCAAATTGGTTATATTCATTTAAATTCTGGATTTGTTTATACCACCGATCTTACAGTCAGCTTGTCATCTGGAAAAACATTTGGAAGATATATAAACGGCGAAACAATACCATCATCTGGCAAAACTCCAGTTGATGTTATACAAATGGCTATAGCAGAGCCAAAATCTCCAGATGTATTTGTATCAGGATCTCCAATTTCGTATCTTTATGGTTTATCTTCATTTGCAAATACAATTTCTTATCAAGCAGTAATAAACACCATTGGGGCTTCTTCTAAAACTGCTTCAGTAGAATATCGCAAAAATAACACCGGAAGCTGGTCAATATTATATTCTGGCGCTATTTATTCTGGAAGCGTTCTTCATAGCGGAACAAAACTAATAACAGATTCAGAACCATTTAATTACAGATATACATTTGTAGATTCTTCTAATATGTCTGGGCAGGCAACTGCAAATATCACAGTATCACAGCCCGCATCTCCAACTGTAAATTTAACAAGAAGCCCAACTTCTTATCTTTATGGAGCAACAAGTATAAGTAATACACTAACATATTCTGCTACAGTTAATACAAATGGAGCTTCAGGATATTTAGCAGTTCTTGAATTTAGAAGAGGCGGCGCTGGAGCATGGACATCGCTTTATAGTGGAAGCATATGGTCTGGATCATATCTTCATACTGATACAAATACTTTTGGAAACACTTCAACATACGATTATCAATATACTTTCATAGATTCTGCAAATATGTCTGGAAGAGCTTCTGCAAGTGTTTCTTTTGGATCTTACACAGCACCATCGATAACACTCTATATCTCTGGAAGTACTATTACATCTCCAGAAACTAATTCTTTAAGAGAAATAGGCAATTATTCATCAAAACTTGGCGGCACTATTGCGAGAAACTCTTCTCTTGTAAACATGCAAACTTATCAATTGCAATTTAATTACAGTGGCTCCTCATGGATTAACATTGGCTCTTCAACAAATATTTCTGGCTCTTCTACTGTTAACTTCGGTCCAATAACACATAGCGATTCAGTTCTTTCTGGCGTTTCGACTGTAAATTACAGAGTTGCAGTTACAGATCAACAGCAAACAACTAATGGGACTACAAGTACTGTCAATTTCCTCAATATGATATGGTATGGACCTTCATCTTCTATAACTTCTGGAACAGCTACTAGTGCAAATATTAGGTCTTTATCAAACAGAATATTTACAAGTGGCTCTAATCCATTTACACTAAACACAGGAACTACAGATGATAATTTTGCAATAGCTATGCCATCTGGCAAAACAATAACATCTGTAATTGATACAACAGCTTTGAACACAAATATTACAACGGCATATCTAAACAATCAAATTGATGTAAGCAACGCTGGGGGTAATCCTGTAAACTACAATGTATATATTTTAGATAATGCTACACCATATACAGAAAACCACGAACATGTAGTAACAAGGAATTAGGATAAAAAATGCCATTAACACCAGGATTACAAATACCGTTTGGAATTCAGCCAGTACAAGCAGTCCCTGTTGATTCGTGGTCTGGTCCTTATACTGGGGCTGATTTGGCAACAGCAATAGCTGCCGCAAATTCTGCAATACCATCTGGCATCAGGTTTCAATCTATGGAAGTTCGCCTTATTGTTGGCGGAACTTCATACAAGTATTGGTATAAAAACGGAACCACAGACAGCGATTTAGTTGAATTTTCTGGAGGCGGTGTATCTTCAGGTTCGTTTTCATTAACTTCGGGAATTATTACAAGCGGATATATTGGCAATTTTGCAGTAGTTTCTGGAAGCATCGCTTCTGGAACAATTGGAACATTCCACATATCACAAAGTGCAATTAACAGCGGACAGATCAATTCTGGAGCAGTATCTTATGGCAATATCGCTTCCGGCGCAGTAACCAGCGGAATGCTAGGAAACGAATCTGTCGTTAGCGGAACAATTGCTTCTGGTGTAATTAATCTGAATATGCTGGCATCTGGAGCCGTTTTTTCCGAAAGAACTTTAGAACAATTAAATACTGGTTTGTTATTTGGCGGTGCCTTAACTTTCAATTCTGGAGCCTCTACATTTAACATTGGCTCTGGCACCGGAATGATATTAGTTCCTAGAGGAAACTCTTCTGGCGATCCACAATTAACATATGTTCAATGGAATCAAATTACCAATCAAACGCCAATATATTCTGGAAGTATAACATATATTTCTATTAATTCAGGCGGCGCTGTAGTAAAACAAAACGATCCATTTACATTAAATGAATTTTTACAAGAAATTGTTTTGGGATATGTTGTTCATTTAAGCGGAACAATTATAAACAACATACATACACATCCAAGCGTTGGATATGCTGGTATTTCTCAACTTAATACATTTGCTAGAGTTTTTGGCAGTGTAAAAGTCGAAGGGCTTAATCTTTTTGCAAATGGAGCAAATCTTCAAGTAAACAGAGAAGCTGGAACTTCGTTTTCATTTGGTGGAAATTATAATTTAAACCCAAACAGCCCAAGTGTAATAACAGACTCCCAAAAAACAACAGTAAATTTTAATTATGTTTATAGATCTGCAACACCGGGCAAATTTACTTTTGCAACTCCTGTAACAAATCTTTCTCCCGACTATTATGATGATGGAACTGGAACATTAAATCCAATAGGTGGCGGGCAATACACAATACAAAGAGTCTTTTTTGTTCCAAACGATACAAATAATGTTTATATTTACTATGGTAGAGCAACCTATACAAGCACAGCTCTAGCAGCCCAAAACATATTTGTAGAATCATTTAGTGAAGACGGATTTACCACCAATGCTGCTGTGTTTATTGGTTATATTATTGCAAAAGGTAATGCATCAGCATTAAATGACTCGGCACAATGCTTGTTTATTCAAGCTGGTCAATTTAGAAATACAGCAGGTGGCGGCGGTGGCGTAACAGGACAAACAATAAATGATTTAACTGATGTTAATGCCGCAACTGCTGTAAACAACCAATTTTTGATGTATGAAGCTGGAATGTGGGTAAACAGTTATGTTACTGCAAACAGCATGGCATCGGGATCTGTAACTTCCGGTTCAATCGCTTCTGGAAGTGTTGGGCAATACGCAATAGCATCTGGCTCAATCACAGCAGATCACATCGCATCTGGCGCAGTAATTAGTGCTGATGTTGCAGACAATGCTGTTATAAGTGGCAAGGTAGCATCTGGTGTAATTGCTTGGTTCAATCTTGCAAGTGGATTTATAACATCTGGATTAATTACAAGTGGAATGCTTGGAAATGATTCTGTTATTTCTGGTAGTATAGCTAGCGGACAGATTGGCATAAATCATTTAAGCTCTGGGCTTTTAAATTCTGTAGCATTTACAATTAACAATGAAAGCGATAACAGAATTTTAACAAGCTTGGCTTCTGGCTCAAAACAAGCAGATGCAGAATCCAATCTGACATATGATGGAACAACTTTAAATATTCAATCCACAGCAAGCGGATCTACTGTATTCAGCGTAGATGGAATCTCTGGAAATTTGTTTTCTATCAATGACACTCCTTATGGAAACAATATTTTAAGTGTTGAAAACTTAAGTGGTAATTTAATATTTGCAATTAATACAGAAGGATATCAAAAAACAGTATCTTGTCTTGCTTCCGGTCAAACATCTAATGTAGGAATTTTTTCAGTTAATAAAACCGATGGAAATGCAGCATTTTTTGATTATTATTGCAAAAATACTTTATCTTATTCTTCTAGGGCAGGTAGTATTTCTGTAGTTTGGGATGAATCAAACGATATTATTGATTATACAGAAACTTCAACAAATGATATTAATGGTTCTACTGAACATTTATATTTTTCAACAACAATAGAAACAACTGGCACATATAGTGGCAAAATGGTCTTGTCAGCAAACATAAGTAGCGGTTCATGGAATATTAAAGCTGGCGCAAGAATAGTTTAATTTATATAATATTTTATATATATTATATTTTTCAATACCAAATATATTTTAGTTTATAAAAAAAAACATATATAGAAGTAGTAGGGGGAAAGTGCGAACTGATTTAAATTCTTTCAACATGAGGGAGAAACATGGCACATGAATTAATTGTTAAATGGGGTCTTAATGTAACTAGCGGAGAAATAAAAGGTGTTCTCGCTAGTGGCATAGTAGTCTCTGGAAGCATTGCTTCCGGTCAAATTGGAGTAAATCATTTAGCTTCTGGTGTTCTAGATTCTGTGACACCAAAATCTGGCAGTATTGTCAGCGGAATGCTTGGCGATAATTCTGTATTATCTGGAAGCATTGCTTCTGGACAAATCGGTCTAAATCATTTAGCTAGCGGCGTTGCCGATGGCTTTACAATTACATCTGGCGAAATCGTTAGTGGACTTATTGGTGACGGCGCAGTCAACACCAATAACATTGCTTCTGGCGCAGTAAGCAGCGAAAAGCTAGCTGATGGCTCTGTTCTAACAGCAGCTATTGCTTCTGGACAAGTAACTTCAGAAAAGCTAGCCGATGGTTCTGTTCTTTCTGGAGCAGTTGCTTCTGGACAAATCGGTATAGATCATCTAGCTTCTGGAGTTCTTGACTCTGTAACTCCAAAATCTGGAAGCATTGTCAGCGGAATGCTTGGTGACGGCGCAGTTGTTTCTGGAAGCATCGCTTCTGGTCAAATTGGTGCTGATCATATTGCATCTGGCGTAATTTCAAATATTCACATGTCATCTGGAGCAGTTACAAGTGGATACATTGGTGACGGCGCAGTCAACACCAACAATATTGCTTCTGGTCAAGTAACATCAGAAAAGCTAGCTGACGGCTCTGTATTGACAGCAGCTATTGCTTCTGGTCAAGTAACATCAGAAAAGCTAGCTGATGGCTCTGTTCTTTCTGGAAGCATTGCTTCCGGTCAAATTGGTGCCGATCATCTTGCTTCTGGTGTAATGTTTGTATTACAGTCTGGTGCTATCGTAAGTGGATACATTGGTGATGGCGCAGTCAACACAAATAACATTGCTTCTGGTGCAGTAAGCAGCGAAAAGCTAGCTGACGGCTCTGTTCTAACAGCAGCTATTGCTTCTGGTCAAGTAACATCAGAAAAGCTAGCTGATGGCTCTGTTCTTTCTGGAGCAGTTGCTTCTGGTCAAATTGGTGCCGATCATCTTGCTTCTGGTGTAATGTTTGTATTGCAGTCTGGCGCTATCATAAGTGGATACATTGGCGACGGTGCTGTTAACACCAACAACATTGCTTCTGGCGCAGTAAGCAGCGAAAAACTAGCTGATGGCTCTGTTCTAACAGCAGCCATTGCTTCTGGGCAAGTAACATCAGAAAAGCTAGCTGATGGTTCTGTTCTTTCTGGAGCAGTTGCTTCTGGTCAGATTGGCGCATACCACTTAGCTTCTGGTGTGATGTTCACACTAAGCTCTGGGATTGTTACAAGCGGTCATCTTGATGACGGCTCTGTAAACACCAACAACATTGCTTCTGGCGCAGTAAGCAGCGAAAAACTAGCTGATGGCTCTGTATTGACAGCAGCTATTGCTTCTGGTCAAGTAACTTCAGAAAAGCTAGCCGATGGCTCTGTTCTTTCTGGAGCAGTTGCTTCTGGTCAAATTGGCGAATACCACTTAGCTTCTGGTGTGATGTTCACACTAAGCTCTGGCTCTATTGTTAGCGGATACATTGGCGATGCAGCAGTTGTTTCTGGAAGCATTGCTTCTGGTTCTATCGATGCCATTCACATGGTATCTGGCACATTGTTCAATGTTGTAGACGCATCTGCTGGCAGAATCCTAACAAGCTTGGCTTCTGGAGCAAATGGTGCTACAGCCGAAACCAACTTGACCTATCAATCTGGAACACTAACTGCCGCATCTGTTGGAAGTGGCACCACAGTATTCTCAGTAACAGGACAAAGCGGAACTCTATTCTCTGTAACAGATACAGTTTCCGATCAGGTCTTAACTGTCAATGACAACGCTGCAAACCCTGTGCTCATTGTAAGCACAGACAGCTATGTCAAGATTCTATCCGGCGTTCACACCGGAAAGACAGCAGACGATGTGGTGTTCAGCGTTGCTGACACAGCAGGTCAGGGTGGTATCTTTGATTACTGCGTAACTGAATCTGGTGGCGCTCGCAGAGTAGGAACAATCATGGCTGTATGGAACGCCGGTTCCGACACCGTTGATTACACCGAAACATCAACAAATGATCTCGGTGGCTCAACAGATGGAATCTACTTTGAAGCAGCCGTAACATCCAACAATTTTGAGTTGACTGCGAAGATCGCAACTGGAACTTGGGACATTAAGTTGTCCGCAAGACTCCTCAGCTAGTACTGATTTTATGTTCAACACAGGAACCCCAGCCAATTGGCTGGGGTTCTTTTTTAGATTGCTCCAATTAGAAACAACCTTGTTCTTATATTCTTTCTTATAGCTTCATCTACATTTGTTGAATTGCTTATATTGTTTAATACAGCAACGACTTCCTTCCATTTTCCTTCACTTCTATTTCCATAAGCGACATAATCCAATCCAACTTGTACAAAATTTTCCAAATCTTGATTGCGATAATATTCATTACACAAGAACCATGAATTCCATGAATTTTTTGGATTCTCTTTGTATTCTTTTTGCATCAGTTTCATATACAATGTGCCTCTTGGCTTATTGATTTCCTGATCATGAATTAAAAATATTTTATCGCTATAATGTTCATTTTCATTGCCTTGTCCTGTATAAGACAAATATTCATAAATTGGCTGCTTCCAGACATATTGATGCCTTCTATGAATCTTATTTGTGCCTATGTGTTTTGGCTTTCCTACAAAAACTTCCTTAGAATAAATATCAAGTCTGGCACATGAAATATTATTCACAGATGAATCTTGTTTTATAATTTTTTCCATTTCTTCTAAAACATTGATGCTAAAGTATTCGTCTACGTCGGGACTCAAAGCCCAATCAACCTCTTTGGGAATCATATTTAAATTAATATTTCTAGGAATATCAAATCGCCATTCATCTGGACTTACCAAGTATTGGTCAATAATTATGCCAGACACTTGTTTAAATGCTTCATAAGTTCCATCAGTACTTCCAGTATCTAAAATCACCCTATAGTCAAAATCCTTGGTATAATGTACCCATTGCTCTACACGATTAATTTCGTTCTTGCAAATTGTATAAGCTGCTGTAATCATTTTTTCCTCGGTTTAACTAATTTAAAATAGTCTACTAAAGAGGAAAAATTTATGATTACATATATTGAAAAGTTTTATCCAGATGCAGAAAAGTTGTCAACTGTTATTGGGCAGATGGAATATACCGCAGCTACTTTTGGAGATGAATTATCCAATTTCAATCATGTCATGAGCGGTACTTTGGAACAGTTCGAAAGCATTGTGCCATCCCTAAGAGGAAAAGTAGCTTTAGGACCAAATTCAGGACTCTATAGAAAACCATATAACTTTGTTCACTTTGAAAACTTTGATCAAAATACTTTATTTGTTGCATTAGTAGCAATTGAAAAAACAACATTTAAAGTACACAATCATAAAGAAAAGAATGTTACTAAAATTATTGATGTAACAGATGATTTAAACACATTTATTAAAGATGAATGTATGGATTCATTAAAGTGGGATGACAAACTAACATATGTAATGGAACCAGGAGATATGGTTCTATTTAATCCTTGGTTCTTGCACTCTGTGAGCGGAAATTTAGTAAAATTGTTTTATATTAATTTAAATGTACAGCAAGCAAATCCAACAGAAGAAATTGCTGAAACTACAGAAGAAACAACTCCTGCACCACAAGAAGATGTTTAAGACTTTTCCACTAAACAAACTATAATATGTTAGCTCAATTTGAGCGCAGACAAAATTAAACTAGAGACAATTCATTTAAAGGAGAAAGCATGCCAGTTGAAATTCCAGTAGTAGTAGCAACAAGTCCTATAGTACAACAACCAGTTGAAACCAAGACATTTGATACTTGGTTTCTTACTGATTTCCGTCTTGTTTCCACACCAGATCGCAAGTTTGACGCTGAAGTCTTTTGGTGTTTGGGTCGTATTATAACAAGCAGTCAAGAAGTGCCTGTTGAAAGGCAAGTGGAGCAGACTGTGTCTCGTCCTAAAGTTAATGAGGCGGGAGATACTGTTCTTGATGAAAATGGACAGCCTGTGATGGAAGATGTTGTTGAAACCGTTACAGAGACTGTTATGGAAAGTGTAACAAGCAATTCATCTGAATTGACTAATCTTCAAAGAAATTGTTATGTTAGAGACCTTTTGAGTGACGCACAGCTTGCAAAACATCCTGAGATTATTCAGGTTCTCCCTGGTTTCTTAACTGCTCTTGAAGCAATCAGCAAAAGGGAAGGCCACATTTAACTTTTAAGGAATTCCTGGGACTTTAGTCGGGGGAGAAATGCACCAAAAAATATGAATCAGCTTAATTTGAACTTTAAACCTTGTGGAGATTGCCAAGTTTGCTGCCAAGGATATCTTGAAGGGACAGCATATGGTATGAAGTTTGGGCTTACTCCTGATGGACCCAAGGCTTGTGGATTTTTACAAAAGGTTTGTACAGTTTATTCTGCAAGACCTCCAATGTGCTCCAACTATTATTGTGCTTGGAGCCAAGGTTTGTTTCCAGAATGGATGAAGCCAAATAAATCTAAAGTGTTGGTATCGGTTCAAACATGGTCTAAAGGGCAATACTTACTAGCTACTGTTATAGACAAAGAATTTGATCAAAGAGCGATAGAAGAATTGACTAATTTTTCAGATCAAAATTCTGCTCCTCTTGTTCTCGTTGTTGGCAATAAGGTTTCTATTAAAGGCGGCGAAGATTTCAAAGAAGAATATCAAAGTAAACGAAGGATACCCTTAGCATGATTCCAAAAAAAGCACATGCAATTTGGCTTGGTGGAAAAGAAATGCCTGAAAAGGAATCTTATTATATTGGCAAAAACCAAGCGGTTCTAAAAGATTACAAATTCAAAATTTGGAAAGATGATGAAGTGAAAGAACTTATATCATCTAGACCTAATTTGAAAACTTTTGCCAATTATGCTTTTGAAAACAAAATATATGCACAGTTAGCAGATTTAAGCAAGCTTCTTATTTTAGAAAAGCATGGAGGATTGACTTTTGATACTGATAATGAGTTCGTAAAGTCTCCAGACGAACACTTGAATTACAATTGGGTTTCTGGATTTGAAAATTATGCTGGAAGACTTATGCCCATAACCGCCGTCATGGCTGCAATTCCAGAACATGGATTTACCAAGTTCTTGATAGCTGCCTACGAACAAATGGACCCCAAATATATTTGTCACATTCCAAATACAGAATGGATTTCAAATATGCTTTTTAAAATAGGTGTTCAAAACAATAATCAAAAGCAATATATTGAAAATTTAGATTTAACTATATTGCCACATAACATATTCTGTGCTACAAAATTTGAAGAAGAAACAGTATCGTTTCATCACTTTTCTGGATTATGGATCCCAAATAATGAAGAAGTTAAGCGAAAATTTTAAAGTAGAAAAATTTGGTTTCTTCTCAAATGAAGATCCAACCGATATGCTATTTCAGCATGAAATATGCTGGTCTAGAATATATGAATACCCATTTGTATTAAATGAAATTAAAAATTCTGGTATAAAAGACCCTGTTATTCATAATTGTTCATGGGGATTTAGAGATATGCATGTTATATTCAAGACGTGTTTGGACCTTGAATATAAAAAATCATATCATTCAGACATAACTCCTTCAACATTATACAATTGTTTTGTTTGGGATATAACAGAGACTCCTAGAGATTCTTTGAAAAATCATTTTGATATTGTGTTAAACATTTCTACTTTGGAAGAAGTAAAGCACAACCATGTTGAAGTTTTAGAGAATCACTTGGAGCAAATTGCTGATAACGGATTGTTTATCGGCACTTTTGATTATCCTGGGCTGCAATTAGATAAAATAGAAGATTATCTTGGTGTTAAAATAAAAGATTGTAAATCCAGACTGACTCCGAAGAACTCTAGGTTGCCAGACAAAGCTCTTAACCTTCCGCAAGACTTTTTTGTAGGATACTTGGTATTGAGAAAATGTTCACGCTAATTGCTGGCACAAGACCCGAAATAATTAAACTCGCTCCTTTATATTTTGCTCTTCAAAAGCAAAATGTTAATGTGTGCTGGATTCATTCTGGTCAACACGATGCAGATACATATGATTTCTTCGGAATTAGACCGGATGAAAAAATTAATTTAAATAGAAAATCCAATAGCTTATCTGAGCTAACAAGCTTGCTAGTAGAAAAACTTAGCAATTTGCATTTGTTTAAACTATCAAATAATATTGTTGTTCATGGAGATACAACTACTGCATTTTGTTCTTCTTTAGCATCATATTACACCAAGAAAAAAGTTTTTCATGTTGAATCTGGACTAAGAACTCATAAAGACGAGCCTTTTCCTGAAGAAAAGAACAGGGAAATGATTGCCAGATTATCTAATCTAAATTTTGCACCAACAAATGAAGCAAAACAAAATTTAATAAATGAAGGCATTAAAGAAGACAAAATTGTTGTGACTGGAAACACAATTGTGGACGCAACTTTATATGCCAAGTCCAAAATAAAAACTAATACACAGGATGAAGTCAAAACCATTTTAGTTACCGCCCACAGAAGAGAAAACTGGGGTCAAGGTATGCAAAATATTTGCAAGGCTTTGAATATTATTGGGGAAAGTTATAAAGATATTAAAATTATTTTCCCAGTACACCCTAATCCAGAATTAAAAAAAATTATAAAGAAAGAAATCATCTCTGAAAAAATTGAGCTTTGCAATCCATTCGATTATGGAAACATGATTGAAAAACTATGCAAATCATGGTTGGTTATTACTGATTCAGGCGGAATTCAAGAAGAATGTGTTACTCTGCAGAAGCCAGTATTAGTATTAAGAAACACAACAGAAAGACAGGAAGTTATAGACATGAAAGCAGGAATACTTGTTGGAACTGATGTAAACAATATTTGTTCAAGCTTTAACAATCTATATCATGATAAAAATCTTTACGATTCTATGCTTTTACCTTTGGAAAAAAATCCATATGGAGATGGAACTGCAAGCCAAAAGATAGCGGAAATATTGTCTAAAGTTTAGAATATCTTATCGCAAATTCTATTATCTTCTGTAGTCTTGTTTCTTGGAATGATACTGGTTTCCATGTTTTTATCGAAAGCATAGATACCCATTTGAATTTGGGTAAAAATATCTGCCCTCATGTAGACATCAATGCTTTTGGTAATTCCAGTTTCTAATACGCTAGATAAAAGCTTTCTTGCCATGAAAGAGTCAATACTATAAGAATGCGCTCTGCAAAGTGTTCTTAATCCATAATATTGCAGATGTGGAGGTATAGGACCAAATTTAAAACCATTTTTAACTTGTTCTATACTTCCCAAATAATTAATGCAATTGAAAGCTGCATGTGTATCAAACTTTTGAAGCATAACAGCATCGTGTTCCAATATGACTATTGGCTTATCAATTTCAACACATCTTGCCCAAAGAGAAACATGTGTCAGAAAATTAGAAATCTCAGCTTTGTCTAAAGTTGGATTTGGACACTTGATCCATTTGAGCCAGTTTTCATTCTCTAGATGCTTTGGTGCTTTTATGTAATCGCCAAGACCATCAAATGCTTCCCACATCTTGTATGGCATTCCAACTTCTTTGCAGCTTTCTGCACATTGATTTGCCAATTTAACAGATGTTTCATTGTTTGGAAGGTAATTGATGTAAGCTGATTCAACATCAATTTTATATTTAAATTTAATTGATTCGCTTACATTCATTTTTTCTCCTTGCCAATTTCTGGAATAGTTGTTTCTCCAGCCTGATCGTATGCGTAGACTCCAAAGCAAAGCATGGCAAATTTATCAAATCTAATAAAACAGTCTGCAGAGGTGTGAATTCCTTTTTCGATCATATGAGTAACTAGATTTTTTGCCATAGCAGGGTCAATACTATAAGCATGTGTTCTTAACAAATGCCTATAATCTACATTAAGTTGTGCATGAGGTGGAATCATATTCCAATAATTTGAAGAATATTGTTCTATGCATCCAAGATAAACGATTGCATTTATAGCACTATGATTTGTAAACTTTTGGACCATAATTGCATCATGTTCAAGGATTGCAATTGGTCTATCAAGTTCAATGCATTTGCACCACAAACTAAAATGGGAAAGTAGGCAGCATATTTCTGGCTTGGTCAACTTATGATTTATCAATCGAAGCCACTTAAGCCATGTTGCATTTTGAGAATGTTCAGGTACTTTTATGCCTTCTATTGTTTTGTCGGTTCCATCAAAAGCATCCCAAATTACAGCCTTTTGACCCACTTGCTTGCAAGATTGAAGACAGCGTTGTCCCATGCTTTCTGAAGCAGCATGACCTTTAATTGTAATAATGTAAGTATTTTCTACTTCTGTATTCCATTTAGAATGAAGTGTTTCGTTTAAAATCTGCATGTTAAACCTTTATATTAAATTCATCATACATTGATGCTAAATAAGGTCCAAGAACATCTTTTGGATTAGCACTTTCTTTTTTTAATGCAGGTCTGATTTTATGCAAATTATCCAGACCCCAAGCCGAATCTTTGTCTTCAGAGCATTTGTTTGCAATATTACCAAAATCATGACCAGAATAATCTTCTATTTCTAAAAACTTATAAATATTTTTCAATACCTCTATAGGATTTTTTATTAATTCATCATATTCAACCAAAAACATATTGCTTTTGTTTTTTTCAAGTCCATGTTTTACACTTTGGTAAGGATCGGAAATATATGCTTTCCATAGCTTTTCCGCCCTGTTTGAAACATTTATCTTTTTATTTTCTTTTATAAGATCTGCATCTACAAAATTACTTTTACCTTGATTTTTTTCTATCAATGTAATATAAGATGTAATTATTTCAGATATTGGTCTTATTGTACAAATTACTTTAGGTTCTTTTCCAGTAAACATTCTTAAAGGAAGTATGTTTCTTGGATGTCCTCTATGCTTATCAAGAACATACTTTGTTGCAACATGATTATAAAAATTTTCTACTATTGATTTGTAAACATTGTGTGATATAACATTTTTTTCATAAGTATATGTTACATCAAGTTTTGCAAATGCTTCATCTGTATAGCAAAGAAGATCAAGAAAAGGACTTGTTGGAGTAACTGTAAAATCTGGTCTTTGTCCTATTAAGGACCCCAATAATGTGCTTCCACTTCTTGGAAGACCAGATAAATAGAAAATTGTTTTATTCATCTTTACTTTCTTGTTCTTTTGCCAACATGCTCAAATATTGCAATTCAGCGGTTGGTCCAATCTTCTTATTAACAGAAATATAAATATCAGCTTTTTTAAATTCTTTAATGTTTAAATAAAGTCTAATTAAAAAAGTTCTAATATCGTATGATAGTTTTGTGTTGTTGGAAGAAGCCAAGGCTTTTTCTGCAAATTTAATGGCGATTGCATCAGCACAAACTTCTGAATAGGCATTTGCCAATTCAAAATATTGTTCAGTTCTATTTGATATATTTGCAAATTCATCTAAAATATCAAGAGCTAATTGATTCTTTTTAAGCTCTGTCAACCTTTTTGTAATTGCTACAATCTCACTCATAAGCCTAATTTCTCCTGTGCTAGAATTTTGACATCTTCCATAATATCACTCCAAATTCTTGGTGTCTTTTGTCTAACCAAATCCATGCTGTTTCCAAACCAAGGAGTTTTATTGGTTTTTGTATTAAAAATATAATAATCGGATATTTGAACAATTGTTATGCAGCTTTTGTCTAATGCACCTGCTGCAGGAGAAATAGATGTTGGGCATGTAATAATCAAATCCATGCTATTGATATATTCTGCTGTATCTACAAAGCTGTTCATTTGCTTGCTTAGGTCAATTATTTCTGGGAACTCCTTCAATTCATTCATTGAAGAATCTTTTTGCAGACTATAAAAGTCAACATCCAAATCTTTTACAGCATTATAGAGATCTTTGAGTGGGAAGTTTCTATAGCGTGGATAGTCGTTTCCAGCCCATCTTATTCCAACCTTCTTCTTTGTGCCTGCCAACTGCTTTGTACCTGCAGTCATATATGGTCCTGTCCACAAGTCCTTTTCTTCTACTCCTAAAAGGACTGGAAGATATTGTGAATAGGTCCAAGAATAATCTTTATAGACTTCCAAATCAAGATTTGTAATTACATCATATCCGCTGCTTCTAAACCATTCTGCGGCACCTACTCTTCTATTCGCTGCTGCATTTTGATGCCAGTGTCCATACCACTTGACATCAATTCCTCTTTCTTTCAGGTTGTTTAAAAATCTAATATTAATTATTTCATCTCCAAGACCAGCTTCGGCAAAAACAATCAGTTTTTTGCAATCACTTGTTCCTTGCCAAAATTCTAGCGGAAGTTCGCTTCTTGAATGATAATAAACACCACCAGATTGTAAATTTCTTAATTTGTTACTTTCAAAAACAACTGATTTAATTCCATCAGAAAAGTTTCCTTCTCTCAGTTGATGAGCACCTAAATAAGATCTCCTTTTCACAGAATCAATTTCACTTAGGTTTGAATCATCTACAGTATCAAGAAGTTCTTTTGCTTCATCTTTTTGATTATTTTCGTACATACAGCCCGCTTTTTCAATTAGTATAGAATTAGATTTTGTTACCTCATAAACTTCATCAAGTAATTTAATTGCCTTTTCTGAGAAAGCAGTATTTCTATAAGCAGATGCAAGCATTATTTTTACTTGAAGTTTTAAATCGTCTGGAACTTCCATATCTAATAATTTTTGACCATAATAAACAGATTCATCATTTAATCCTCCTGAAATCAAAGTTTCAAACACATAGAAAATTTCTTGTGGCTCAGAAGAAGCATCTCCTATGGCTTTTAACATAGTTGATGCTAATTCGAATTTATTTAAAGAAAATAAAGTTCTAGCAATGTTTCTTACATCAGTCATTTAGATATCCCTCTTCCTTTAACTTCAATTTCAATTTGTTCATTGGCTCTGCCCAAGATCTAGGCTTTTCTTGTCTTAGCAAAGTTAGATTATCACCATACCAAGGAGATTTGTCTCCTGTATGACACCAAGGATAATAAGCGGAAATAGGAACCATCAAATAAGCCTTCTTGCCTTGACTTCCCGCCATATGAAGAACGCTTGTACAAGATGTTATAATAAAATCTAAATTATTAATCAAAGCCATCGTATCTTCAAGCGTGTTTAGTTCGGAACTATGATCTATAATTCCTGGGAAGTCTTCTAACTCTTCTACTCCATCGCCTTTTTGCAAGCTGTGGAATTCTGCATCCATACCTCCTACTGCTTCGTATAAAAGTTTTAATTTATAACTTCGATGTAGATCCTGCTCATAGTGAGGGGCTCCTCTCCATCGAACTCCTACTTTTAGCTTCTTGCCTTTCAATTCCCATTTCTTTACAAAATCTGGACATGCATTAAGATATGAGCCATACCACAAATCCTTGTATTCACAGTTTAAATATATTGGCAAGCGCATCGAGTATGTCCAATACTTGTCATCAAGATGCTCTACTTCCTTTAAATCTGTAATTACAGGAACATTATTTTTTACAAGAAGTTCTGTCAAGCCGGGTCTATCGTTTGTGCCCTTTTGACCTTCTTGGGTTGCTGTATACCAATAAGCATTTATTCCCATATCTTTTAAATGCTTCATAAACCTAACATTAATAATTTCGTCACCAATGCCTGCTTCGGCATAGACAACCAAGTTTTTAATTCCTGGCTCTCCTTCCCAGAAATCAAGATTTAATTTTTTATTCCTTGAAAAAATACTTTCAATTTTCCAGAAATTCATCTTTGCGCCTTCTAGCATAAAATGGCGCAAACCTTTTTGAAGCTTGTCTTGGTACAGATAATAAGTTCCCAAATTGAATTTTATTTTTACCTTTGTCTGCTCATCAAGTTCGGGAAAATCTACTAGAATCTTTTCTAGAATATCTTTTGCTTCCATCTTTCGATTTAAAAGATAATAGCAATATGCCTTCTCCATTTGAGTAGCAGCGTCATTTTTGGTTTTTTCTGCCATTAAAATGTATGGCAAAGCCTTTTCTGGGTAGTTATTTTGATTGTAAACATTGGTAAGGTTTTTTCTTATTATCGCCGCAAGTTCATTAGACTTGCAATCTGCCAAACATCTTTCAGACCAATGCATACATTTGTCAAATGACTTAACTCTGAAATAACACTTGCTAAGATTTTCAAATTGGAAAAAATTAACAGCAGTTTTGGAGAAAGCGTCAAGACACTTTTCTGCCAATGCCTTTTCGCCAACCTTATCAAGAGCAACAATAAATGGCTCTAAATCTTGTATTCCAGGAGTATCATCTTCTGGCTTTTCAAATCCAACAAAATCTGTTTTCATTTTACTTGATTACCAGCACTTTCATATTTGTTTTTAGAAGAACATTATTAAATCTTTCAGCCAGCTTAAGAATTTGATCAAGATCGGGCTGCTTATCACTTTCAAGATATTCAGGATTTATATTGTATCCAAAATCAATTATTTCTAAATCAATTCCCAAAATATCAGCCAAAGGTTCTACAACAAAAGAATTCGAATTTACAAGATCACAATACTTTTTACTAAATTGTTTAAAATTATCAACAGTTATTGGTCTCTTATGAGTATTATCTGAATACCATGCATTACTTCTATGATGTGTAGATGTAATGTTTATTATTGAACCCATTTTGCATATTCTATAGAGTTCTTTAATACAAGTGTAAAAACCATCTCCCAAGTATTCTAGAACATTATTAGCATAAACTTCATCGACAGAATCAGTGTCTAATGGGTATGCTTCTTGTTCAAGGTTCCAAACAATATTTGGGTTTAAAAAACTATATCTATCAAGTGTTGTAACTCCATCTTCAACTTTTTCTTTGCCAAAACCAATGTTTAGTTTCATGTCATACTCCTCTAATATATTATAAGGTAAGAATAGGGGAAAAAAAATGAAAATTTGTGTTACCGGGGCAAGCGGATTTATTGGGTCTAATCTTTGTTATTACCTGAAGAATTTAGGGCACGAAGTTTATCCAATATGCAGTCATACTTGCAAAATTAGTGATGATTTTGGAGAAAATACAAGATTTATAGGAATGTTTGGATTTGACACCAACATTTTAAAACATGTTGATGGCATAATGCATTTGTCTGCAAATAATGATACTTTATCAAACCAGTCTAGCGAAATGCTTAGAGCAAACTTTTATGATTCAAAGAATCTTTTAAAATATTCAGTAAAATATCGTCACAAATTTTTTATTTACGCTAGCTCTACTGCTGTATATGGAAAAACATCAAATGTTATAACAGAAGATATAAAACCAAAAGCAAACACTATTTACAGCAAATCAAAGCTTAAATTTGATAAATTTATAGTAAAAACAAATCCTAGATTACGCTGGACAGGATTGAGACTCTGCAACATTTATGGTCCTAATGAAATTCAAAAGACAAGAAGAAGTAGTTACTTAAACCAAATATTAGATAATATGATAGCAAATAAAGATGTGTATCTTTTTGAAGATGGAACACAACAAAGAGACTGGTGCTATGTTGAAGATGTATGTTCTGCGTTTTTAAATGCAATTAATAATTCAAAAAATGGAATTTACAATATAGCTTCTGGACAAGCTGTGTCATTCATAGATCTTTTTAACGAATGTGCAAAAGTTACTGGCTATAAAAAATCTCCAATATTTATAGAAAATAAGTATAAAAACCAATATCAAAACAAAGTTATAGTTGATATATTAAATGCAAACAAATATTTGAGTTATGTGCCAAAATACAATATTACCGAAGGAATTAAAACCCTTTAAGAAAATATCGTATATATTTCTATGAACATACTGAAGCCTATAAGAATTATGTATCGCACATTAATAAGTGCAAAAAAATATATTTCACAAAATAGTTTGCTTTTTAGCTATGATCCATTAAGTATAAAAGACAATTCAACATCTCTTATCAGTTTAGTAAATACTGGAAACAATGGAACTTTGCAAAGTTCTACTGTTGTTTCTGATTCCCCTCCTGTTTTTGATCTTAATGGTTCAAGCAATTACATTTCCACAGCCACACAATATGTAAATCCACAAACCTACACAATAGCATTTTGGTTTAGAACAAATGTTGCTAGCGGAAATAAAATAATTGGATTTGAAAACACACAAACTGGTACAGGCTCTACAAATTATGATAGACAACTTTATGTTGGTACTGATGGAAAATTATACTATGGTTTAGTAGATGCTGGAACTCCAAAATATATTACCACATCATTCAGAGTTACTGACAATAAATTCAGATATGTTGTATTAACAGCAACAAGCGGTTCACAAAGTTTATATATTGACGATGTGCTTATAGGAACTCAAACTGCAAGTGCGTCTGAAGTTTCTACAGGATATTGGAGAATAGGTTCTTATATTCTTACTGGTTGGACAAATGGAGCAAATGGATATTTTGATGGTCAAATAGGAACTATTCAACTTTATAATAGAGTTTTATCAAGACCAGAAATAACTCAAAACTATCAGGCTGGCAAATCTACTTATGGAAACAATGTTTCTTTTAGTTATACAGGTTCTTTGCAAAGATGGGTAGTTCCAAATAATGTTTATTCAATTACAATAAATGCTATAGCTGCAAGAGGGGGTGACGGAGGAAGCAATGCAAATAGTGGCGGTTCTGGAAGCAATGCAATTTGTAATGCATCAGTTACGCCAGGTCAAACTTTGTTTATAATTGTTGGAGGTTATCCCGGCACATCTGAAACTGCTCTATATGGTTTTGGTGGAAATGGTGGATTAAGTGGTGCCACAATAAGATATGGTGGGGCTGGAGGTGGTCTAAGCGGTGTTTTCACTGATGAAATATTAACTTCTAGCGACATTTTAATTGTTGCTGGTGGTGGCGGTGGCGGTGCTGGTTATAGTGGTAACGATGGCGGAAACGGCGCACTTACTTCTACTGGGTCTGGTTCAGATGGAACTACACAAGTAGGATTTGGACATACTGGTGGATATGGTGGCACAACTTCAAACAATGGGCTTAAAGGTGTTGCTTATGATACAAATAGCACCCAGCCTACAAATGGTTCAAATTATAACGGCGGGTTAGGTGGAACTGGCTCCAGAAGCAGCGATTACGGCGGGGGTGGAGGTGGTGCTGGTTATTTAGGTGGCGGAGGCGGTGCTGGTGGTGGTTCCGCAGCCGGTGGAGGAGGTGGCGGTTCTACATTTGCCCAATCATATACAATTTTTGGACAAGAAAACGATGTAGGACATGGCTCTGTTAACATATCTTATAATCAAACAAATGATGAATTTGATACGGGTCATCGATACTACAGATGGAGAATATCAGATACTAGAGATGCTGCTAATACAATAAGTTGTCAAGTATCCGAATTCGTATTCCAAAACCAATTTGGTAATGATCAAAGAATGTATGTTAAAAATATATCAAATCCAAACGGAGGCAGCAATCCAGGGGAAGATGTTTCGAAATTAATTGATGGAAATTTGTCAACTAAATGGCTTGACAATTCTTTTCAAAATAATAATGATCTCAGCATGATATTATTTGATTATGGAAGAGCGCAAAAGCGATATTTTAATGCATATAGATGGGCTACAGCAAATGACGCTACGGGCAGAGACCCAAAATCATGGGTTATAGAAGCAAGTGATGATCAAGCATATTGGTGGATTACAGATTATGTTTACAACTACACAGCAACAACTGAAAGACAGACATGGCAAACAGCTAGATCATTGATTAATTTAGGAGATCCAAGTCAATTAGTGAACTTTCTTTATACTGGTTCTGTATCCACATGGACAGTTCCTGCCGGTGTATCTACTATTTATGTAAATTTAATTGGTGCCGAAGGTCAGGCTGGAAATGGCGGAATGGCAGGAGGTATGGGAGCCCAAATATCAACAGATTTAACAGTCACTCCAAACAGTACATTATATATAGTAGTAGGTAGCACAGGAAGTGGTAAAACTGCAGCCTTTGGTTATGGAGGTGATGGTGGCGATAATACCGGAGCATCTGGACTAACAAGAGACGGAGGGTGCGGTGGCGGTTTAACTGGAATATTTACTGGCAACATACCATCAATAGCAAATGCCTTAGCTATTGCTGGCGGAGGCGGTGGTGGTGGCGGTGGTTCTGGCGTGAGTCAACCTTGCGACGGAGGTTCTGCTGGACTCAACAGAGATGGTTCTGGTCAAGACGGCAACAGCAACACAAGTTACTTAGGTGTTAGAGGAAAAAAAGGTTTAAATAGTAATGCCGGTAATGCAGGCACTCCTTTTGATACAAACAGCGTTAACCCTACTGCTGGTAACGGTTTGCAAGGAGGAAATGGCGGCTGGACAAGTAACTCTAGCTTCAACGGTGGCGGTGGTGGTGGCGGTGGTTATTATGCTGGTGGCGGCGGTGCCGCTGGTGGGAATGCCGTTGGTGGTGGCGGTAGTGGCGGAACATATAGTACCGGAAATATTATATGGAACTCTGGAAATAGCTCTGGGAATGGTTGGATAACTATTTCTTACTAATATTGGGAAAACTTTTGCACCAAATGTAAATACTTTAGTTAATTTTGCGTAATACAAGGAATCAAAATGCCTCAGTACAATAATAAAGATTTTGTCATCAGAGATGACCTAAATGTTTTAAGTGGCAGTGTAATTTATGGATCAATGGCTTCGGGACAAATCCAATCTGGAATGATTGGAGATAGCGCTGTTCTTAACAATAACATTGCATCTGGTTCTGTTGATGCATCAAAATTAGCATCTGGTCTTTCATTTAATTTAACATCTGGTCAAGTTGTAAGCGGTAATATAGGCAATAATGCAGTAAATTCTGGCAATATTAGTTCTGGAAGTATAGGGCAGTTTCACCTAGCTTCAGGTTTTTCTATAGGATTTTCAAGTGGACAAGTAACTAGCGGATATATTGGAGATAATGCTGTAAATAGTGGCAATATATCTTCTGGAAGCATCAGTTCCTTTCATTTAGCTTCTGGACTTTCATTTAATTTAACATCAGGGCAAGTAGTAAGTGGCAATATTGGAGACAATGCTGTAAATAGTGGCAATATATCTTCTGGAAGCATAGGGACAAATCATCTTTCAGCATATGCTGTAAACGGTGGTCAGATAAATTCAGGAGCAGTAAAATTTGGAACAATAGCTTCTGGAGCAATTGGAAGTGGGGCTTTATCCAATGCTTCTGTTGTTAGTGGAACAATTGCATCTGGTGTAATTAGCAATGATGTCCTTGCTTCTGGTGCAGTATTTTCCGAGAGATATCTTGAGCAGTTAAATACTGGATTGCTTTATGGTGGCGTTATTTCAGTAAACTCTGGCAATACTACATTTAGTATTGCTTCAGGTACTGGTATGGTTGTTGTTCCAAGGGCTACATCTTCTGGCGGTCCTCAACTCAATTATGTTCAATGGAATGCACTAACAAACAATACTCCATACTATAGTGGCGGAACAGTAACTTATGTTTCAATTAATTCTGGCGGATCTGTAGTTCTTCAAAATGATCCTTTTACATTAAATGAATTTTTACAAGAAATTGTTTTGGGATATGTTGTTCATACAAGTGGAAACATAATTAATCAAATACATCCTCATCCAAATGTTGGTTATGCTGGCATTTCTCAGACCGAAACTCTGATTAGAGTATTTGGTCAAATTAAAGTAGAAGGTCTTGATATAGCAGCAAATGGAGCAAATCTAAATATTAATAGAGGTGCTGGATATGCTTTTGCTTTTGGTTCTAATTATACTGTAAACCCAAATAGCCCAAGTGTTACAACAGAAAGTCCAAAGACAACTGCAAATATAATTTATGTTTACAGGTCTGCTACAGCAGGTAAATTTACATTTGTTCCAGCGACAACAACATTTAATCCAGCTAGTTATGATAATGGCACTGGTACATTAGCCACAGTAACATCCAACCAATGGACAATACAAAGAGTATTTTATGTTCCCGGTGATACCAATAATGTTTACATTTATTATGGCAGAACAACCTATGGAACATCCAATCTTGCTTCTCAAAACATATTCCTAGAAGCGTTTAATGAAGACGGGTTCACACAAAATGCTGCTATTTCTCTTGGTTATATTATTTCAAGAGGTGGCGCTTCTGCTCTAAATGATGTAAATGATGGAATATTTATTCAAGGTGGTCAGTTTAGGAATACAGCCGGTGGTGGTGGTGGTGTAACAGGTCAAACCCTTAATGACTTAACTGATGTTTCAGTAAGTGCTGCAACAAATAATGAATTTTTAATGTATAACGGTGGAACATGGCTAAGCAGTCTTGTTTTATCTCCAAGCATTGCATCTGGTGCGGTTCTTTCTGGAGCGATTGCTTCAGGACAAATTGGAACAAATCATATTGCTCAAGGGGCTATAACAAATGGAGCTATTGCATCTGGTGCAGTAGTTTCTGGCAAAATTGGAAATGCAGCAGTAGTTTCTGGAAGTATTGCTAGTGGTGCTGTTAGCCAATTTTCAATTGCTTCGGGAAGTATTACAGCAGAGCATATTGCTTCTGGTGCTGTAATCAATGCAGATGTTGCAGACAATGCAATTACATCTGGCAAAGTAGCTTCTGGAACTATCGGAAGCCTACACATTTCAACTGCTGGTGTTGATGGTGTTAATTTGGCAAGCAGTTCAGTAACAAGTGGAAAGATTGCTTCTGGTGCAATTGGATTCGTTCATCTTGCATCTGGAACAATTAGCACAGCAACACTTGGTTCAGGACAAGTAATTAGTGGAAACATTGCATCTGGTCAAATTGGAACATTCCATATTGCATCGGGTGTCTTGGCTGCTGCTCCAGCACCGGGTTTAAACAATCAATTAGTAGTAAATAGAAGCGGCTCTAATTCAACATATTCTGGATTAGCTGTAGTACAAGACTATCTTAACAGACCAGAATTGCAAGCTTTAACTTTCTACTCATGGCAAAGTGACGCTTTTGACGGCGGTGAATTAAGATTAAACAAATCAAACGCTAGTGGAACAATAAATCTTGGTGCAACTTTTGATGTTTACAGAGATCAGATAAGAATATTTGAAACCGGCGGTGGTAGCAGAGGTCTTTATTTCGATGTAAATACTGGTTTATCTGGAACCATGTTTTCATTAGTTGGTAGCGGTAGTGTAAGAAGTGGGGAGCTTTCTCCAAATACAGTTTGGTCTGGGAATATACAACAAGGTCAAGTTGGAGATATTCATCTTGCAATTGCAAGCGTTGTTTCTGGTAAAATCGCAAGTGGAAGTATTGGAAAGAATGAACTTTCCTCTGGTGTAATTTCTAGTGGATACTTAGCAGACAATTCAGTTTCAACAAACGCAATTGCTTCTGGTTCTGTTACTAATGCAAAAATTGCAAATCCAACAGTAACAATTGCTGGAAGCAGTACTGCTTTAGGCGGTTCTTGGGCTGCAGCAGCTTTAACAACATCTTCTGGTTTATTAGCTGGAACATTCTATGTTAGCGGCGCATTAACTATTGGAATAGCATCTGGCGGATTAACTGCACAAATGCATGCTTCTGGTTCGGTATTAAGTGGCAGCATTGCTTCTGGTCAGATTGGCGTTAATCATCTTGCGTCTGGAACTATTACTACTCTAACATTAGGCTCTGGTCAAGTAACATCTGGCAATATTGCTAGTGGCCAAATTGGTCATGCTCACTTATCATCTGGTTTGATTAATAGTGGCAAAATAGCCGACAATGCTGTTGTATCTGGCAGTATTGCTTCTGGTCAAATAGGAAATTTCCATATTTCAAATGCAGGTGTATTGAGCGGAAATATTGGCTCAGGACAAATTAGCATGAGCCATTTAGCATCTGGAACTATTACTGGTCTTTCTCTAGGCTCTGGTCAGGTTACATCCGGCATAATATCTTCTGGACAAGTTGGGCAATTCCATTTATCATCTGGCGCAGTTTTAAGCGGAAGAATAGGAAATGCTGCTGTTGTATCAGGTAGTGTTGCTTCTGGTCAAATAGGATTTGTTCATTTAGCATCTGGTACAATTAGTACTGCCATTTTGGGTTCTGGGCAAGTTACTTCTGGTAATATTTCTTCTGGCAGTGTTGGTTCATTCCATCTTGCTGATGGAGCAGTACAAAGTGGCGATATCGCTTCTGGTACAGTGGGTATATTCCATGCTGCTTCCGGCACTCTATTCTATGTCCAAAATGGAATTACAAATGGAATTCTGACCAGTGCTGCTTCTGGACAACCTTATGCTACAGCAAATTCTAATTTAACTTATGATGGTACAACTTTAGAAATTACTTCAGCGGCAAGTGGCAGCACAGCCTTTATGATTGTAAACGGAGTTGAAACTATATTCGAAGTAATTGATTCTCAATTTAACAATATTCTTGATGTTGGCGATATTTCTGGCTCGGCTATATTCTCTGTATATGCTAGTGGATTAATCACTTTAGCACCAACTATTGGTGAAGTACAAACCAATGTGTTGCATGTAAAGCCAACAGTTAGTGGGACGGTAACAATCCAGACATGGAAAAATGCTTCTGGAACTACTGTTGCAACTATGGATTCTGCTGGTGTATTTACCGCAACATTAGCATCTGGAATTGTTGTTTCTGGAAGTATTGCTTCTGGGCAAATTGGACATGCCCACTTGTCTTCCGGGTTAATTAATAGTGGTAAAATAGCCGACAATGCTGTTGTATCTGGAAGTATAGCTTCGGGACAGGTTGGTCAATTCCATATTTCATCTGGTTCAATTACTGCCAATCACATAGCATCTGGTGCAGTTATTACTGCTGACATTGCAGATAACGCAGTTGTAAGCGGAAAAGTGGCTTCTGGAGCTTTAGCATGGTTTAATTTAAGTAGCGGAACAGTAAATTCAGGAAATGTGGCAAACAACGCCATAACATCTGGAAATATTGCATCTGGTCAGATTGGTGCATTGCATATTGCATCTGGTGTTTTAAGCACCTCTACTCTGGGTTCTGGACAAGTAACATCTGGAAATATTGCTTCTGGTTCTATTGGTCAATTTCATCATGCATCTGGAAGTGTTACATCAGGACACATAGGAAATAATTCAGTAGTTAGTGGAAATATTGCTAGTGGCCAAATTGGTCATGCTCACTTATCATCTGGTTTAATTAATAGTGGCAAAATAGGAGATAATGCAGTAGTTAGCGGCAACATTGCTAGTGGACAAGTTGGTAACTTCCATATTGCTTCAGGAGCAATAACAAGTGGAGATATTGGCAACTTTGCAGTAGTAAACACAAGTATTTCAAGTGGAACAATTGCAAATGATAAGCTTGCAAACAACACTATAACAATCGCAGGAAGCAGTACTGCTCTAGGTGGTTCTTGGTCACCGCAAGCTTTGACAACAGGAAGTGGACTGCTAGCTGGAACATTCTACCCAAGTGGTGCATTAACCATAGGAATTGCTTCTGGTGGAATTAGCCACCAGATGATTGCTGATGGAGCAATTAATTCAGGAGAAATCGCTTCAGGTCAAATTGGTCAATTTCATCATGCATCTGGAAGTGTTACATCAGGACACATAGGAAACAATGCAGTAGTTAGCGGAAGCATTGCTAGCGGACAAATTGGTCATGCTCACCTGTCATCTGGCTTGATTAATAGTGGTAAAATAGGAGATAATGCAGTAGTTAGCGGCAACATTGCTAGCGGACAAGTTGGAAATTTCCACATCGCTTCTGGAGCAATTACAAGCGGAGACATTGGTAATTTTGCAGTAGTAAACACAAGTATTTCAAGTGGAACAATTGCAAATGATAAGCTTGCAAACAACACTATAACAATCGCAGGAAGCAGTACTGCTCTAGGTGGTTCTTGGTCACCGCAAGCTTTGACAACAGGAAGTGGACTGTTAGCTGGAACATTCTACCCAAGCGGTGCTTTAACTATAGGTATTGCTTCTGGCGGAATCAGCCATCAGATGATTGCTGATGGAGCAATTAATTCAGGAGAAATTGCTTCTGGTCAGGTCGGCATTAATCATTTAGCATCTGGTGTGCTAGCAAATGCTATTCCAGCAGGTTCTTCTGGTCAGATTCAATTCAATAATGGAACAACATTAGGAGCTTCTTCAAGCTTAACATGGGATGGAACTAATTTATCTGCTCCGTATTTAAAAATTACAAACGCTTCTGGAGACGAAGGTGGTGAATTACTACTTGCTAAAGCCCTAACAAACACAACTTTGTCTGGAACAGGTGTTACAATTGATGTTTGGCAAAATAGGCTAAGATTCTTTGAACAAGGTGGTCTTGCAAGAGGTTTTTACTTAGATATATCAACTGGAGCAAATAGTGTTGGCACAAATATTGGTGCGCTTTCGCTTTCTAGCGGAAGCGTTGTTAGCGGCAATATTGGAGTTGCTGTTGTTTCCAATATCAACATTATTAGTGGAACAGTTGCAAATGACAAACTTACGAACAGCACAGTAACAATTGCAGGAAGTTCAACTGCTCTTGGTGGAAGCTGGGCTGCTGCTGCTTTAACAACAGCATCTGGTTTATTAGCTGGAACATTTTATCCAAGTGGTGCATTAACCATAGGTATTGCTTCTGGTGGAATCGTCGCTCAAATGATTGCTGACGGAACAATTACTAGTGGTAAAATTGCTTCTGGCGTATTAAGTGTTGCCGTTCTTACATCTGGTCAAGTTGTTAGTGGAAACATCGCTTCAGGACAAGTTGGCACATTCCATCACGCTGCAGCAAGCATTCTTTCCGGTCAAATTGGTGCCAATGTTATTGGAAGCCCTCACATTCTTTCTGGAAGTGTTGTAAATGCAAGCCTTGCAAACCCAACAGTAACAATTGCAGGAAGCAGTACTGCTCTTGGTGGAAGCTGGGCTGCTGCTGCATTAACAACAGCATCTGGCTTGTTAGCTGGAACATTCTACCCAAGTGGCGCATTAACTATCGGAATCGCTTCTGGCGGAATAGCATCCCAAATGGTTGCAGATAATGCAATTATTAGCGGTAAAATTGCATCTGGCAGCTTAACAACAAACGCATTTGCAAGCGGAACAACATTTGGAACAAGCATAACTTCTGGATATATTACCAGTGGATATTTAGGCAATAATTCCGTTGTAAGTGGATCTGTTGCATCTGGGCAAATCGGCATAATCCATCTTGCTTCTGGAGTTTTAGCAAGCCCAGTGATTCTTTCTGGAAAAATAGTTTCTGGCAGTATTGGCAACAATGCAGTAAACAGCGGAAATATTGCCAGTGGACAAATTGGTCATGCTCATCTTTCATCTGGATTAATCAATAGCGGAAAGATTGGGGATAATGCAGTAGTTAGTGGCAATATTGCTAGTGGCCAAATTGGAAATTTCCATATTGCTTCTGGAGCTATTACAAGTGGAGATATTGGTAACTTTGCAGTTGTAAACACAAACATTTCCAGTGGCACAGTTGCTAATGATAAGCTTGCCAATTCAACAGTAACAATCGCTGGAAGCAGTACTGCTCTAGGCGGCTCTTGGGCTGCTCAGGCTTTGACAACAGCAAGTGGTTTGTTAGCTGGAACATTTTACCCAAGTGGTGCATTAACAATAGGAATTGCATCTGGTGGCTTAACTGCACAAATGCATGCTTCTGGTTCGGTATTGAGTGGAAGCATCGCATCTGGACAAATTGGTTTAAACCATCTTTCAAGTGGAGTTTTGGGTATAGCTGGAACTTCTGGCATGTTGCAATTCAACAACGGTGGAGCATTAGGTGCAACATCTGGCTTAATTTACTCAATGACAAGCGGAAACAGTTTGGTACACATGCAATCGCAGACTGCATTTACAACAACACTATCCGTAAAAGCTTCTTCTGGTCAGGTTACAAATCTTCAAGCATGGACAAATACAAGTGGAAGCGCTTTAGCTTATATGGATACATCTGGTAATTTCTATGCTGTAAGCAAGAGCTTCTTGATCGATCATCCAAGTAAGCCCGGCAAAAAATTACGCCATGTTTCTTTGGAAGGTCCGTCTGCTGATGTTTATTACAGAGGAACTACTAAGGAATCACAATTTGAGTTACCATATTATTGGAAAGATTTAGTTGATGAAAATTCTATAAACATTACATTGACACCAATAGGTTCACAGCAATTATTGTTTATTAAAAAAATAGAAAATTATATTGTACATGTCGGGGGAACGGGATCTTTTAATTATAATTATTTTGTCATAGGAGAAAGAAAAGACATACCAAAAATTATAACAGAAGAATAATCTTTACTAAGACTTTATAAATAAGGCATAGGAAATTAAAATGGACCAAGATGTATCAAAAACTTCAAATGCAAGTAGCTTAAATTCCAATACTGCTATTAAGTTTGTAGGAATTTCTTCTGGTGCAAGCACTATAACATTAGGATTGAATGGTTTATCTGGAACAGCTACAGATACAATACTTTCTTATACAACTAACACAGATGAAACAATTAGTATATCTAGTGGAATTGTCAGAACAACAAAACTTGTAGTTAAAACATCAGAAATAAATGCTCAAGAATGGCAAACATTATCTGGAAATATAGTAGCTTCAATTAATAACAGTGGATATTTTGCTGGATTTTTAGCATCTGGCGTTGTTAATTCAGAGTCGGTTTTATCTGGAAGCATAGGAACAAACCAACTTGCTTCGGGAGTTTTGCAATCAGTTCCTGCAAATATTCAATCTGGACAAATTACAAGTGGATATTTGGGGAATTCATCTGTTAATAACATAAACATAAATAGCGGAACAATTTCAAATGATAAACTTGCAAATAACACAATAACAATTGCTGGAAGTTCTACTGCTTTAGGCGGTTCTTGGGCTGCAGCGGCTCTAACAACGGCAAGCGGATTGCTAGCTGGAACATTCTACCCAAGCGGCGCATTGACTATCGGAATTGCTTCTGGCGGTGTAGCATCCCAAATGGTTGCAGATAATGCAATTATTAGCGGTAAAGTTGCATCTGGTAGTTTAACAACAAATGCATTTGCAAGTGGAACAACATTTGGAACTAACATAACTTCTGGATACATTACTAGTGGATATTTAGGTAATAATTCCGTTATAAGCGGATCTGTTGGCTCTGGACAAATTGGAATATATCATTTAGCATCTGGAACAATAAGTACAGCATTGCTTGGATCGGGACAAATAGTAAGCGGAAACATTGCCTCTGGTCAGATTGGTGCAAACCATCTCGCATCTGGTGTGATGTTCACACTAAACTCAGGTTCAGTAAACAGTGGAAATATCGCCAACGAAGCAGTAGTAAGTGGATCAATAGCAAGTGGCACAATATCCCAACAGCATACAAATACTTATTTCGAATTGCCTAAGAAGGGTGTAGGATCTAGCGGTTTCTTTTCTTATGCTTTAGGAGAAGGAACTTATGCTTCTGGCACAAGTTCCATTTGTATAGGAGCATTGGCTGGTGTCGGAGTCTATAATATATCTTTTGGTAATAATTTTATTGGTTTTGGCGCAGGATACAGCAGTGGAAACGTCCAATATAAACAATTTAATGTAGGTGTAGGAAACTGGGCCGCAACCAATAATGGTTATAGCTGTACTGCCATTGGTAGTCAAGCACAATACAAATCCGGTAATTATTCAATAGCTATTGGTGCAGAAGTTAATCAGGCGAATGAATCTTACTTTAGTGGTAGAACTACAGCTTTAACTCAAATCGGTCTAAATATATCAAATGCCAGAACATTGATTTATGGTTTGGCTAATTTTCCTCATGGAATTAATGTTACCAATACATTAGGCGTTCTTAAAGCATACATGTCATCTGGCGGCGAGATATTCGGAACATTAGCGTCTGGATTAGTGGTATCAGGAAGCGTTGCCTCTGGCCAGATTGGTATTAACCACCTTGCTTCTGGTGTATTAGCAAGCCCAACAATTCTATCTGGAACAATTGTTTCAGGACTAATTGGAAACAACGCTGTAAATTCAGGCAATGTTTCTTCGGGTTCTATTGATTCTATGCACATAGCTGATGGTGCTGTTGCATCTGGTGATATCGCTGCGAATTCAATTGGCAGTCCACACATACTTTCTGGAAGTATATTAAACAACAGTCTTGCAAATCCAACAGTAACAATTGCAGGAAGTTCTACTGCTCTTGGTGCTTCTTGGGCTGCTGCTGCATTAACAACATCTAGTGGTTTGCTAGCTGGAACATTCTACCCAAGTGGCGCATTAACAATAGGAATTGCTTCTGGTGGTTTGTTGCCACAAATGTTTGGATCTGGTTCAATATTGAGCGGAAGTGTTGCTTCTGGACAAATTGGTCCAGATCATTTATCAAGCGGTGCGTTAGGAATCGCTGGAACTTCTGGCATGTTGCAATTTAACAATGGTGGTGTGTTTGGTGCTACATCTGGCTTAAATTACTCGATGACAAGTGGAAACAACTTTGTTCATATGCAAGCGCAAACCGCATTCAACACAACATTGGCAGTCAAAGCAGCATCTGGTCAAATAACAAACTTGCAATCATGGACAAACACAAGCGGCAGTGCATTAGCTTACATGGATGCATCTGGAAATTTCTTTGCTGTTAGCAAAAGCTTTTTAATTAATCATCCAAATAAACCCGGCAAAAAATTACGCCATGTTTCTTTGGAAGGTCCGTCTGCTGATGTTTATTTCAGAGGAAAGAGTAGTTCAAATACATTTATTTTGCCAGATTATTGGAAAAATTTAGTTGATGAAAACAATATTGATATAATATTAATACCAATAGGAAGCAAACAATCATTATATGTTGAAAAAATAGAAAATTTAATAGTGCATGTTGGTGGATGTGAAAAACCATATTATACATTTTTGGCTATAGCAGAAAGAATTGATATGTCTAAAATTGTAGTGGAGGAATAATGGGAATATATTATAATACATCAATTATAGTAAATGGCGTGGTTTTAGGCATAGACATAGCTAATCCAAGATCATATCCTAGGTCTGGAAATACAATTGCAGACTTTTTGAACCCCTCGTCCACTTACACAATTGCTGGAACTGCTAATTTTAACGCTGGATCAGGTGGTAATATTATATTTGATGGATCTACAAATTATGTTAATTTTACTGCTCCAAATTTAGGAACAACTACAACTGTTGAAATGTGGATGGCTTTGGGTGCTGGATATAGTGGTAAAATGCCTTTTGGCTGGTTTAGATATTCTGTGTGGTGCGGATCTGGAGGAATGGGATTCAACACAGGCAACAGCGACATGTACGGCATTAATTCAACCACCGTTTCTAATCTTGGATTAGTTGGCAATCCAAGACATTATGTTTTTGAGATGCGAAGCGATGTTTCTTACATTAATAATAAAATGTATATCAATGGTGTTTCACAAAGTTTATCACAACAATTAGCTACAGAATTATCTGGACAGAGAAATTTCAATAGCGGAGTTGGAAGAATATCTGGCTGGACTGATACTGCAGGATATGACATGCCAATGAGTTTGTCAACATTTAAAATTTACAACAGAGCTTTAACTCAAGCAGAAATAAATACTAATTTTAATGCATTGCGAGGAAGGTTTGGTGTTTGATGGGTTTGGCGCATTATCCTTCAATAGTATCAAATAGTTTGGCGCTTCTTGTAGACGCTGCCAACCGCAAAAGCTATTCTGGCTCTGGTACTAATTTATATGATATTAGTGGGAATAATAATACTGGAACGCTGGTAAATAGCGTAGGATTCAGTTCGGCAAATGGAGGAATCCTAACATTCAATGGAAGCAATCAAAGAGTATCCACAACATTTAAGCCTAGCGGTGCAAGAAGTTATTTTATTTGGGTGAAATACAACTCTATAACAGGATTACCGGCTGGATATAGCTTAACTGGAACACAGGAAGTAAATGCATATAATTATATTGGCATATCTGATGGTGGTTATTTTTATTATTACGCAGGCACAACAGGGAATCAATTTAACAGTGTAGTTCTTAGCACAAATACTTGGTATCAACAAGGTTTTGTATTAAATTCTGATGGGTCGAGAACATTATATTTAAACGGCAGCGCTATCGCAACCGAAGCTGGAGGAATTGGAGTTACCTCTACATCTGAATTTTCAATTGGATGTATAAATCAAAGCCACTGGGTGAATGGGTCAATTTCTGTTGTTACACAATACGGTCGTGCTTTAAGTTCAGCAGAAGTATTGCAAAACTTCAACGCATATAGAGGGAGGTTTGGCATATGACAGCAGCAGCAGGGCCAGATGTAGTAGAAGATGGATTAGTTTTAAGTTTAGATGCAGCAAATGGTAAAAGCTATCCGGGTAGCGGAACCACTTGGACTGACCTAAGCGGGAATGGCAATACAGGCACTTTAACTAACGGACCTACATACAGTTCATCTAATAATGGATCTATCGTTTTTGATGGTGTAGACGATTACATAACTACATCGAATAATCAAAATCTTTTACCTACTGCTGGTTTGTCCATTTGTGCTTGGATTAAAACTAGCGTTGCTGATAAGTGGTGTGTAGACAAAACTCCTTCCGTTGGTGGTCAGGGCTATATTTTTGCAGGTACTTCATTAAGCACTTGGGCTATGAATGTTAACAGCTCCTCAGTTCAATCTGTAAGCACATACACCTCAAACACTTGGAAGTTTATAGTTGGAACTTGGACTCCTTCTGCTAGTTTGAAGCTTTATTTTAATGGCGTTTTAGACGCTATAAACACAACCAGCATATCTGCAACTATAACGGACCCATCCGTTGATTTATGGATAGCAAGAAGAAGAAGTGGCGGTGATTATTTTAACGGAAGTATATCTAATATTAGTATTTATTCTGTAGCCCTAACAGACGCACAAGTTATCCAAAACTACAACGCATTAAGAGGAAGATTTGGATTATAAGATAATTATTAGAACCATAAATAAATTAAAGAGGTTAAAATGCCACAAGATATTTTGATTACACCAAATAAGGGAAGCAATAATTCGGGCGGCAAAATTGAATTCACAGGTTTGAATTCAGGTGCCGGTACTATTACTTTAAGAGTTTTAAACGATTCCGCCTTGTCATTCGAAGGGTCTGCTGGTCAGTTATTTTCAATTAATAATGTTCTAAGTAGTGGTACAATATTTTCTGTTAATGATGTTTCTGGCATTCCAAGCCTTGATATAAATTCAAGTGGTTTAATTAGACTAGCTCCATTTACTGGTGTTGTTCAAACAAACACAATGATTGTTCAGGCTAATCCACAATCTGGCACACAGAACATGATGGAATTTAGGAATGCAAGCGGAACTGCAGTAGCCTCGGTCAATACAAGTGGCATGTTTGCTGGTTCTTTATCATCTGGAATTGTGCTTTCAGGAAACATTGCTTCGGGACAAATTGGGGTAAACCATTTCGCTTCTGGTGCTATAAATTCAGTTGGAATTGCATCAGGACAAGTAAATTCAGGCAACATCGCTTCGGGTTCTGTTAGTCAATTTAAGCTGTCTTCTGGCTCTGTAAACTCAGGTCAAATTAATAATAATGCAGTTGTTTCTGGAAGTATAGCTTCTGGACAAATTGGTCATGCTCATCTTTCATCTGGATTAATCAATAGTGGAAAAATAGGAGATAATGCTGTTGTATCTGGCAGCATTGCTTCTGGAAGCGTTGGAAATTTCCACATCGCTTCAGGAGCAATTACAAGCGGAGACATTGGTAACTTTGCAGTAGTCAACACAAGTATTTCTAGTGGAACAATTGCAAATGATAAGCTTATAAACAGCGCTATAACAATCGCAGGAAGCAGCACTGCTCTAGGCGGTTCTTGGTCGCCGCAAGCTTTGACAACAGGAAGTGGATTGTTAGCTGGAACATTCTACCCAAGTGGTGCTTTAACAATCGGTATCGCTTCTGGTGGTATTACGAGTCAGTTAATTGCTGATGGAGCAATTAATTCGGGAGAAATTGCTTCTGGTCAAATTGGGTTAAACCATTTGGCAAGTGGTGTTTTAGCAAATGCAATACTTGGTTCAGGACAAGTTGTATCTGGAAACATAGCTTCTGGTCAAATTGGAACATTCCATTTGGCTAATGGAGCAGTTTTGTCTGGAGATATTGGTGCAAATGTTATTGGTTCTCCACATATTTTGGCTGGTTCTATTGCTAACGCCAGTCTTGCAACAAGTACAATAACAATTGCTGGAAGTTCTACTGCTTTGGGTGCTTCTTGGGCTGCTCAGGCTTTAACAACAGCAAGTGGATTACTAGCCGGAACATTCTACCCAAGCGGTGCATTAACAATCGGTATTGCTTCTGGTGGTATTACAAGTCAGTTAATTGCTGATGGTGCTGTGGCATCTGGCGAAATTGCTTCAGGTCAAATTGGACTAAACCATTTAGCAAGTGGTGTTTTGGCAAATGCAATACTTGGTTCAGGACAAGTTGTATCTGGAAACATAGCTTCTGGTCAAATTGGAACATTCCATTTGGCTAATGGAGCCGTACTTTCTGGAGATATTGGTGCTAATGTTATTGGAAGTCCTCATATTCTTGCTGGTTCTATTGCTAATGCAAGTCTTGCAACAAGTACAATTACAATAGCTGGAAGCTCTACTGCTCTTGGCGCATCTTGGGCTGCAGCAGCTTTAACTACTGCTAGTGGTTTACTAGCCGGAACATTCTACCCAAGTGGTGCATTAACAATTGGTATTGCTTCTGGTGGTGTTGCTAACCAAATGATTGCTGATGGTGCAATTACTAGTGGCAAAATTGCAAGTGGACAAATTGGGGCAAACCACTTGGCTTCTGGTGTAATTGGAACAGTAACTTTAACATCTGGGCAGGTTGTTAGCGGAAACATTGGCAACAATGCTGTAAATTCTGGAAATATCGCTTCTGGAGTTATTGGAACAGGACATCTTTCTAGCGGTGCAGTAATAGGAAAAGCAAATACCGTTCCTACCACTGGAACAAACAATGCAAGTGGAATGTTTCAAATTACATTCGCAAGTGGTAATGCTGGTAATTCTTCGATGTATGTTTGCTCTGGTTTCTTTTACAATCCAGCTATGAGAATGTTATTTATCGGATGTCCCGATAACGGAGGTACTTTTAGTGGCGGCATACACCTTTGGACTGGTTATAATTCAGGATTTATAAACAACACTTTGATAGGTCTTGGTGCTGGATTTGGTTCCGTAGACCATGAAATGTCAACTTTAATAGGAGCTGGTGCTGGGGCGAGTGGCAAAACAAAGTGGTGCGTTGGTTTAGGCGATTCTGCGCTACTTATGTGCAGTGGAAACGCAGATGTAGCCATAGGAGTTTCTTCTATGGCACAATCTGTAATTACGACATCACAAGGACAAAATACAGCAGTAGGATATTTTTCTCTTAAAAATAGTCCTAAAGCTAATTATAATGTCGCAATTGGTACTAATTCATTAAATAACACTAATTCTGGCTATCATGCAACTACAGCAGTGGGATTGGGTACAAAATCTTTTGGCGTTGGAATAGTTTCTGGTTCTATTTTTATTGGCACTTGGGCGATGGGAATAGGAACTAAAAACGAAATAGTATGTGGATATCTTTCTTCTGGACACGGAGATGACACCATAACAATAGGAAATACACTTCATATTTCTGGTACAATTTTTGGAAACATAAATTTCCCATATGGAATTAGATTTCCTAGCGGTGGAGTGACATCTGGAGGTGTTTTTACAGCTTCTATTGGCTCAGGACTAATTCGAAGCGGTGCCATAGCATCAGGGCAAATTGGTGCAAATCATTTTGGTGCGGGAGCAATAACATCTGGATACTTCCTAAGAGCAGATGGAACCGGCATTCTATCTTGGGGAACAACTTCGGCAGCATCACTTACATCTGGGCAGGTTGTATCTGGTCTCATTGGCAACAATGCTGTAAATTCAGGAAATATAGCTTCTGGACAAATTGGTAATTTCCATCTTGCTTCTGGTGCAGTTACTAGTGGAGATATTGGACAATTTGCCGTTTTAAATATTAATATTGTAAGTGGAACAGTAGCAAACGATAAACTTACCAACAGTGCAATAACAATCGCTGGAAGTTCAACTGCTTTGGGCGGTTCTTGGGCTGCTCAGGCTTTAACTACAGCAAGCGGCTTGTTGGCTGGAACATTCTACCCAAGTGGTGCCTTAACCATCGGTATTGCAACGGCAGGCGTAGTAAACGCTATGATTGCTTCTGGAGCAGTAACATCTGGAAATATCGCTTCTGGAAGCATTGGAACATTCCATCTTGCTAATGGTGCGGTAGTATCTGGAGATATTGGTGCTAATATTATCGGAAGTCCACATATTCTTGCAGGAAGTATAGCAAATGCTAGCTTGACAAATAGCTCTATAACAATTGCAGGAAGCTCTACTGCTCTTGGTGGTTCATGGGCTGCAGCGGCTTTAACTACAGCTAGTGGTTTGTTAGCAGGAACTTATGTTCCATCTGGTGCCTTAACCATCGGTATTGCAACGGCAGGCGTAGTAAACGCCATGATTGCTTCTGGAGCAGTAACATCTGGAAATATAGCTTCAGGACAGGTTGGTAATAATGCACTAACAAGCACAATTGCCGACAAGACGATTGTTGGAGATGTTCAGGCAATAAATTATCAATCTGGCGCTTATACACTTGTTTCTGGGGATGCTGGAAAGCTAATTACAATAAATAGTGTAAGTACAGCTAATTTAACAATTCCAACAAATGCAAGCGTTCCAATGACAATAGGAACACACATTGACTTTATTCAGTTGGGAGCAGGTCAAGTTACAATTAGTGGAAATATTGGTGTAACTATAAATTATACTCCTGGAAATAAACTTAGAACTCAGTATGCCGGTGCATCGGTTATTAAAATTGGAACCGATACTTGGTGTTTGGTTGGAGATATTTCAGCTTAATACTAGTTTAAATTTGAGGAACTATTAAAAAATGAGAAGAGCTTTAGCGTTTGAAAGACCAGTTATTACAACTACAACTAGTACTACGCCAGTTGTTACAACTACAACTAGTACTACGCCACCAACACCAACACCAACACCTTCCCCTTCCCCTTCCCCTTCCCCTTCACCTTCACCTTCACCTTCGCCTTCCCCTTCACCTTCGCCTTCCCCTTCACCTTCGCCAAGTCCTTCACCTTCGCCAAGTCCTTCTCCTACTCCATGTTGGGTAGCTAGAGAAATTTATGGCGAAAACAACCCTGAATGGGTATTGTTCCGTGAATGGTTGTTTAATGATGGTCCTACTTGGTTGCAAAAGACATATACAAAATATGGAGAAAGTTTTGCGAAACTAATAAAAAGAAGAAGTGTTATTAAGGCAAGCATTAAATTCTTTATGGATATGGTTATTAAAAATTCAAATGTCAAAAATGAATATGCAGAAAATGAAGTTAAAAACTATATGTTTAAAAAAAACAACAAATAGAAAATCTAGAATATCTTGAAAAATAGTGTGTTTCAAAAATTTTGAAACACACTATTTTACTTTTACAAACAAATAAAACATGGAGCATAAATGGCAGGATCATGGGAACTAATTAAGCTAAATAGAGTTTTATGTTGTATATTGACAAGAGAAAGTGTTACAACAACTTGGGCTTTAGGATTTAAAAATCTTCAAATTCCTGGCACTTTTTGCACACTTTCTGGAATGCCTTTCGACCATGCTAGAAACACAGGATGTCAAAAACTACTTGAATTAGACTGGGAATGGTTGTTTTTCTTAGACGATGATGTCATTTGTCCTCCAGATACAATTCATAGACTAATTAAGCATCAGCAACCTATTGTTAGCGGTGTTTATAATAGAAGAAACCCTCCATTGGTTCCAGTAATGTTACGCTGGAATAAAGATAAATTTGAATGGGTTTCAGAATATGAAAAGGATAAACTAATTGAAGTTGATTTGGTTGGAGCGGGATGCTTGTTAATTCATCGTTCTGTTGTTGAATCCATGCAACCTTTGAGCAATAGATGTCGTTGGTTTGAATGGAGATGCGACAGAACAGATCTTGAAGCGGTAGAAAAGACCAGTGAAGACTTTACATTTTGTACACATGCTAAAAAGCATGGTTTTAAAATCATGGTAGACACAAGCATACATTGCCGACATATTGGATATGCCGAAAGCAGATGTGATGGAACATTTGTACCTTTGGAGCAAAAAGCATAAAAATGAAAAATAAACTTAAAATTTGTGTTATTTCAACAACAGTAATACCTTGTCCTCCTTCTGGATATGCTGGATTGGAAATGATTAGCTGGCAGTGTGCCAATGGTTTAAAAAATTTGGGACATGAAGTTCTTTTAATTGCCCCAAATGGATCTAAAACAGATACAGATTTGCATGAAACTACTCTAAGAGAAAGAGAAAGATATGCATATTATGGGTATAAAGACAGACTTAAAAACTATGATGTAATTATTGATCATAGTTGGGAGAAGTGGTCTTATATTTCAAAGATGACAGAAGGCTTGAAGGTGCCTATTTTGGGTGTTCTTCATGCTCCTGTTCATACTATGTACAACGAGTCTCCTCCTGTAGAAAAGCCGTGTTTTATTACAATTAGCAACGATCAAGGAGAAGGTTGTAAAGAACATTTAAAGTCAGAATTCAGAACAGTCTATAACGGTGTTGATGTTGATTTTTACACAAATAAAAACAAGAAAAGAAACGACAGATATCTTTTTCTAGCAAGAATTAGCACAATTAAAGGTCCTCATATTGCTTGCAATGTGGCGTTATCTGCAAAGGCTAAGCTAGATGTGGTTGGCGATGACACCCTAACAGGCGAACCATCTTTGGTTGAAGAAGTAAAGAGGGCTTGCAATCAATATCCTAATCTTAGGTATGTTGGTCCCCAAAGTAGGGAAGAGTGTGTTCAATGGTTTAATAAGAACAAGACTCTTCTACATCCAAACGAGCAGTTTAGAGAGCCTTTTGGATTGGCTCCAGTAGAGGCGCAACTTTGTGGAATGCCTGTTATTGCTTGGGATAATGGTGCAATGAGAGAAACTGTAAAGGTTGGCGAGACTGGTTTCTTAGTTAAAACACAACAAGAGATGTTAAGTCTTGTTAAAGAAGATGCAACGGCAAATTTAAAAGCCAGTCGATGCCGAGAATGGGCAAGTCAGTTCTCTTATCAAAACATGGTTAATCGCTATGAAGAAGTTTGTTTTGAAGCTATTGAAACAGGGGGTTGGTAAGTGCAGGCATATTTTACTTGTGATAGAATAGGCGCAGAAACAGGCGGTGGAATTGTTACATTCCACGAATATAATGCTTTGAAAGAAATGGGAGAATTAAAACTATTCAACCCAAATCCAACTGCAAATCCTTTTGAATCTGATGAGCTAACTGCAAAAGAAGACTTTTCAAATATAAAGTTAGCGCATTTTTATTCGGGTACTTTTTCAGAAACTATAAAAAAATTAAAGGACCAAGGAACAAAAGTTGTTTATACAGCCGCTGCACATGATCCAGATTTAAGCAGGCAAGAATTTGAAGCTTTAGGAATCCCCTATGATCTTCCACATATGACAGATAAAAATTTATTTAATAAGTATATAGAAGGATATCTTTTAGCAGACTTGGTTATATGCCCTTCAAATCATAGTAAATCCATAATGGAAAAGTTTGGATGCAAAAATGTAGCTGTTATTCCTCATGGAATACATTCACAGAAAAATAAAATAAAGCCAAAGCCAAAAACTTTTGTCGTCGGATATTTAGGACAAATAGGACCAGATAAAGGCTTGAGATATTTAATAGAAGCGTGGGCAAAGTTAAATTATAAAGACGCAGTGTTATATTTTGCTGGTGCTCAATCTCCTGATTTAATACATCTTATAAGATACTTTAAAAAAGGCAATTACAATATATTAGGATGGGTAAATAATATTGCAGATTTTTACAACTCGATAAGTGTTTATGTTCAGCCAAGCGTAACAGAAGGATTTGGAATCGAAGTTTTGGAAGCCATGTCATATGGAAGACCAGTTATATGTTCAAATGGTGCTGGATCTTCTGATTGTGTAAATAAATGTGGAATTGTAGTTCCAAAAAGATCTTCTGATATGTTGGCTTATGCCATAGAAAAATATAAAAACAATGAAATTCCTTCTGAAGATGATTGTATTTCAAATTCACAATTATATTCATGGGAAATAATTAGACAACAATATAAAAAGGCGTGGGATTCTTTGCTGGGGGTCCAATAATATGAGTTATACCTTACCATTTGTAGGAAATGTTCTTGAGCTTGGCGGAGGAACACAACCTGTTTTTAGACCGAATCTTGATGTAAGAGCGGCAGAAAATGTAGATATTGTTGCAAATTTTGAAGAAACACTTCCTATTGAAGACAATTCGTATGAAAACATATTTAGCAAATTTTGCATAGAACATATTTCTTGGAGAAATGTTAAAAAATTTGTAAAGGAAGTTTACAGAATACTAAAAAACAACGGCAAGGTTGTTTTCATAACAGCAAATACAGAAAACCAAATGAAATGGGTTTTAGAACACGATGAATGGGATGATGATTGTTCCTGCATAATATTTGGAGATCAAGATTATGCTGACAATACCCACAGAAATAGTTTAAACCCAAAACATGCGATTAAAATTTTGTCAGAAGTCGGATTTGAAAGCATAATTGTTTTACCTTTTGGAGAATTGAGAACAGACATGATCATAGAAGCAACAAAGCCTGAAAATGCACCTACACAATCACAAGAAAGAAAATCTCTTTTTGATAAGCACTACTTTAATGGCGGTGGCAAGGTAGGCGGATATGCATACGAAGGATATTGGGACTATCCAATACATTGGGTAACTTACGAAAAGATCATGGAATTAGAACCTAAGTCTGTTTTGGAAGTTGGATGTGCTAGGGGATACATTCTTAAAAAACTTGAAGCTGAAGGAATTCCATGCAAAGGTCTTGAAATTTCAAGGCATTGCTATTTAACAAGAGTTACAGATGCCGTAATGGAATGGGATATTTGTCAATTTCCTTGGCCATTTGAAGACAAGCAGTTTGATGTTTGCTATTCAATTGCTGTAATGGAGCATATTCCAGACGAATTTATTCCTAAAGTTTTAGCTGAAATTGACCGTGTAAGCCATCGTGGAATTCATGGTGTAGATTATGGCGAAAATGATGATGGCTTTGACAAAACCCATTGCTCTTTACATACCGAAGAATGGTGGCTTGAAAAAACGCCTCCTACTCAAAAGCCTGTTGATAAAGAACTTATGGAACAAGGAAGTCTAGCTTTATCAATTCCATCTGGAGATGGCTCATTAAAGCTAAATCTTGGAAGTTTTACAAATATGTACCACAATGGATGGATTAATATAGACATTGTTCCATTGCAACAATTTGCACAACAACATCAATATAAGTTTTTACAACACGATTTTAAAAATCAATTACCATTTGGAGATGCTCAGGTTGACCTTATTTATAGCAGCCATATGCTTGAACATCTTACAAAAGAAGAGGGTATTTTGCTTTTGAGAGATTGTTATCGAGTTATGAAGAGCGGATCTGTAGCCAGATTCTTGGTTCCAGATGCTGAAAGACTTATAAATATGTACAAAAATAGCGAACTTGGAATTTTTGATGAAATCAACGATGGTTGTGAGAAAACACCTTTCCAATCTGGCAAGCTTTGGGAACTTTTATTCTCTGGACATAAGATCGCTTATGATTTTGAAGCATTGAAATTAATGGGCGAAGATGCTGGATTTAAAGTTGAAAAAAAGAACTTTAATGAAGGGCATGAGCAAATACTAAAAGAAACTATGGATTGTCTACCAGAGATTAGTTTAATTGTCGAATTTAAAAAATAAAATATATCAAAATTTGGTATTCGATAATAAATATTAATTATGCTAGGCGAATACCCACAAATATCATTTAGAGTTCGACCCAAGTTTGATAATTTATATAATTATCCATTACCTGGAACTGATAGGGACCTTTTATGGTATCAACTATCAAAAGCCACGGTTTGGGTAGATTATGTACCTTATGCAATGAAACAAGGAGATGAGTTTTCTCTTTATGGATGGCAAGCAATAGATGTTTACACAAGATATATTCTCGAAACTCCTTACAAAGATAGAATATTAGAATGGACTTATTTTGGAAACCCTGTAGATTTACCAACAACAGCAAGAATAATATCAGATTTGCCAGCTCCATTTTGGCTTGTAAATACTAATTACGATTATCAAATACCGATTTCTGGGGGAGCAGCGCCTCTAACATGGTCTATTGCATCTGGATTTCTTCCATATGGAATGTATTTAGACGAAATAACAGGAACTATTTATGGAACTCCAGCAATTGCAGACATATATGCATTTACAATAAAGGTAAAAGACAGTTCTCGTCCTCCAGCAATAGACAGCAGACCGTATTTAATTAGTATTGCTTCTGGCATAATAACGCCAACAGTTTATGAATTTCAAACATCAAACACCACTGCTTCAATATCTGGTGGAATTTTAGCAAAATCTACCGCTGGAGATATTGTTTCTTTTTCTCCATTATATTCCACAACAACTCCGTCATCTACAACTATTAATGTTGGCGGAGTGCCTGTTTTTACAGCAACACATGATGCTTCTTACAATGGAACAACATTTACATTTATTCATAATGGCGTGTCTTATACTGCGACATGGGGATCGACAAATAATTTCGGAATTGTAACAATTTTAAATACTGGAGTTCCACAATCTATACCAGGTGGAATAACAGCAACAGGAATTGCTACAAATACATTGGCATACAGTCCGACAAGTGCTACAACAGGCGTTTCTTCGTCTACAGATATAACTATTAATGGAATTCCAGTATTAAACTTAGCTCACGATGCTATTTATAATGGTCAAACACTTACATTTGACTATTTTGGAGTGAAATATACTGCTACATTTGGAACAACAAATAATTTCGTAGGTCCAAATTTAACATACACAATAGGAGCAACAGGAGTTGCAGAATCTGCTCCTGGTGGAATAACAGCAACTGGCATCGCCACAAATTCAATAACATACACGCCGACAGCATTAACAACAGGAACTCCTTCCAGCACAATTGTTAATGTAGATGGCGTAAATGTTTTAACTTTAGCTCACGATGCTGTTTATAATGGCCAAACATTTACATTTGACTATTTTGGAGCCACCTACACAGCAACTTACGGAATAACAAATAATCTACCAGCCGCTCCTGTAACATATGTAATTCCAACAACTGGAGTTGCAGGATCTGCTCCTGGAAATATTACAGCGACTGGAATTGCTACAAATTCTATTTCTTATACTCCAACAAATACAACTACTGGAACTCCTTCTACAACAACAGTAACAATAGGCGGAGCAACTGTTTTAACTTTGGCTACCGATGCTATTTATAATGGACAAACATTTACATTTGATTATTTTGGAACAACTTATACTGGCACATTTGGAACAACAAATAGCTATCCAACACCTGCTACAACTACAACAACACCAGTTGCTGCAACTGCTACAATTTCTGCCACTGGCGTTCCGCAAACAATTCCAGGAAATATTACAGCAACTGGAATAATTGGCAATACCCTTACATATGCTCCAAACACTACAGTAACAGGCGTTACATCCAATACAACTGTTGTAATTGGAACAACAACAGTATTAAGTCTTGCACATGATGCTATTTATAATGGACAAACATTTACATTTGACTATTTTGGAACAACTTATACTCCAACATTTGGAACAATTAATACATATTCTGCAATACCGACAACTACAACTACAACAAGCACAACGTATTCTCCGCCTACAACAACTACAGCAAGTCCTGCTACTACAACAAGTACAACGACAGTTTCTCCAATAACAACAACTACAACTACTACAATAGTTCCAACAACAACTACAACTACTACGATAGTTCCAACAACAACTACAACTACTACGATAGTTCCAACAACAACTACAACTACTACAATAGTTCCAACAACAACTACAACTACTACAATAGTTCCAACAACAACAACTACAACTACTACAATAATTCCAACAACTACAACTACATCTACTACATCTACTACATCTGCTCCTACAACAAGTACTACTACTACAAGCACTACATCTACTACTACATCTACTACCACAAGCACAACTACAAGTACCACAACTACAACAACAACTACTACAACTACCACACCAATTCCTTTGTGTTTATCAGATACAGAATCAGTAGTAGTTCTTAATTTGTTTGGACAAAAAGTATACACATTCGGAGGATTGCTTGGATTCTTTGGTGTAAACACTGGTGTATATGTATTTACAGATGTTCCATCAACAGAACCACTTGCCTTCTTAAATGCTTCTGTAGCAAATGCTTCCTACACAGGAACAGTATTGGAATCTGTTGCTGCAGGCCCTGATGGAAACGTTTACAACTTCTACTCTGGCACAGTTACTTTGACTGTCACAGGAACATTCAATAGATTAAGCTATGCATCTCTTTATGATGGATACATGGGCGGACAAGACAATATTACATTCACAACATATTGTGTTTCTCCAACCACCACAACCACAACTACAACTACAACAACCACCACAACAACTACCACCACAACCACAACTACAACAACTACACCGGCTCCAACTACAACAACTACAAGTACAACAACCACTACTTCTGCTCCAACTACAAGTACAACAACTACTACTTCTGCTCCAACTACAAGCACAACAACCACTAGTACAACTAGCACTACAAGCACAACAACAACAACTGAACCTCCGTTCTATATGTTTGCAACTGGTTTCAATGGTTATGGAACGCTTGCTCAAAGCAATACAACAAATTCAAATGCTCTTCTTTATATTCCATCAAATGGAACAGGATGGGCAGATATTTCTCGTTCTCCAGTAGCAAAACACGCTGCTGGAATAGCAGTAGACGGATCTTTGTTTGTGTGGGGCGCTAATGCTTATGGAAACATAGGAGATGGTTCTAAAACAGATGCTAGTTCTCCAGTTCAAACATTGGCTGCTGGAACCAACTGGTCTTCTGTTTCAACTGGACTTTGGTTAACAGCAGCTATTAATTCTTCTGGAAACCTATGGGTTTGGGGCGCAAATGCTTATGGTCAACTTGGAAATTCATCAACAACAGATCTAAGTTCTCCAATACAGCTTGGAACAGATACTACATGGGCAAATATATCTTGTGGATATCAGTTTATGTCTGCTGTAAAAACAGACGGCACACTATGGTCATGGGGTAGAAATCAATATGGTCAGCTTGCAACAAATAGCATAACAGATGCTACCTCGCCAGTACAATCAGTCTCTGCATCTACTGACTGGTATGAAACATATGCTTCTAAAGAATTCATAATTGGACTAAAGAAAGACGGAACACTTTGGGGTTGGGGAAGAAACTCATATGGACAGCTAGGAACTGGAAACAAACTACCAGTATCTTCGCCAGTTCAAATAGCAGCAGGATCGACATGGAGTTCGGTATCTGTTGAGTCTGCATCTGTTATAGCAGTAAGAAGCGATAACACATTATGGTCATGGGGAGATAACTCTAGTGGTCAATTTGGTAATGGAAATAGAGTAAATGTAAGCTCTCCAATACAAATTGGAGTAGATACAAATTGGTATAGAGTTGGAACTTCTCAAAGCGCAGTATTTGCTGTAAAGAAGGATGGAACACTATGGTCTTGGGGCGGCAATGCTTCTGGCGAATTGGGCGATAAGACAAATATAAATAGAAGCAGTCCTGTTCAAATATGTGTATACAATATAGCAACAGAACTAGATTGGGCAAAAATTGGTTCTGCTCAATCCACAATGTATTTGTTGAAGGAAACGATGCCTGTTCCAACAACAACTACTACTACAACAACTACAACCACAACAACTACTACAACAACTACAACAACTCCTGCTCCGACAACTACCACAACTACTACCACAACAACCACTACAACAACCACAACAACGAGCACTACAACAACCACAACTACAAGCACAACCACAACTACATCAACTACAACTCCTGCGCCTATGAATGGCGGAGCATTGTGGACATGGGGTTCTGCTCAAAACGGATCTATGGGAGATGGAACAACAGTTCACAGAAGCTCTCCTGTTCAAATTGATGCAAATAAAGTATGGACATCTGTAATTCCAAGTTCCTCCAACTATAACCTAGGTGTAATAAAGAACAACTACACTCTATGGGTGTGGGGTAGAAACAGCTACGGACAACTAGGATTAAATTCAATTGCTGACGCAACAACACCAACAGAAGTTGGCGGATTGTGGTCACAAGCAATGTTTGGATTTAACTTCATGTTAGGAATTAAACTAGATAGCACATTGTGGGCATGGGGAGATAATCAATATGGAACAACTTGCACAAATGTTCCAACAAGCACCCCAATTCAAATAGGAACAGAAGCTGCATGGTCTAGCGTATCTGCTGGAGGAAGCCATGCTTGCGGAATTAAGTCCGATGGAACACTTTGGTCATGGGGCTTGAATGCATGGGGTCAATTAGGACTTGGAGTATTGGGAAGCAAGCAAAGCCCTGTCCAAGTTGGATCGAATACAACATGGTCTACAATTGCATGTAATCTAAACAACACATTTGCAATTAAGACAGATGGAACATTGTGGGCTTGGGGATGGAACCTAAATGGTGAATTAGGCTTAGGAGATGTAAAAGGAAAATCTTCGCCAACCCAAGTTGGAACAAATACCACATGGTCAAGCGTAAGAGCAGGAATATCTAACTCATTGCTAGCAGTAAAGAGCGATGGCACACTATGGGGCGCTGGCAGACTTTATACTAACAATTCTGTTATAAACAGAAGCAGTCCAGTTCAATTTGGAACAGATACAAATTGGTCTAAGGCAGTTTCTCTTGGAGATAACACAATAGGTGCTATTAAGAGTGATGCCACAATGTGGACATGGGGCGTAAATGATGATGGAGCAGTACTAGGAACAAACAATGTATTTGATACATCTTCTCCAGTTCAAACAGCCGCAACAAATTACACATGGCTTGATATAGATGGATATCTATCTGTTGCTGCTATTTCTGATCTAGAAATAACCACAACAACTACAACAAGTACTACTACTACAAGTACTACAAGCACAACCTCTACAACCTCTACAACTTCTACAACCTCTACAACTTCTACCACACCTGTTCCTGCATACTTGTATACTACTGGCAATTTTGGAGGATCAGCTTTCCAAAATGATATAGTTCTTAGAAGCAGTCTAACACAAGTAACATTAGGATCAAATACATGGATTGCAACAGGAACAGGATATATTCAGGGGTGCATGTTCGCAATAGACACACTTAATAATTTATGGGCTGCTGGCTATAACACTGGATTTGGCAATGCAGGAAAACTTGGAGATGGAACAACCATTAATAGAAGCAGCCCTGTTCAAATTGCTGGTTCTTGGAACCAAGTATCTGCTAGTCAGAATTCTGCAAGTGCAATTAAAACAGATGGAACACTTTGGGTTTGGGGACAAAACTCTTATGGAACAATAGGAGATGGAACAAATGTTAATAGAAGCAGTCCTGTTCAAGTATACGGTGGCGGAACATGGACATCTGTGGCAACTGGCTATACAACAACATGGGCTATTAAGAATGATGGAACACTATGGGGATGGGGAGACAACGATAGCGGAACTCTTTTAAATAAGCCCAGCACACTTAGCCCTGTTCAGCTTGATACAGGATCGTGGAAATATATTTACGCAGGAAGAAAATTCCACTTTGGAATAAAACAAGACGGAACATTGTGGGGTGCAGGCTCAAACAGCAACGGACAACTAGGTATTAATAATTCGTTCAACACAAGCACTTTGACACAAATCTCAACTGGCGGAACATGGGTAAAAGTTTTTGGAAACTATGATAGTTCAATAGGCTTAAAAACAGATGGAACAATATGGGCTTGGGGATATAACCGAGTCGGAGTATTTGGAAATAATACGGAAGGACAAAGTGTAAGCAGTCCAGTTCAATCTATTGGAAGTGGCTATGTTGATATGAATGGAAATTATGGTGGTGTTGCAGCAATCAAGAGTGATGGAACACTTTGGGCATGGGGATGGAACTCAGAAGGACCATTAGCAGATAAAACAAAGGTTCATAGAAGCAGCCCTGTTCAAGTATACAAATTTGGAACAAGTGAAAACAGTTGGGTTAGACTTGGTTCTAGTATAAATGGAGTAACAGCATTTTCTTCTATAGTTCTTGCTCCTACAACTACAACTACAACTACAACTTCTACAACTACAAGTACAACCACTACAAGCACAACGAGTACAAGCACAACAAGCACAACAAGTACAACACCTATTCCTGGCGAATTGTGGCTATGGGGTTCAAATGCAAATGGTGCAACATTACAGAACACAACAGCTGGCAATTCAACTTCGCCAAAACAAGAATTTACAGCTGATATTACATGGAAAACACCAACTGTAAATAGTGTTCTCACTCTTCCAATCGGAGCATGTATAAAGCAAGATGGAACACTTTGGACATGGGGTAGAAATGACTTCTATCAACTAGGTACAGGAAATACAATAAATAGAAGCAGTCCAGTTCAAACAGCAATAGGAGGAACAAATTGGGCATCAATAGAATTCGGAAGCTCTGCAGCCTTTGCACTAAAAACTGATGGAACTCTATGGGGCTGGGGTAGTAATGGTTATTCTACTTTACTACAACCAAGCACATTAACGAATCTATCAACCCCAGTTCAAATATTATCAGGAACAACATGGTCACAAATTGCATGCGGTTTAAATTTTGTTCTTGGTATAAAACCTGGAAATACTTTATGGGGATGGGGTCAAAATTTCTATGGTCAGGTTGGAGATGGAACAGAAATAGACAGAAGTTCTCCAGTACAAATAGCAGGATCTTGGAGTTATGTAAGCTGCGACTCTGACTCGTCTCTTGGTATCAGAACAGATGGAACACTATGGGGATGGGGTAAAAACAATCCTGGAAAACTCGGGAATATGTCAGAAGTAAATGCAAGTTCTCCAGTTCAAGTCATTACTGGTGGAACATGGAAAAAAGCTATAGTTATAAGTGAAGTAGCTGCGGGAATAAAAACTGATGGCACTTTATGGCTATGGGGGCAAAATTTCGCTGGAGCACTTGGACAAAACGACAAAATTCACAGAAGTTCTCCAGTTCAAGTTATTACTGGAGGAACATGGAGTGATATTGGAATGGGTGTATCTGGTTCCATATGTGGCATAAAAACAGATGGAACATTGTGGGCTTGGGGATGGAACTCATACGGACAAATTGGCGATGGAACCACAGTACATAGATCTTCACCAGTTCAAACATTGACAAAAGATAAACTTTGGATGAGACTGCTAAATCAAACATCCACATACGCTGGAGCTATTAGGCAATACACTCCTTATGCTCTAAATTATGATGTAAGCACAGCAAGTGTCTCCAATACAACAATTGCAGATATTTCTGGATTAGAAAATAATGGCACAATGACATCTAGCGCAATGTTTAATCTCGGATGTCCAAATACACTTGGCTTCGATAGCACAAGAGAAATAACAACAACAATTTCTCAAAATAATCCGCAAGTTTACACATTGTCTGCTTGGTTTAAAACAACCAGCGCAAGCGGCAAAAAGATTATTGGACACGAAAATGTTCAAACAGGTACTGGAGCCACAAGCTACAGTAGACATCTTTATATTGGAACAAATGGGCAGCTTTACTTTGCCACATCTGCAAATGGAGCAGGTTATACCATAACATCTTCAACCATAGTTTGTGATGGCGCTTGGCACCATGCTGTAATATCTGCAAAATCAGGCGCACAAAGATTGTTTATTGATGGTGTGCTTGTTGGAAGCGATACAAAATCTACCGCAAACCCAGTAGGAGATAACAATCCAACTGGCTGGTGGAGAATAGGTGGCTACAAAATAACTGGATGGGCAAACGCTTCGGATGGATACTTCACAGGCGATATAGGAAGAGCCGTAGTTTACAAGAATGCTTTGACAGATTTAGAAATAACAAGCCTATACGCTGCAGAATTGCCACTATTCAATGTAGCCAAATTTAGCTACACGGGAAGCTTGCAAACATGGACAGTTCCAAGTGGAGTTTACAACATCGACGCAACCATAATAGGTGCTAAGGGTGGAGATAACACCACAGGAGGATCTGTTGGTGGTGGTGGCGCAATCATGTATACAAATATAGATGTAACGCCTGGTCAAACTCTATACTTGGTAGTCGGCGGATATCCTGGCACTAGCGAAACACCTGCTTATGGATTTGGTGGTGCTGGACAAGCCCCATCTTCAGGACTTCAAAGAACTGGCGCTGCTGGCGGTGGCTTATCTGGCATATTTACAAGTGATTCGTTCATTCCAAGCACAGTCATAGCTATAGCTGCTGGCGGTGGTGGTGCAAACGGCAGATCATCTGCTACTGGTGGTGGAAACGGTGGCAATCCAACCGGCAGCAACGGTGGAGAATACAATGGCAGCTTTGGAGCAAATGCTGGTTGGGGCGCAAATCAATCACAACCCGGAAACGCCGGTTCGCAATTTGACGGATATGTAACACTCCCACAACAAGGAGCATATTTGTATGGCGGTGCAGGATCGAAGTTTGAAGGCACCGGCGGAGGAAACCAAGGTGCAGGTGGCGGCGCAGGCTACTACGGTGGCGGTGGTGGTGCTTCCGGCGGCGATGCTACTGGCGGTGCTGGCGGTGGCTCAAGCTATTCTGTTGGAAGTGTCACATATGGTCCAGTAGCCAACACATTAGGAAACGGCAGCATAGTTATTACATACGGCTGCTCATACGCAGTCGGTCAAAATTTGTTGTGGGCATGGGGCGATAACTCTGGCGGAAATCTTGGAGCCGGAAGTGTATCAAGCAAATCTTTGCCAATACCCGTTAAATACAACACAACTTGGTCAAATATAGGTGGTGCTTAATATGTCAACACAGGCTTGTTCTTACGGAATAGATTCTTCTGGTAATTTATTTTCATGGGGACCAAATGGCTACGGAACTATAGGCAATCAATCTGTTGTTACAAAAGCTATACCAACACCCACTTTAGGTACTGACTATTCATCTATTCTAACTTCATCTTTATCTGTATTTGCTCAAAAAACAGATGGAACAATTTGGTGTTGGGGCAAAAACACAAATGGACAGCTTGGATTATCTAATGTTATACATAGGAGTAGCCCTGTATTTTTTTCTGCTTCTGGAGTATGGTCTAAAATAGAAAATGGATATAGTAATTCTCTTGGTATAAAAACAGATGGAAGTCTTTGGGCATGGGGCAGAAATGATGCTGGGCAATTAGGAACAAATAATACAATCCACAGAAGCAGTCCTGTTCTAGTTTCAAATACAGGAACATGGGTAGATGTGTCGTGTGACTATTACTCTTCATATGGAGTAAAAAGCGATGGAACACTTTGGGCATGGGGTACTGGATACAACTTTGCATGGGGAAATGGGACAAATGTTGCCACAATAGTCCCCGGCAGAAGCTCAATGGTACAAATAGGAACCGCAACAGATTGGAGTAATGTTTCCACCGTATATGGGCTTGGTGGCATAGCTTTAAAGAAAGACGGAACTTTATGGAGTTGGGGTCAGGGTAGCGCAGGAAAAAATGGAAATAATTCTATGATGACAGCCAGCTCTCCAACCCAAGTTATTGGAAGTGGATATGCTTATGTAAAATCTTCTTGGTATACAGTATTAGCTAAAAAATCAGACAATACATATTGGATATGGGGACAAACATGGGATGGCAGTTCTTCCACTTCAGTAAATAGAAGCAGCCCAGTACAAGTTGCAGGATCTAATTTCAGAAATTTAAGTTTTTCCAAACTTAATGTAGTTGGAAATGGATGGCCAGCTTTTTATGGAATAGCTCCAGTTCCACCAATTGTAACAACAACATCTACAACAACAACATCTACAACAAGCACTACACCCGCAGCAGAACAAGGCTTCTTAGTTTGGGGAAATAACACCGATGGTGTTTTGGGCATTGGAGATACAGTTCATAGAAGCAGAGGTGTTCAATTAGGAACAGATTCTCAATGGAATTCTGGAAGAGTATTAAATTATTCAACATCTGGTAGCAACCATACATTAATTACTAAATGGGATGGAAGTCTTTGGGGTTGTGGAAATAATACATATGGTCAAATTGGAGATGGAACTCTTGTTCATAGAAGCAGTCCTGTCCAAATTACTGGCGCATGGGCAAATGCTGTTTCAGGCGCTTTTTATACTGTTGGAGTCAAAACAGATGGAAGTATTTGGGCATGGGGAAGATCTATAGATGGATCTCTTGGAACTAATTTTGGGGCTGGAGATCAATACTATCCTTATAGAATTGGATTAGACTACACATGGTCAGGAAATCCTGCTCATTTAGATGCTTCAAGACATGTTGCAGCTATCAAAACTAATGGGACCCTATGGGCTTGGGGGTATAACGGACTAGGACAATTAGGAAATGGAACAATAGCACACAGAAGTTCTCCAACGCAAATAGGAACAGAAACAACATGGGCTCAAGTTTCTGTTGGTGGGGCAGTAACTTCGCCATATCAATCTCATACTATTGCTGTTAAATCAGATGGAACTGCTTGGGCATGGGGTGCCAATTCAAGTGGTCAGCTAGGAAACAATTCTATTATACATAGAAGTTCCCCTGTGCAAGTTTTAGGAACTGGCTACAAGTATGTAAAAGCAGGTTTTGGATTTTCTTTAGCTGTTAAAACAAATGGAAGTCTATGGGGATGGGGGGACTACAACTATAGTGGAACCAATTATACGCCATTAAACTATGCAAATAGAAGTTCTCCGGTTCAATTGCTTGGAACTACTTCTTGGTCAACAAATCTCAGCGGATTTGATACTAAGTATATTTCAAGTGTTGGATTAAATAGCACCGGACCTCAAAACTTATGGAACTGGGGAAGTGGCACAGATGGTGCCCTTTATCAAATTTCTAATGTTGCCAACATATTTTCTCCTTTAGATTCTACATCATATCCATCTGGACTAAACCGGACTTGGAGTTCAGCCTATCAGGGCTATCAAAGAGGCGCAGCCGGGGCACTAGTATCTCTTAGTGCTTTTGGATTAATTGCTGATTGGGATCCAAGAAATTATGTTAGCGGAACCACTTGGACAGATGCTTCTGGAACTGGAAATAATGCTACCATTTCTAATACAGACCTTCAAAATGGATTTGTTTTCAGGAATGAATATTCAGGATATTTTGCTGAAACATCTACAGCCGGTTATTTATCAAACTCATTTCTTTATTACTATGGCACATATGGAGAGCCAATATACATAACCGGGACAAAGGCGTATTATTATAGCGATGATGTAAGAGATCAATCTTTTGAAATTTGGGCAAGATTAAAGCCTTCAAATACTACCGAATCTATTGCTACCGTAGGACCATTTACGCTAAGACTAAATTATGACCAACTAGTAGTTACATTAAATGGAACAACTATTATTACTCCAGCAAGTAAATATACCGACTGGATGTTCCATCAATTCACAGTCACAAATACTGGAACAACTACTAAACTTTATGTAGATGGATCTTTAGTTAGCACTGCTACAAATTCTGGCTTATATACTAGTGGAGGATATCTATCACTAGGAACAACTTCATGCCATTTGGCGAAATTCAGAGCATGGTATGGAGTTGTAAGAACAGATGCCGAAATATTAGCTGATTATAATTCGTGGAAAGCAATAGCAAACTATCCTGTTTTAACCACAAGAAATACTTATAGCTATACTGGATCAGATCAAACATGGACATGCCCTGCTGGAGTAACAAGTATTTATGCTACTGCTATTGGAGCTACGGGAGGAAGTCTAACTACTAGCCTTGGTACTAGTAGAGCTGGAAATGGAGGTTCAATAACAGGAAAACTAACAGTTACACCGGGTGTGACATATAGAATTGTTGTTGGCAAATCAGGAGACTGGTCTTCTGGTTCGACTGCGCCATACGGATATGCCGGAAGTTTTTCTAATGCGGTAAATACAGGCATAACAGGATCTGTCGGAGCTTTTGGCGGAGGATTAGCAGGAATATTTGCAACTAGCGTTAGTCGAGCAAACGCTTTGTTAGTAGCTGGTGGTGGTGGTGGTGGACAAAGACTGAATATTTATAACTGTTCAAGCCCTCTTGTTACTCAAAATTTCCAGGAAACAGGATGGGGGGCTGTAGGAAGTGGACCTGGAGGGTCTGGAAGAGCAGTAAATAATTATACTTCATGCGTAAACACAAGCACAAGAAATGGCGGAACTTTAACAGCTAACGGTGTAGGAACAGCTGGTATTATAGCTGGTGGTAGTGCTAGTGCTAGTGGATTGACAGGAGGAACAGGAATTGGATATTCCTCATATACTGATGGTTTGTCAGGAACTAATGTGCTATGGATGACGGGAGGAAGTGGTGGTGCTGGATATTATGGTGGAGCAGGTTCTACTTTAGTTTGTGCTAGTTATTATGATCCAGGTGGTTGTGGAGCCCCTCCTCCTTCCCGATGGGTTAGTGGCAGCGGCATCATTCCTTCTGGAGGAGGCTCAAGCTATTCCGCTGACGCTAATAGCGGACATGCATTCAGTAACAATGGCACCGCTCCTTGGGGATTTAATGGATATGTTGTAATTTGTTACTAAAAAATTAAAAATATTAATATTAATTTAATTCCCAGCCTAGGCTGGGAATTTTTTTTAAATGGCGAATAAATACTTATTATGACAGGCGAATACCCACAAATCACATTCCGTGTAAAACCAGTTTTTACAAACCTTTATAACTATCCACTACCAGGGACTGATAGAGTTCAGACTTGGTATCAATTAGAAGATGGGGCAATTTGGGTTGATTATGTGCCTTATAGATTAAGAAGTGGAAATTCTTTTAATTTATATGGAGCACAAGCTTTAGATGTTTATACAAGATATATTTTAAAAACTATACCAGGCGATAGAATATTAGAATTTGATTATTTTGGAAAAGTAATAGATAATTCTTCAAATTTAGTAATTTTAAATGATGTTTTGCCAACTGGAGCTGCATTTGTTCCATATAGTAAAATACTTCAAACACAAAATACAAGCCAACCTTTAGAATGGAAAATAACATCTGGAAAACTTCCATTAGGAATGTATTTAGATTCTTCTACTGGAGAACTTTATGGAACCCCATTAGTATCTGGAATGTATCCATTTACAATAAGTCTGACAGATAGTTCTATTCCGCCAATTTATGATAGCAGGCCATATTTATTAAGAATTGCTTCAAGTTCAACAACAACAGTTCCTACACAAATACAGCAAAATGGAGTTCAAACAGCACTTCCCGGCGGAGTTGTTGCTGTTGGATCTGCGGGAGATGTTTTAACCTATACAACAAATTATACTGTTGGAAACACGACTACAACAACAGTTACTATTCTAGGAAATTTAGCATTAACTTTAACTCATTCTGATTCTTATAACGGACAAACATTTACATATGTTCACCAAGGAATAACATATATTGGTACATTTGGAGCCGCAAACGTATTTGGTGTTGTAACAACAACAACAACTCCTGCCCCAACAGTTTTTGTAATTACTTCTACTGGAACTCCTTTGAGTGCTCCAGGAAATTTAACGGTTACAGGAATTGCAACAAATACTTTAACATATACAGCTATTAACACAACAACTGGATCTACATGCACAACAACAGCTTCAATTAGTGGAATAAATGTTTTAACTATTTCTAATGATGTAATTTATAGCGGACAGCAGTTCTCATTTAACTATTTTGGAACAATTTATACTGGAACTTTTTGCATAAATAATACATTTTTACCAACTACAACAACTAGCACAACAACTCCAAATCCTTTATTTACAACAACCACCACAACAACTACTACAACTACTAGCACAACAACCACTACTACTACAACCACAACTACTACTACTGCATCTCCAGCAACAACCACTAGCACAACCACTGCATCTCCAGTAACCACCACCACTACTACAACTATTGTTCCAGTAACTACAACTACAACTACTACAATAGTTCCAGTAACAACTACTACAACTACTACAACTATTGTTCCAGTAACTACAACAACAACCACCACAATAGTTCCAGTAACTACAACAACTAGCACAACTAGTGCTCCAACAACCAGTACAACTAGTGCTCCAACAACTACTACAACTATTGCCCCAACAACTACTACAACTAGTGCCCCAACAACCAGCACTACAACTAGCGCTCCAACAACCAGCACTACAACTAGCGCTCCAACAACAACCAGTAGCACAACTAGCACAACAACAACGCCAATTCCTTCATGCTTATCAAGTACTCAATCAGTAATAGTAATAAACTGGTCTGGACAAAACACATATGTATTTGGTGGCACAATTGGATTCTTTGGCGTAAATACTGGTGTTTATCAATTTACAAGCGTACCTTCTACACATCCAATAGCATTCTTAAACAACTCCATAGGAAATGTTTCTTACACAGGAACTGTTCTTGCAGGATCTGGAATAGCCCCAGATGGAAACACTTATAACTTCTACTCTGGAACTGTAACTTTAACTGTAACAGGTTCTTTTGGCAGATTAAGCTATGCTTGCTTGAATCACGGCTACATGGGTGGCCAAGACAATATAACATTCACAACATATTGTGTGTCTCCAACCACAACTACTACAACCACACCAGTTCCAACTACAACCACTACTACAACTACGCCCTCACCTACTACCACAACAACCACCACAACAACCACAACAACCACCACAACAACACCCGCACCTACTACAACAACCACTACAACCACAACTACTTCAACCACAACTACTTCAACCACCACCACGCCAGCACCTACCACAACAACCACTTCAACCACAACAACCACAACTACTACAACAACACCAGCTCCTACAACTACTAGTACAACCACTTCTACCACTACAACATCAGCACCTACTACCACAACCACAACTACAACCACTTCAACCACAACTACAACAACCACTACAACAACACCAGCACCTACTACCACAACAACAACTACAACCACAACTACTACAACAACACCAGCACCTACTACCACAACAACTACTACAACAACCACTACAACAACACCAGCACCTACTACCACAACTACTACTACAACTACCACGTCAACATCTACTACAACAACTACAACCGATGTACCTTCTGGATCTTTATATTTAATGGGATTGAATGGAAGCGGTCAGATAGGAGATGGAACTGCTATAAGCAGAAGCATTCCGACTCAAGTGTTGGGTTCAGGAGCATGGAAAATATTAGGAGATAATGGATATTCAACATCAGTATTTAATGCAGGCATTAAAAATGATAACACTTTGTGGTTATGGGGAAATGGCAATTACATAGCACAGAATTCAAATGTAGGCAATAAATCTTCTCCAGTTCAAATATATGGCGGAGGCACATGGACTGATGTCGCCCAAACATACCGTACCGGAGCGGCTGTAAAATCAGATGGCACTTTATGGACATGGGGAGATAACTATTGGGGAGCTATAGGTCGCTATGGGCTAGCTTACAACAGCTTTATTTATTCGCCTGTACAAACAACTCTAGGCGGAAGCACATGGAGCAAAGTTGCTGGTGGATATGGTCAAGTATTTGCAATAAAAACTGATGGAACACTATGGGCTTGGGGCGCAAATGGAGGCGGAACTCTTGGACTTGGATTTGTTGGCGGACAAGGATATGGAGGCATGTTTTCCCCAGTTCAAGTAGGAACAGATACAACATGGAAAATGGTTGGATCACTTTATGCTGGTGGAATTGCAATCAAACAAGACAATACATTATGGATATGGGGAAATAATAACAATGGTCAGTTAGGACAAGGAAATATCATAAACAGAAGCTCGCCTGTTCAAGTTGGAACAGGAACAGATTGGGCTTTTGTCCCAAAAACAGCATCGGGAATAACTAGCTCTGCTTTTGCAATTAAAAATGATGGTTCTCTTTGGGGTTGGGGCGGAAACAACAGTGGGCAATTAGCTCAAAATAACACAGCAGATATAAGCTCTCCTGTTCAAATTACTGGTACATGGAGCAAAGTAACCTACAACCGTTCTGTTATAGGACTAAAAACAGATGGAAGCTTATGGGCTTGGGGACATAACTCATATGGCACCATAGGAGATAACACAAAGATACATAGAAGCTCTCCAGTGCAAACAACTCTTGCAGATACAAACTGGATAAATGTTGTTGGATTTGGTGGAATTAGAGCTACAACCACATCTACTACAACTACATCTACTACAAGTACATCTACAACATCCACTACATCAACAACACAGGCTCCTGGTGCGCTATATACATGGGGCTATAGACATCTTGGATCTTCAGGGGATAATAATAACACTGTAATATATCAGTCTCCAACACAAATAATTGATGCAAGTCAATACCAAGATTTGCCACCTAACACGAGTGGATACGGATCATGTTTTGCCATAAAACCAGATGGAACATTATGGGCTTGGGGATTGAACTCTTATTATGGAGCACTTGGAGATGGAACATTAGAAAATAGATCTTCACCTATTCAAATCACCTCAAATACATGGAATATGGTATCTTCAAGTTCGCTTGCAACTCTTGCTATAAAATCTGATAATACATTGTGGGGATGGGGAGGCGGAGCATTCCTGCCCAACAATTCTAATACTAGCTATAGCTCTCCCATACAAATTGGAACAGATACATGGAGATATGTTAATACTGGAGGACAAACCGGGGCAGGAATAAAAACAGATGGTACTTTGTGGCTTTGGGGAGGCAATCAGAATGGACAACTTGGCAATAATCAGGTATCATATAATACGCAAAGTTCTCCAACACAAACAGTTGCTGGAGGAAATAATTGGATTTTTGTTAATGTTAGTGGCGATGGGGTTGTTCATGCCATAAAATCTGATACAAATTTATGGGCTTGGGGGAATAATTCTTGGGGGCAAATTGGAAACAATACTAGTTATGTAAGTTATTCAAGTCCTATACAAATAGGAGCATCTGGTTGGGCTTATGTAAGCTCAACCAAATATCATGTACTTGCTGTAAAAACCAATGGCACATTATGGGCATGGGGTTATAATGCCTATGGAATTTTAGGTTTAAATACAGATACTCCTTATTCAGGGGTTAGCTCTCCTATCCAAGTAGGAACAGACACAAATTGGAAAAAGTCTACTGCTCTAGACTATTCATCCGCAGCAACAAAAACGGATGGCACATTATGGGCATGGGGTTCAAATTATTATAACCAAACTGGAAACCCATATGCAGGATACGCACTTTCATCTCCAATACAAACATTAGCAAATGATAATTTATGGATTGATATATCTGGTAATAGTTATGGAGTTTATGCAACTAGAAGTGCTGGATATGTAGCTACTACACCTTCGCCTACGACTAGCACTACTACAACGACTCCACAACCAGGAAGTTTATTAGGAATGGGAGTTAATTCTTATGGTCAAATTGGGAATAACACAACAAATTCACAATCTTTCCCAACACAAGAAATTACAAATTCATCATGGTCAAAATTACCAAGTGGCAGCTATCTTTATTCCGCTTATGTAGGCATGGGCGGAATAAAAACAGATGGCACTCTTTGGACATGGGGATATATTTGGGATTCTGGTTCTATTGTTCACAGGTCTTCTCCTGTACAAATAAGTACAGGTGGAACATGGACAGATTTTTCAATATCTGGTTATTCAGTTAATGCTGTTAAGTCTAATGGAACATTGTGGGCGTGGGGACAATTACCAGGAAACAGTAATAACTCTAGCCCAACACAAATTGGAACAGACACAGACTGGAAATATGTGTTTAGAAATTCATATGTTTCTGCTGCAATTAAAAATGATGATACTGCATATTTATGGGGATCCGATATATCTTATGGATTATTTGGTGACAATACAGCAACTAATTCATCTAAATTAATACCGACACAAACAATAACTGGTTCTTGGAAGATGATTGTTGGTGGCAATGCTATGTTTGGAATAAAAACAGATGGAACATTATGGTCTTGGGGATACAATGCCTATGGACGACTTGGATTAAATGATACAATAAACAGAAGTTCTCCAACACAAATAAGCGGGTCTTATACATATGTTTCATCAGATGGATATAGTGTATATATGGCTGTAAAATCTGATGGAACATTATGGGGATGGGGCAACGGACAATCTATAATAAATGCTATAGCTTTCAATGGTGGTTTCTATCAATATCAAGGTTATAGTTCTCCAATTCAACTATTTTCATCAACAGGATGGACCAAAGTACTTGGTTTTAATGATAGTTCAATTGCTTTGAAATCAGATGGAACAGCATGGACATGGGGATATAATAGGTATGGACTGGCTGGAAATGGCAAGATAGTTCCATTCTACGCATCTACATATAGTCCTGTGCAGGTAAACTATACCGGCTGGTCAGATATTTACTCCAATAGAGATACAAACTTTGGATTGTTTAATTGATATTAAACTAAAACTGAAGTCCGTTGTTTTCTTGGCTCAAGGATCAAAATCTAAAAACCTCTAGAGATAGTTCTCTGGGGGTTTTTTGCTTAAAGCATATATATTTTATGTCAAATTCATATCCACAAATTACATTTTTAGTAGACCCAGATATTTCTGAAATTGATTCTTATTCAATGCCAGATGTGAATAGAGAAAATCTTGTTTATCAATTAAATTCAAAGATATATTGGATTGAAAATTTTTCTTATAGTGTAAAAAAAGGAGATTCTTTTACATTGTATGGAGAAGAAGCACTAAGAGTTTATAAAAATTATATACAAAACAATACAAATGGAAATATTTTAAAAGTAACATATTATGGTGTTCCAGAAATTTAAAGTTCTAATCAGCTATTAATTAACTCAATCTTGTTAAAAATTTTACTTCTTGTCGATAAATAAAATTATGGCACAAGATTATCCACAAATAACATTCGTTGTAAACAATGTAAATATGCAGGAAATTTTAAAATATCCTCCTGTAGATCAAAATTATGACAATGTCATAAATCTATTAAAACAAACTACATTTTGGATTTTATATGTTCCATATGAATTAAGACATGAAGATTGCTTTACACTTTATGGAAAAGAAGCTTTAGAAGTTCAAAAAATTTATATAACAGACGTACAAGAAAACCTAAGAAAACTTGAAATAGGTTACTATGGCATACCAACAACTGATTGCACATGCAAATGCTTAATACAAACAGATCCAGCAAGCATAAATATTCAGCAGGTTGGCACCTCTTTATCGGTAGCAATGTCAGCTACTGGTGGCAAATCTCCTTATACATATTCTCTTGATTCTGGAGTTTTTCCTCCTGGTGTAACCATTTCTTCAACTGGAGTTATAAGTGGAACACCGACTGCTTCAGGGTCTTACGAATTTTCTATTTTAGTAAGTGATGGAATTAACAGCGCAATAAAAACTTATAGAATAAAAGTAAAACCTCTAATCGCATTTGCACCCGCATCATTGCCAGCAACAACTCAATCTATTGCTTATAATCAAACAGTTACAGCATCTGGCGGACTTGCTCCATATGCATACAGTATTATTTCAGGATCATTGCCAACTGGATTGAGTCTAAATTCAGCAACTGGAGCCATTACTGGAACTCCTACAACTCCAGGAACTTATAATTTCACTATAGAAGCAACCGATGGAAACAGTGATATAGGTAGCAAAGCATATACAGTAACAATAAATAATCCTGTATTAATATCTACAGCAACACTGCCAGACACAACGGAAGGGGAAGTATATAGCCAAACTGTTTCTTCAACAGGAGGAACAGGAGCTGTAACATTCTCCGTTTCTTCTGGTTCTTTGCCAACAGGACTAAGCCTAAATGCTGCAACAGGAGTAATAAGCGGAACTGTTACTGTAGCCGGAACTTATAATTTCACAATAACAGGAACTGATACAGTAGGAGCAACAGGAAACAAAGCCTACTCTGTTGTTATAAATCCACCAGTAGCGGTTACTCCCTCAACTTTACCAGACACAACAATAACAATACCATATTCACAAACAGTAACTGCGACTGGCGGCACAGGCACAAAGACATATGCAGTAACATTTGGATCTTTACCAACAGGACTAAGCTTAAATACCGCTACCGGACTAGTAAGCGGAACTCCAATTACTGCAGGTCTTTACAATTTTGCCATAACAGCAACCGACACAGTAGGAGCAACGGGAAATACTATTTATAATGTAAATATTAATCCTGCCATAACATTAGCTCCAGCAACTCTACCAGCAACAACAGAAAATGTAGCTTATAGCCAAACTGTCACAGCATCTAACGGAACTGGAACAAAGACATATACATTATCTTCTGGTTCTTTGCCAACAGGACTAAGCTTAAACGCCGCAACAGGTGTTATAAGTGGCACACCTACTGCTGCTGGAAGCTATACTTTTGATATAACAGCAACAGATACTGTGGGGGCAACAGGAACAATAACTTACACAACAACAATAAATGCAGCCATGACTATGGCTCCAGCTTCTTTGCCAACAACAACACAAGGAGTTGCTTATAACCAAACTGTTACAGCATCTAATGGCACAGGAGCAAAGACATATACTGTAACCTCTGGAAGCTTACCAACAGGACTAAGCCTAAATGCTTCAAGCGGTGCAATAACAGGAACTGCAACTGCTGCTGCTACTTACAACTTTACAATTACAGCCACAGATACTGTAGGCGCAACTGTAAGTCAGCCATACACAGTATTAGTAAATGTTCCACTTTCAATATCTCCTGCAACTCTACCAGATACAACAATAAATGTTGCTTACAGCCAAACAATAACAGGAACAGGTGGAACTGCTCCTCTTGCTTATTCAGTATCTGCTGGTTCTTTGCCAGCAGGATTAAGTATAAATGCCACAACGGGGGCAATAACTGGAACTCCAACTGCAACAGGCGCTTCGAGTTTCACAATTACTGTAACAGACGCAAATGGTGCGACAGCAAGCCAAGCATATACAGTAACAATTAATGCTGCAGTTACAGTATCTCCAGCAACTCTACCAGATACAACAATAAATGTTGCATACAGTCAAACAGTATCCGCTTCTAATGGAACAGGAGCTAAGACATTCTCAGTAACTTCTGGTTCTCTACCAACAGGATTAAGCTTAAACGGTGCATCTGGTGTTATAAGTGGAACACCAACGGCTACAGGAACATCTAATTTCACAATTACAGCTACAGATACAGTAGGAGCAACAGGAAGTCAAGCTTATACCGTTGTTATAAACCCAGCAGTTTCAATTACAACTGCAACTCTACCAGATACAACAATAAATGTTGCTTACAACCAAACCGTTGCTGCAACAGGTGGTACAGGAGCAAAGACATTCTCAGTAACTTCTGGAAGCTTACCAACAGGATTAACCTTAACAGGCGCCTCTGGTGTTATAAGCGGAACTTCTACTGCTGCAGCAACATACAACTTCACAGTCACAGCTACCGATACAGTAGGAGCAACAGGAAGCCAAGCCTATAGCGTTGTTGTAAGCGGAGCTCTTTCAATATCTCCTGCAACATTACCAGACACAACAATAAATACTGCTTACAGTCAGACAATAACAGCATCAGGTGGAACAGCTCCTATTACTTATTCTGTTTCTGCTGGTTCATTGCCAACTGGCTTAAGCCTAGATGCCAATACTGGTGTAATAAGCGGAACTCCAACAAGTGCTGCGACATCAAACTTTACAATTACAGCTACAGATGCTTCTTTGGCAACAGCAAGCCAAGCTTACTCAGTCACAATAAACCCAGCTATTTCTGTATCGCCAGCAACACTACCAGACACAACAATAAATGTTGCCTACTCACAGACAGTAACAGCCTCCAATGGTACTGGAGCCAAGACATACTCTGTAACATCTGGTTCTCTACCAACAGGATTAAGCCTAACAGGAGCTTCTGGTGTTATAAGCGGAACTCCAACTGCTACAGGAACATCAAACTTCACAATCACAGCTACCGATACCGTTGGAGCAACAGGAAGCCAAGCTTACTCAGTCACTATTAATAGTGCTGTTTCAATTACAACAGCTACTTTGCCAGACACAACAATAAACACGGCTTATTCTCAAACTGTTTCTGCAACAGGAGGAACTGGAGCCAAGACATTCTCCGTAACTTCTGGTTCTCTACCAACAGGATTAAGCCTAACAGGAGCTTCTGGCGTTATAAGTGGCACACCAACAAGTGCTGCAACATACAACTTCACAATAACAGCTACCGATACCGTTGGAGCAACAGCAAACCAAGCTTACACAGTTGTTATAAATTCAGCAGTTTCAATTACAACAGCAACACTTCCAAATCCCGTTGTTGGAACTGCCTATAACGAAACTGTTGCTGCAACAGGAGGAACTGGGGCTAAGACATTCTCTGTTACTGTTGGATCTTTGCCAGCAGGATTAAGCCTAGCAGGAGCATCTGGTGTTATAAGTGGAACTCCTACAACTACAGGAGCCGTTTCTTTCACAATTACAGCTACCGATACCGTTGGAGCTACAGGCAGCCAAGCTTACACAGTAACAGTACAAGCAGCAGCAACAACAACTACCACACCCGCACCTACTACCACAACTACTACCACAACTACTACTACAACCACGCCTACACCCACAACAACTACTACCACAACCACACCTGTTCCAACCACAACAACTACCACACCCGCACCTACAACCACAACAACTACCACACCCGCACCTACAACCACAACAACTACCACACCCGCACCTACAACCACAACAACTACCACACCCGCACCTACAACCACAACAACTACCACACCCGCACCTACAACAACTACAACCACACCAGTTCCAACTACCACAACAACAACACCCGCACCTACAACTACTACAACCACACCAGTTCCAACTACCACAACAACTACAACAACCACGACAACTACACCTGCTCCTAGCTGCATAGTTGTAGACACAGGTAACACAAGCGATATGACTCACGCACAGCTTGCAAGCCCTGCAGATGGTATCTCTTACAGCAATAACTCTGTTGCAGGAACAACCACTACAACAACACCCGTTCCAACAACTACAACAACAACTACACCGGCTGGTGGGGCAACACCAATAAGTGGTGGAGCAGGTTGCTTGACAGCGACAGATATGAATTCAATTGGTATAGCAAATAAATATTTAATATCTATAGATGATACAAATCAATACTGGTATAATATTAATGTATCCAAAGCTGTTTGGTCTGTTAAAAAAATATACATAAATACAACAGATACAATAAATCTAGGATGGATCGGCAACGACAGTTGTACAGATCAAAATGACTATTATGGTACAAATACTTGGTCTAGCGGAGTAGAAATTGCAACTATGCCTTGGACAATTGATGATCCATTGTCTAACAATGGAACATTTAAAATTTGGATAATGTTACCATCAGGTGCTAGCGCAGCTTCTTATGAACTTTGGATAGACGATTAAAGGAAAAAATTATGGCACAACCAACAATTTATGCTAATATAGACTGTGATGGACAAGTAGAAGTCAAAGTAAATAATGACACCGGCTATCCTTGCACCATTATAACAAATACAGGCGTAAATGAATCTATTCCAAGCACCGGAACTGATGTTTATAGAAATTATAATTTAACAAGCTCAGATTGGGTAAAAGTTGTTGCTGCTCAAGACGCAACTATTGCTGCTAATAAATTAACTGGAACAATTAAATATATTACTTCTGTAACTACCACTCCTGCTCCGACTACAACCACAACAACTACAACACCGCCTGCAGGAAATGCATTGCCAGCAGGCGGAGCAGATTGCGACAATAATACAAATTGGCCATCCTCAGATAATACAAAATACCAAGTAACATTCCCAGATACGACTACCGAGTGGACTTATTACTATGCTGGTGTAGATACTAAAAAACTATATATGTCGGTTGTAGGAGATCCAACTACTCCAATTTCCACTGGCACAGACAGTGTAAAAGTATGTAGATGTTCCGATGGAACCTTCCCATGCTTTTTTGATGCTTGCAGTTCGCCAAATGGACCTAGTCTTTTGAGCGGATTCGATATGAGTGCAGCAACTTCAGGAAAATTCTCAATTCAAGCTAATAATGCCGCACTTACTGGAATAGCATTTGATATTTGGATTGACAATTAAACAAAAAAAGCCCCGTTTAATAACGGGGCTTTTTTTGTTTAAACTTTTAAACTCTATTTGGCTTCATCTGGAACATCGGTCAAATCCTTATACTTTTCAAAAGCATCTGGATGGACTTCCAACACTCTTACCTTAGCTCTTTCAACAAAATCCTTTGGTTGGTTCTTCAAGAACCAATTAGCTACAGTCTCTGGATTCTTTCCAGTCTCAAAGTAAGCAATCATATAATTGTAAATCTTATCAATGATATCCAAACGATATGTGATAGGCTTGCTTCTCAAGAATCTGTGAATCCAACCCAAAGCCGTATGAAGCTTTACCTTGCCACCATTCTTGCGAACAAGTTCGTGGACATAACCTTCTTCTCCAGCAAAGCCAGAGAAGTTAGGACTAAATCCTGGCCAATGCTCCTTCTTCATCAAAAACATTGCAGTTCCATGCATTGGAATCTCAGAAACAGGAGGCAATGGATTCTTTGTGTTCCAAATTCCAAAGAAATCACCACGCCACTTTGGGTCCATATGGGTGGCAATAACATCCTTGTTTTCATTCAACAAAGGACCACACCACATGTCCTTGCCAATAAAATCACCATTGATTCCATTCATAATGTAATCAATTGCACCAGCCTGCAAAATAACATGGCTGTCTAGCAATAATACATATTCGCCATCAGCATGTTCAAAAACGCTGTTCTTGGCATGTGCTGGTCCCTTTTCCTTTGGAGCATGGACATACTTGGCTCCACTCAAAGCACAAAGATTTTCCAAAGACTCTGTCTTCTTTGGAAGATCATCAATCATCAAAAGCTGAATATCTGGACAAGTTCTCGAATTACCAGTATGATACATTCTCAAGCAAGATGCTGTCCAAAAAGCACCCTCAATATCATCATGGCAAGCCCAACCAATAGTTAATTTATATTGCGACATTTTTTGCTCCTTTACTATAATCATTATAGCAACAAAAATATATTTTAAGGAAATAATTATGTCAAAGCCTGGTATTTCTTGTTATTGCAGCACTTTTGGAAGACCAGTAGGTTTAGTAGAAAACTCAATTCAATGCTTTTTAGATCAAGATTATGACGGACCAAAAGAATTAGTTATATTAAATGACCTAAATGTTCAAGAACTTGTTTTTGATCATCCAGAAGTAAGAATAATAAATCATCCAGAAAGAATAAAACCACTAGGCAAAAAATTTAATGATAATATATTACTTTGCAAGTATGATATATTAGCTTGCTGGGAAGATGATGATGTTTTTCTCAAAAATAGGCTTTCTTACAGCTTCGAACATATGAAAAATGGCATTTTTCATACCCCACAAGCTTTTTTTGAACGTGGCATAAAAGACATCATATTATCTCAAAACATTTTTCATTCCACCCACATGTTCACAAGAGAGTTGTTTGATAAAGTTGGTCGATATACAGAAGCCGATCAATGTAGCATCGATGTTTCTATTATGGAAAAATTCAGAAAAGAACTTGGACACTATCAACAAGACATGGATGTAAAAGATAGATGGTATATTTATGTTTGGGGAGGAGCTGGATCATACCACGGCTCAGGATGGGGACCTTCAAATGAAAACATTTCAGATTCAGCAGCACAAATAGTAGAAATGCAAATTGAACAAGGCCATGTAAAAACTGGAAAAATTGTACTTGAGCCAAAATTAAGATACAATTTTTATGAGTATCTTCCAAAAGAATAACTATATTATTTTCATCCAAAGAAAGGTAAAAAAATGTTACTATCAGAAAAATATTTGGCAGAATCAGTTAACGCTAAAGGAGATCTATCAGAACACCTTTATACAATTAAGAAGTATGCGGAAAAATGCGAACACATTACAGAACTAGGTGTTCGCTGGGTCATAAGTACTTGGGCACTGCTTGCCGGAAAGCCAAAAACACTAAATTCTTTTGACGTAATTCATTATATTTATCACGGAGTTCCACCCAATAAAATTATTGATGCCGCAAAAGAACAAGGAACTGATTTTAATTTCTTTGAAGAAAATGTACTTTGTACTGATAAGATTGTTCCAACAGATTTGTTATTTATAGACACTTTACATAGCTACAAGCAATTAAAACTAGAACTTTACCTACATGGAAATAAAGCAAGAAAATATATAATTATTACAAATACTGTTACTTATGGAAATAGAAATGAAGGACCAGTTTTGTCAGAAAAGTTAGATGGAGAAGCCCTGCATGTATTTAATAATCTACAAGACAAGCAAGGTGTAATGACTGCCATTAAAGAATTCGTTGAAGAAAACTCAGAATGGCGAGTCAAGGAATTCTTCAAGAACTGCAATGGTTTGTGCGTCCTAGAAAGAATCCCCGTCTCTCCAAGCGGATTGGCAGTAACAGGAACATCAATGAGCACCACTTTTACAGGAGTTGCTAACAATGCCCCCGTTGTTAATAATACCCATGTTGAACAACCCGCTCCTGTACCAGTATTTGTTACGCAACAACCAAACAATCAAAATTCTACAAACAAGCTAATAATAGCAGGACTTGTGGGGTTTTGCTTCACCGTAACAGCAGCAGCGGTAGTAACAGCAGTTTACTTCGCAACTCGTTAATTTTAAATTAAATGCTATTTTAGGGGCGAGAAAATCTCGTCCCTATTTTTTTAAAATATTTTTAAAGCAGGATTTTGCTGCCTCATAACCCAAAAATTAGATTGAGTAGAATTGTAAGTCTTATTATATCTACGACAAAAATCATTCACAGCGTCTCTAACACCCGTCCAATCAATATCATGCCCAAAGAATACTCCATTCTCATTTAAAAGAGGATAATAAGATTCTAAATCAGACATTACACTTTTGTAAGTGTGATCTCCATCAATATAAATCATATCAAATTTAACATTATGAAAAGAAAGAACGTCCGCCGCTAATGTAGAAGGCAAAGGAATAGGCGTTATATAATTTTCTAATTTTGAATGACAAACATTTGCCAAAAAATTATAATAAAATGAAGGATACCCGTTTACCGTGTTAAACTGCCTGTCCGGACTGGGATAAGTATAAAACTCAACCGAACCAAGCCATGTGTCTATACAAAAAATATGACCGTCTATATTGTATTTTTTTAAAGCATTAGCCATATTAATTGCAGATTGTCCCTTATATGTTCCAACTTCCGCAATTAAACTTGGCCTATTTGTTTTTATTAAATTTTCAAATACAATATCGTTTCCACCCCACCCAAAAACTTCATATGGATAAGATGAAAAATTAAAGCCGCTGTATGTGTCTTCACGCAGCAGCTTTTTTCTTATACTTTGAATAAATTCACTTGCCAAGAATTAGTCTTCTTTCTTTTTATGTGGCTACTCAGGTATTTACAAATTAAATATCCATTTCTTTTTGCCACAATCCCATATTCTTGCAAATCCTTTTTCCAAACAGATTTCTCTTTCTGTATTGGCATCAGGTTCTTGTTTTTTTTGCGATTGCTTACTTAGTCTAATATTTTTTTTATTTAAATCTACATAGGAATAATCTGGTCCGCTTTCTCTTAATAATCTAAACCCGAGTTTTTCATACACGCCACCGCTGCTCCATCTATTATCACTCCATGAGCTTACTTGAGCAAAGCCTTGAGATTTTGCCCATATACAACATCGTTTGAAAAGTCTAGATGATCCTCCTATTATTGAAATATTATCTTTAAAACATAAACGATCTAAAATTAACTCATCTACATTTCTGTGATGATTTCCAAAAGACATTCCTCCTATAAGTTTATTATCATAAAATAAACCATAAGAAATTATGGACAAATTATTAGATCCTTGTATGTGATATTCATCACAAAAATATTTAAAATCAACTTTAGTAATTTCTTTAATTTCGCAATTTCTAGCAAATATCTTTAAGTCATTTTTATTCAAAATTGACTTAATAAAATTTCTGCATTGTGTGTTTCTGTTTATCCACTCATCTTCAAAAATTGTAATAAGTCTAATCCCTTTATTTTTGCAAATTTTATATTTATCATGATGATATCTTCTTAATCTTGGTTCTGGGGATATTTCATTATGCCAATATAAACCGCAGTATTCAAAAGCAATTTTTTTATTTTCATCATATAAATCAAGTTCTTTTCCATTGAGAATTTCATGATCAACATGAAAATTAAATCCAAATGAATTAACCCAATTTTCTATTTCGGCTTGAGTTTTGCCATAATTTTTATTTTCTTCAAGCATGCAAGCTGCTGGAACGCCATACTTTTGAATATTAGTTTTAATCATTTTGCTAATTGTTTGTTGGTTTTGGCTTGCTCTAGGATATCCATATCTTTCAATATTTGTTTTTTCTATTTTTTCAATAACATTTTGATTTGCAAATGGACACTCGTACCCATATCTTTCTAAATTTGTTTGTTTTCTTTTATTATTAATTTCTTCATTTTGCAACGGATTAGTAACGCCATATTTTTCAATATTTGTTTGTACAATTTTTTGTTTCACATCTTCTCTCATACCAGAATATGGAACACCATGATTTTCTAAATTTGATTCAATTATTTTTTGCTTAACTTCTTCTGATTGAGAAGCATGTTCACAACCAAATCTTTCCAGATTTGTTTGTTTCCTTTTTTCTTGTACTAATTCTGATTGCATGGCAAATTCAACGCCATGTTTCTCTAAATTGGTTTTTTTAGTTTTTTCTTTGACTTCTTCATTTTGCAATGAGCATTCTGTTCCATATTTTTCAATACATGTTTCTTTCATTTTTTGTTGAACAGAATCTGCTTGAGATGCAAATTCGCTTCCATATCTTTCCAGATTTGTTTTTTTCATTTTTTCCAAAGTTTGTGGCATCTTTTCTTTTATTTTTACTATTTTTTTAGCAATGACATCTGGTATTTGTGAAACATGGCTAACACCATATTTTGACATGCAACCATCTTCTTTTTTCTTTGCTTTACATTCTTTAGAACCACAACTATGTGTTGGGCTGTTTTTGCAGGCACGATTAATTACTTTTATTTCTCTTTCAAATTCTTTTCCACAATAATCACATTTCCACCAGACTTTGTGGGAAATGGGAATTTTCTCAAAAGGAATTGAAAGTCTTTCACTAATTAACATTTGTTATGGCCTCACAAAATAAATAAAAATTATTTTAACATTTTGTTTATTTTTTTCAAGGATAAATGGAAAAATTAAAAATTTTTAATCGAGACTTGGACCGAAAACATCACCAAATCTGTTAACTAAATCTTCTAGCCATTTGGCTCTATCTTCTCTTCCTTCTTGTAAAAGAGTATCTCCGTCAAGCTGAACCCCTCCATTAGGACCCGGAGGATTTTTAATTTTACTTCTAATTCTACCAAGCATTATTTTGGCATGCGCCAATGCTCCATCTTGCATAACTTGTTGAACTCTTCCCCAATCATAATTCTTTTGCAAATAGTGTACAACTACTCTATGTGCTCTATAAGGTATAGGATAAATTTTTACATTTTGGTATCCTCCATAAAACTCCCACCCGCCTATATTACTAGCCATGCGTGAATAAGTTTGTTCATATCCTTTATATAATTGCCACTCACCAGCTCTTCCCCATATTGGTTGCACAGGATCAATTAAACCGCCTTGAATAGATGCATATGCCCCGCCGGGATAAAAGTATTCTGTTGGTATTGCACCACCTAAATCACTAGATTGAAATGAGAATGTTCCTGTTTCTTTATAATAAACATTTCTAATATATCCAATATCAGGAGGCATTGTATAAATTGATTGTCCTGGTATTGTATTAAACACATAGTATTGAAAATATTCTCTTGGAGCCCATTCTTCTATAATCTGAAGTGATATATCTACTGCTGCATCTAATTGTTGTTCGTCAAGTTCTATATTAATAACAGGGGCACCAAGCATCAAAAGGATGTAGTCCTTGAGTTGCCCTCTAATCTTCCCTCTATTTGGTCTGGCTCCCAGCTTGGAAATATCCAAGGGATCTGAGACTCCAAGGTTACTGCCTCCCGCCAAATTGCAACATTGGTTTGCAGAAGGTTTTTGAAGATAAATAAAATTTGAAGAATTGGTACTCATAATACATATATGTATAGAACTTTTTATTTATAATTGGTGAAAAAATGTCAGCGGACAATAAACTTCTTAGTATTTACAACAAGTTCAACAGAACAAAAGACAGACCTTTGAATGAAGTCCTGTTAGAAAGCTTAGATTTATTAACAGAAGCCCAGATTAACAACATTTACAAGGGCTTAATATATTTGGATAGAAATGATGCAAATTTTCTTAATCAGTTTCCTCCAAGATATTGGGCTCAGGCTTTATATCAAAGGTATCACAATTATTTGTGGGACTATTTAAGCAAACTTCAAGACGAGCGTGACAAGGTATATTTGCCAAAATATAAGGAAGAGCTTGAAGATGAGATGAAAAGTGTTGAAACTGATTCTGTGTATGCTTCTTTGGACAAAAAAACAAAGAAGAGAATTGCTATGGATAATGCAAGGCATATAGCAAAGCAATATTCTGACAGGATTGAAATGCCTTTTAATGATAATCCAAGTTCTCCTTTTGATTTTGTTGGAACTGGAAGAGATAATTTTATAAGGGTTTATGCCAATCCGCACGTTGAAGATTTGTATAAAAAATTAGAAGGAGCAAAAGGCAAGCACGATGGATTTGATTTGCATAATCCTGTTGAAATAGAAAAGAAGGCATCGTCAGCAGAGGGAGAGCCGGAAACAAGAAGGCAGACTGACGGGTTTCTTTTGCCGGAAGAAAAGAACATTCAGACAATGATTCGTGACTACATTAAATTGCTTGGTCACAAAATACTTCCTTACAACGACGAAGATTTAATTTATCAAGATAATAATCCTGATGAATCAAAGAGAATGATAAGGAATGCAGAATACAAGTCGAGCAATTTATTTAAAGATACAATGACTTATGAGCTTTTGGAAGACGATTTGTTTAAAAGAGCAAAAGCCGAATTAAAAAGCAATCATGAAAAATCGGATCAAAAGAGAGTTGAAGATTTAAAAGCACAAATCAAAGCAAAAGGTGGATTGCTTAAAGACTACAAAGACATGTTAGATTCAGAGGGTTATCCTGGCGGCAGATCACAATTAGATGCAGATGCCAAGAAGCTTGCAAAGCAAAGATTGGAAAGTTTAATAAAGCTTGGCAAAATCAAATCTCCAGAAAGCTTTGAAGATCCGAGCAGAGAAAGGGCGGCAATAAAGGGCGAGTTTGATACTGCTGGCAATCTAAAAAAAGTAATACATCCTGATTTAGTTTTACCGCACAAAAAAATATTTGTAAAAATGCAGAAACTAAAAAAGAATGCAGATGGAAATCTTGTTCCTGTTGGAGAGCCAGAAATAGAAGAACATGATGCTCCAATAATTGTTCCCGGCACAACATTTCGTAGATTAAAACAAAAAGAACTTGATTTAATTAAAAAGGTTGAGTCTGGAGAAGGTTTGAGTGAAAACGAAGAAGCAGAATATAAAGCCATGTTCGGAGAGCTTGGCAACCACATAAACTATCTTAGAGGCAGTCACTATGACTATGATAGCGATACAAATCGTCCAATATTCATAGATTCTTGGCATGAGCCATCATCGCAAAAACAGGGAGCGGAGCATTACAAGGCTGGTGGATTATTCCCGGCAGCGGAAAGTCCTGAAAGAGTTGCTCTTGGAAAATACAATGTAGACATTGATTCAAAAGGAGTTGTTAACAAATATCAAAATGAAGCATATGCTAAAAAAGTTGCAAAAATGTTTGGCAAGGAGTTTGTTAATGGAATGAGTTTAAAACAGTTTATCAGGAATATAATCTACAAGAGGCTCGCAAGTAAAAAATTTAAGGAACAAAAGCAAGACACTATGAGCTTGGCATTAGAAAGATCTGTTTTGTTATTTTTCCTTGATCAGCTTGTTGAAATGGGAATGCAAAGAGTAATTGAAAATTTTGGACTTGATGGAATAGAAGAAAGTCCAAGCATAATTACTGATTTAGTTAGCAAAATGATGCAAAGTATTGAGCAGCAAGATTTGGTAAGGGGAAGCAGAAGAAGAAGAAAGAATTTAGGACAAATGGGATCGGTTGGTTCTCCCAGCTTGCAAGCTTACGCAAATAGTTATAGCTGCAATATTGATCCAGAAATGAGAAGACTTGGAGCGGCCAAATGTGGATTCAAATATAGAATAGGCAATTTGATAAAGAGTGTTGATTCCAACACGGCATCTATTCTTTCTTTGGACAGGGAATTAGATGACACAGAAAACAGCAATACACAAGAGCTTTTAATTAAAGATTTAAGAAGAGAATTTTCTTCTTTGTTGATGACTTTAGCTATTGTATTTTATAGATCTGAATTTGAGTCCTCTGCAAACAAGGACTCTTATGACGATCATTCTTTTAGAATAAACAAAATTCTTGATGCGGAATATAAAGTAAGAGAATTTGTTGAGAGTTTGGTTATGCGATCAGAGTCTTCTGGCGGAACTATTGATGCAAACATGTTTGCAAATGAAGTTAAAAACAAAATAAAACAAATTGAATCCACAATAGAAGATGAATATGTAGATAATGACCGCCAGATTATGGCTCCTGAAGATGAAATAATAGATAAATATCGACCTGCTAAATATCCGTTAAAAACATCTGCTGAGTATATTGAAGATTTTAAAACCGAATTAAAAGCAAATCCACACAACTATATTGCCATAAAGAAAAAATATGATGAAATGGTAAAAAATGGTTTTATTGATAATTCGGGTGGAATTCTTGAACAAATAATTAACAAGCTGCTAGCTCTAATTGCTTCTCATACAAGCGCAGCCAAAAATATGAACAGCATAAATAATGTTAATCCAAAGCTATTAGCAAAAACAGATTTAATTGCAGCAATAGGAAGGATAAAGGGAGCTATTGCTGGGGCTTCTGAAGAAGAAGCCAAAAAACTAAATGATACTCTCAATAGATTTGAATTACAAAACAAATAGGTGCTATAATGGAATATAATTATATAAATTTTGTTAACTCACAGCAAGTTCTTAGTTATCTCGAAAAAATATTAGGAGACGATTTAAAAGTCTATTATCCTATACTTTACAAGGTTGTCGGGAACATGAGTAATGAAAATGAAATACAAGGATTTGTAAGTTTGGTGGCAAAAATTTATGAAGTTGGATTTAATAAATCTGTTGAAGCCCATAAAGAATCGCTTGAAAGGCTTGGATTAATTGCAAAAGTTAAAAATTAGGATGTTGCATACTTGGTATGCATTTTACTACAAAGCCTTCTGGTGCTGATTTTATTGCATCTGCTTGCCACCATCTTTTTTCTTGGTTTTTTGGATAAAATATTGCAAATCTTTTTATTTTTTCTAAATGTGTCCAAAACAACAGATGCATATCGGTTTCTTCTATTAAAATTGCTTCAAAGGTAAATTTCTTTCCATATGTTATTTTTGTAGTAACTTCTCCATATAATAAATCTTTTTTTTCTTGAACATCAGTTGGAAGGCAGCAAAGTACAGTTTTCGGGTAATTTAAAAGCTTGCTATTTACAGATTTTGGTTTTTCTACTATTTCTTCTTCATCTATTTTTGGCTGTGGCGGCTTGATTTCTTGAGTTATTTGAGCTTCTTGAAAAGAAAACTCTTGTTTTTTTTGTGGTGGTTTTTCTTCGACAAAAGCAGGTGTTTTTACGCTAACTTCAGACCTAATTTCATCTTGTTTTGCAACAACTGTTTGGCCTAGGTTAATCTTATTTCTTGTAGGTTTTTTGGCAATATTTTGATTGACAACATCGTCAGGAAATTCCATATTGTGCAATTCAAAATCATTCCAAAGGTCTTGTTCTAACATAATAGGATTTGGACCTTTAACTTTGTATACAGTTCCATCTTTATTTTTTATCACCATTTTGATTATATATTAATAGATAAATTATATTTGGAGGCTTTATGGCTTTTATAGTGCCTGATGTTGGCGAAGTACAACTTTTAAAGAGACTTCTTGGAATTGGCGGAACAGCAAATGGCAGTCTAACTCTTCGTCTTTACGAAAATGATCCTACTATTGATGAAAACACAACTGTTGGAATGCTAACTGAATGTACTGCTGCTGGTTATGCATCGATAACTCTTGCTGGAGCAAGCTGGGCGGTACCAATTACCGTATCTGGGCAAACTTCTACATCATATGCACAACAAACTTTTAGTTTTACTGGTGCCGCAACTGTTTATGGCTATTATATAACAGATGGTTCAAATCTTGTGTTGGTTGAAAGATTTGCTTCCGCTCCATTCGTTGTTCCTGCAGCAGGTGGCCAAATAGCTATAACACCAACTATGAATCTAGAGTAAGAGGAACCATGAATTCTAATTTTATTAAGTGGCTTTTAGTAAGTGAAGCAAGTCAATTGGGTTCTGACAGTTATGAAAAGTACAGAACTATAGTTGATACATCTATTAAAAAGTTTGCAAAAATGTTATTGGAAAAATCCAATAGCATTGATGGATTTATTACTGATGAACAAAAAGCAGCTTTGAATAGTATCGAGGCTTCTGGATTAGATGACAATTTTATTATTAAATTTCTCATACCTTACATGAATCTAGAAAAAGTTAGTTTTGAAGCTTTTACCGATGCAACAAGTTCTTGCATTTATGGAATAAAAGGTGGTCTAGACAAAGGCGAAGAATACAAGCCTGAGATTGCACAAAAGGCAAAAAGGGCCAATGTAAAAATGAGTGCTGCTCGTTTGGCCAAATCTAGAGAAGAGCGAAGTTTTAGTGCCTCAAAGTTATCCCATACTGCATTACACGAATTTATAACAAGAATAAAATCTGGAACTTATGAAGAATTTATTGACAAATTGATTAATTATGGAGGCACGGGATTTAAATCTTACTTGTCTCTTGGTCATAGAAACATTGCTTTGCGTGACAAGCAATCAAGAGAAAAATATGCTATGAAATTTGGCGAGCTGAATAAAGAAGCAGAAAATCTTGCCAACAAGATGAAAAATGACGAAATAAGTCAATCTGATTATGAAGCAGGACTTCAAAGAATAAAAGACGATCAAAAAAATGCTTTGGGAATAGCTAGTTCATTTGAACCTCAAGATGCTGGATCACAAGAAAACAGAGTTGAATATATTGCTTCAGAATTTGTTAGGCATTATGCTGGCAAATCAGATTTAATTTATACTTTGTTTAATTTTTTAGTAAATTGCATCAGGCAGTCTACACTTGGCAACATGAGAAATAAGAATTATTATGTTGGTGCAAAATCGACACCAAATACTGCAACTGGTGACGAAGGAGAAGACCTTGATGTGAGCGGTGACGGAGAATCCGTTGTCAAAGGGGGAGAAAAGATTGGCGGGCCGCACAGAATTCATGCCAGCGAACCAGATAGGCCCGATGCTCCAGAATCAGGTATGTCGATAAGTGGTCAAATTGAAGCGGCCATAACCAACAAATCTAATTCTCTAATATTGACATTAAAGCGTTGTATTCTTGTCTATCTTGAAAACGCTAAAAACATTTTAAGTTCAAAAGTTTCTTTAAGTGCGAAGCTTGCAATTTTGAAAGCAGCATTTTGTTTTAGATATTTGTTGGAAAGAATTGAAAAAGATACAAATAATTTTGTAAGTGATTTAACAAACTTTGTTGAAAAAGAAATGCCTGATATTATAGCAGGAAAAAGACCTAGTGTTAAATCAATATTAAATGTAAATGATTTGTATGATTCATTTGTAAAAAATCCAGAAATAGAATTATTAAGAGTTTCAGCATCTATTTGTTATAACGCATATGATAAAGTAAACTCAGCAGATGCTTTATCAATGCTTCCATCTAATATTACAAAAGACATGCTTGTTGAATCTTTTGGATTTGATGATTTTATATTATTAAAAGAAGCATGTGATTCTGGTAGTAAGTTTTGTATTAATGGTGATACAGATCATGAAAAGATTATAAATTTATCAGACAAAATTTGGATTACAAGTATGTGGCCAGATTCTACATCTATCGCTTTTTACATGGACAATTTAAAGAATGTAATTTTTCATGCATTCCATGTATGGGATGCTAAAAGACAAGGTAAAGAAGCGCCTCCAATTGAACAATGCGGAAAGTTAGCTATTAAGAGAAAAGATACTGGATTTACACATCAACATGATCCAGAGCATCATAAAGCTGTAGCTTTTAAGCTCTCTGGGGGACTATCTGCTGACGATCAAGAGTCTTTAAACAAGATAATTGACAGACTAGAAAAACTTATTGTTGACAGGTACTACAAAAGAGTTTTAAAAGAAAAAGATCCAATCAAACAAAAGCAAGAAGTACAAAAGTTTATTAACCCAAGTACTTTAAGCATTTTCCTTAGAGAGCTTCTGATAGATCAAAATATTTCAACTAAAGTATCATCAGAATATGGAATTAATGCAAAACCTGCTATTCAATATATTATTAAAGAATTAATGTCATTTATTATAGACCATGATAAAAATAATAATCCTGAATATCAACAGATAGACCAAGATGAGGATGAAAATCCATATCAAGTCGATGCAGAAGTTAAAGATATAATGGGAGGACGCATAATTGATCGAACTGGAGAGGATGAGGACGAATATCCAAGGAGAAAAATTTGATTTACAGAAATGATGGCAAGCCATATTGCCCAACTGGATCAATGCAACAATTCGATGATGGGTTGCCAGAGCATAGTTTATTTAATGACTGGGACCAAGAGTCTATCAAACAAGGTGGCTCTCCAATTTTTTATTATGAATTATTTATAGACACAAATAATGTAGATCCGATATACTTGGAAACTAGAACTAAAATGTTTAGTCCTGTTCCTGTGCAGTTGTGGGCTGTTTACGAGCCTGTTCCTTCCCAGAACATGCAAACTGCATTTGGTATTGATTCTCCAGACGAAATGATATTTGAATTGAATTATAAAAGTGTTTTGAATACTGTTGGCCATGCTCCAAAAATTGGCTCAAGGATATTTACTCCATTTTTAAAAGAGAATTGGGTTATAATAGAGAGAAAGACAGGAGAATTCAAGATGTATGGAGTTGTTAGATTGCAACTCATATGTCAGAGGTTCCAAGAAGATGATGTTAGTGGAACCTCGGTTGGTAAAAACCAAAATGTTGATTTTAAAATTGTTTAAAAGGTGAAAAAATGAAAAATTTTTATGAATTTTATAGAAGGATACAGGCTAACAAACTATTTGAACAAGGTGGCATGCCTGTAAATCCAAGCATGTCTATGCCTCCTATGGCTGGACAAACAGGAGGCGGAATGCCTTCTGCTCCTTCCTTGGGTGGAATGGGAAGCATGCCTGCTGGTGGTGGAATGCCTACTGGTGGTGGAATGTCACCACAAGGATTTATGGATGAAGGTCCAAAAACAGCAGACCAAGAAGAAGGGGGCATGGGTCCTCCAGAAGCTGAAGGCGAAGAAAATGTTGATGCCAGCGTTGGCGAAGATGCCGAAGGGCCAGAAGCTGTAATGCAAAAAGCTGTTAGCGATATCGAAGCACAATTAGATTTCTTGAGAAGTAAGGGAGAAGATGCTTCTGCAAGAGCTGACACTATCAATGATCTTCTTAAAATGATTAAGAAGAATATTGAAAAAGCGGAAGGCGAAGTTGGAGAAGAAGGTGTGGAAGGAGAAGAGGGAGCTGCCCCATCTTTAGGTGCTATGGGAGAAGAAGGACCTCCTATGGGTGACCAAGCTGTGCCATCGTTTGGAGGAGGTGGCGCTGGCGGTAATGATATGGGTGCAGCAGGAGGTATGCCACAAATGCCTATGCCAGGTGGAATGGCAACAGAATCATATTTTCTCAAAGCTCGAAAAAACCGCAAAAAAAAATAATTTAATTTTTATTTAAAATAAACATGCAGAGACAATTAATCTCTGCATGTTTTTTCATATATATTTTATGGAACAAAAGCTTAGTATATTAACGTATATTACTTTCAAAGAATTTTTAATAAGAAGAAGTTTTCCTGAATTGATTACAATTAATAAGAAGTCAGTTAAAAAAATCGAAGGCAAAAAATGAAGCCTATTGGCCCAAATGTTAATAGTTATGGTGGTTCTTTAAACGACATAAAAGACTTGGATTTCCAAAGTCGTTCTGAAAATATTGATCCGCCACCAGGGTTTTGTGATCAGCCACCCGATAATCAAAACAACGTTGGTTTAAACAATCCAGATGACTGGATGCAAGATTTATTTATAAATAAAACTGGAAATGGGCAAGAAAATAATGCGGACCCATTTCAACGGGGACAAATTGTAAATGATTTAAATGTTCCAAATAGAAATACAATTTATCGTTATGCAAAATCTATTCGTGGAACAGATGAAGCTGTAATGGATTTATTTAGAAACATAGTTGTAATTGATGACGATGGAAAGGCACACCCAGTTCCTGTTATTTGGGCCACACAAGAAAGAGCCGTTGCCGCTGTGGTTCAAGAAAATGTAAGAAAAGACGATACACTAGTTGTAGATAGAATAAAATTACCAATGCTTGCAATAAGCAGCACAGACTTTACTTTTAATCAAGAAAGATATACTTATCACAAAGCTCTAAACTGGGCACCAGATACTCAAGGAAAACCAACTTTTACAGTATCAGAAAAATATAATAAAGATACTGTTTTTGGAGTTGCTAGAGGTATACCAATTGATATTAGTTATAATTTAATTGCATGGACAATGCAATTAGAAGATATGAATCAAATTATTGAACAAATAGTAACTAAATTTAGTCCTATGGCGTATATAAAAGTAAGGGGAGTAACTTGGGAAACTGGCGTAAAGATGAATTCTATAGCTAATAACTTAGAAACAGAGCCTGGAGATCAAGCTTTGCGAGTTATCAAATTTCAATTTGGTTTAACTGCTGAAACTTACGTTGCACAACCCATTAGACGTGAGAAGGCAATATTGGAAACTAGAGTTGAGATTGGCAATTCAGCAATAGATAATGAAATAAGCGAAATAATAAGTAGAATAGAAGAAAGCACAAGGGAATTTAAAAATGATTGAAATTACAAACTTGCAACAGACACCAATTTCTTTGTTTATCAGATCAAAAAGAGCCCCCGGACACGGAACATCACTAACAATACCTGGAATTGGTGCAGAAAAAAATATTTTTTATTTAGAAGAAGAGAGAGCAACTGAATATATAAATAGAGCAGAGCAATCTGGTTATATTAAAACTAGATTTGTAGATAGTAATATATTGAGAACAGGAGAAAAACATGGCAACACTTAAGGGGTTCCCACCTTCTAATACAATAAGCCCTTCAGTAAAGTATACTGAAAGGGACTTAACTTTTCTTACAGCAGAACCATCTCCGAACGATATTGGATTGGTAGGCTTTGCTTCTAAAGGTCCAGTTAATACACCAACAAAAGTTACAGACTTGGGAGGATTGGCAAGAACATTCGGCAATCCTCGTTTAAATCAGTCTTATAACCCTTACATGATTTACGCTGCACAGACAGCTCTGCAAACTGCTAACTCTGTGTATATAGTTCGTGTTGCCGATACAGATCCACTTAGCACAACTTGCTCTGCAACTGCAAGCTATGATGTCTATGCTGCTGGCAATGTTATTACACTTTTGGGCAGCGAAGACTTGAGCGCCAATGTAAAAAATACTAATGATTTGTATTTTACATGGAGTTTAAACGGAGTAAAGTCAACAAGGCTTTTAACACTTCTAAAATATACTGACATGTCATCTCCTACAAGTACTGCGGGATGGACTATTGCAGAGATAGTAGCAGAACTTAATTCTCAGCTTGATTCTAGTTTAGATGGCATACAGTTTTATAGCTCTACAAACTATATTGGAATAAAAACAACTTGGGCATATGGACCATCAGCAAAGCTTGAAATACTAAGCACCGAAAATCCTTTAATTGGTGGACCAGTTTTATTTACTGGTGGCTCTGCTATGGTATGTTCCAACGTTTTAGGACTTGGCACTGGAATGTTGCCTGCATCACAAGAAGGAAGCGCTGTTAAGTATGGAGCTGGGCTTGCAGGAACATGGGACTTCACAGGCTTAACAAACTTATCTCTTTCTCTTGTTGCTAGCGGATATAACAACACATTAATCGATGATGTTGTACAAACTGTTCCTCTAACAACAACTATGGCTGGTACCACTTATGCCACAACAGCACTTTTAGTAGCAGCATTACAAACAGACTTTACTGCTGCTGGCGTAAAAGGTTTAGCCGTTTCTGTTGGGTCTACTAGCGCAAATGCTATCAAAATCACAGGAACAGTTGCCGGAGCTTCTTGCAAGTTTTCTATTAGAACTGCAAGTACAGTAATTTCTATATTTGGATTTAATAATACTGCAACACTAGGCACAGTAAAAACTGACAACTGGGATCCAAACACACTTATAAATAGTGGAACCAGCACTTCGGGAGCTTCAGATGATGTTGGACCTCCTGCACCATCTACATATGGAATAATTACCGGCCCTTCAACTGGTACTACTACAAAAACATTTACAATTAATGCAGATAGCGCTGGAATCGAAGGAAACTACACTCAAGTTGTCATAACAAGTGGAGATGCCGGGGCTTTCAACATGTCTGTTTATTCTAACGGAGAGCAAGTAGAGGCTTTCGGAAATTTAACAAAAGACGCTACATCTTATTTTTATGTTTCAACATATGTAAATTCTTTAAGTAATTACATTAGAATAACAGATGTTACAGGTGTATCGACACCTCCTGCGAATGGCACATATACACTAACTGGTGGAAAAGATGGCGTTCCAACAGACCCTGATGATCAAGATACTTTGATTGTAGGAAGCTATACAGCAGGATCTGGTCTTTTTGCTTATTCTGATCCAGAGCAAGTTGATATTGATTTATTAGCAGTTCCTGGCAACTCTTCAACAAATGTTATTGTTGGCATGTTTAATTTAGCGCAAAACTACAGACAAGACTGTTTGGCAATTGTTGATCCTCCATCTGGATTAACTCCAACAGAAGTTGTGGCTTGGTCAAATGGCCAAATGTCATATCAAACAGAAAGACTAAACAGTGATTATGGTGCTCTTTATTGGCCTTGGGTTGTAATCAGAGACTATTACAACAAAGTTGACGTAACTGTTCCTCCAAGCGGTGCAGTATTGGCAACAATAGCCTATTCTGATAGCATTAGCTTCCCTTGGTATGCTCCTGCTGGTCTAACAAGAGGTATTGTTCCTGGCATAAAGGATGTCGTTGCAATACCAACAGGTCCAGAAAGAGACGCTATGTATGGAAATAGAAATGCAATCAACCCGATTGTAATCTATCCAGATCCTAATGTTACTGGCTTCGTTATTTGGGGACAAAAAACATTGCAAAGAGCACAATCTGCTCTTGATCGCATCAATGTTCGCAGAATGTTATTCTATGTTGAAAAAGAAATTAGACTTCTTGCTAAGAACATTCTTTTCGAACCAAACACAGAAGCAGTTAGAACAAACTTCGTATCTCTCTGTGCTGGTGTACTAAATAACGTAAAAATTAACAACGGCATTTATGACTACTTCATTAAGTGTGACACTGAATTAAACCCTCCAGATGTCATTGATAGAAACGAATTGAGAGCAAGAATCGGTGTTCAGCCTACCCGTGCAATTGAATTTATATTTATTGAATTCTCCCTACACAGAACTGGCAGCTTCACCGAAAGCACCACATTGAGCACCACATGATTTTAGATAGGAGATAAACATGTCTTATAATATGGGTATCGGAGCCTTGGGTAACTCCACAGGCATCATGTTTAAGAGAAAATTTAGATGGCTTTTCAGCGTAGAAGATATTTGTTCTGCTGGAGGAATTAGTAGAGTTCCAGAATCATTCGTGAAATCTGCTGCTCGTCCTAATATTTCTTTCGAAGAAACAGAAATCAACTTCCTACATGGCAAAATGTATATTCCTGGCAAGGCAACATTTGAATCCATTACAGTAACATACTATGATGTTACAAATGATCAAACATCTCCCTTGGTGCCATTATATAGCTGGATTGCAAACGTCTATGACTTTTTAAGTCCAACTGGCGGCATTACCAATCCTCGTATGAACGCAAGAGCATATGATGTTGGTGCTAGAGCCCATTACGGCGGCAGAGGCGTTCTAACCATGCTTGATGGTGGTGGACTTGCCCTAGAAGCTTGGACATTGTACGACTGCTGGCCACAATCAGTTAACTTTGGTGACCTAGATTATGCAACACAAGATGAAGCAACAATTGAGTTGACTGTTCGTTATCAGTTCGCCAAATGGCAGAACTTCTGCGGAGCGCAGCCAGCCCCTTGCTTTGGTTCTACTTGCGGCGCAGATCTTCCTGCTGGTCTCAATGCTCCAGCCGGTCTAAATGGCGGAAGAATCTAATAATTAATTTATTTTTAAAATTTGTACTCCTGCACATTAAATAATGTGCAGGAGTACTTTCATTATAAAGGTATTCAAATGTCTTTAATAACTGGTTTTAATATGGGCATAGGCTGGGCGGCCTCTGCGGTTTTCAAGAGAAAATTTAGATTTTTTGTATCAATACAAAACTTTGCTTCGCCAACAAGTTTGCTGCCAATAATTCCAGAAAGAGCAGCCAGACCTTCTATTTCAATTAACGAAATGAAAGCCGAACATACAACAGAAACAATTTATTATCCCGGCAGACCTGAGTGGAAACCAATACAGTTTACATTTTTTGATTATGTTCCATATCCTACTGGAGGTAATGCCAATACTCCGCATCCTATGTGGATATGGTTAAATTATTATTATAATACTTTTAGTGGTAACTTAAAAACATCTTATAATGACCCAGTTTACAATAGTCCTGCACCTTATTTACAGTCGGTAAACGGTCAATCCATTAGCAGAATAAAAAGAAACATTCTAATACACGTTTTTGATGGGTCTGGAAATGAAATAGAAAGATGGGCGTATGCTAATTGCTACCCAACAGAAATAGACTTTGGAGACTTGGACATGGGCGACCAAGATATTTGTCGTGTAACATGCACAATGAGATATGATAGAGCTTACACAGTAAGTTGTAATATGCCTTTGCCAGACTTAAAACTAGTCTAAGAATTGCTCAGCTTTTATAATATCTCTGCACTTTTTTAAGAAATCTTCCAATTCTTTTGGCTTGCATTCTAGTATTCTGCAGGCTCCACTTTTATTTAATCGACCCTTTTTGGTGTAAGCTTTTGTCTCGTTAAGCAACAAAGCTTCTATTTCTTTTCCAAGTCCATTTCTCTCAAGAATATCAAGCAATTCTTGTTTTTCTAAAATTTCTAAAAAGCTTTTTCTCATAATATATTATATACAAATAAATTAATTATTACTATCTTTTTTGATAAAAACTGTCAAAGTTATTATCATATTCTGAATTAGGGGATTCTTTATTTCTAGTTATAACATCAAAGCCAAGTTTTATTTTAATAATATCACCATAACGACGTTTTAAATCATTGTAATTTCTAGCAGATCTCCACAATTGTCTAAAATGATTTAATATACAGGTTGTCAAATAATTAAATGCTTTGCCTTTTTGAGGATCAAATTTTTCAGCTCTTTCGAAACAAATTAACACACCTTCTTGTATTGCGTCATCATCATCTATGTGGCTAAATTTTGCATATCTAACAATATTATTACTAAGAGTATAAAATGCTGTTGCCAATATCATCTGTGCATCTTTATATTCTTGTTCTGCTTCGTTTGAAATAGAATCGCATATACTCAAAGGATTTTTAAGTTTTTTACTATTATTTTTTTGCCATTCTATTTCGTTCTTAAGTATTTGTATTTTTTTCTTTTTTCTTTGGGCATTTTGATATTTCATAATAATTTTTTCAAATGCTTTATTATTAAGATATTCGCTAGACATTTATCTCCTAAAATAAAATAAAATATACTTTAAATTAGTTAGATAATTATTATTTTAATTTTATGATAGGAATAATTTTTGAAAACGAACAAGATATTACCTCAGACATTTTAAATAATAAAAGTGTTAGAGTGCTAACCGAATCTGAAGTGCGATCAAATAGTTATAAGCAATTAATGAGTGAAATCAATTTAAATGCAATAATTAAAATAAAATATGGAGAAGTAATTAGACCGCCTTTTAGTTTTAATCCTTTAAAAAATTCTTACATTATGATAAGCTCTGGGTCTTGGATAGATAAACAAAATAGATTATTAGGTCACGAATCTTCAAGCGAAGAATGTCAATCAATTCAAATAACATCTAAAAATAACAACCATCCTTTTTTATCAGAAGATCAATTTGATCTTAAATTATCTTTTATAGAAAAAAATTATAATTATTTTTTAAATGAAAGTAAAAAAATTATTTTAAAACATGGAGTTACAAAACAAACAATAATGCTTCTTTTTTATAGTGCAACAATTCTTGGAATAATAGAAAACAAAAGTAATGAAGCACTCAAATTTATAAGACAGGCTTTAGAAATAAAACCCGACTTTAGCGAATTTTATTCTATTGCTGGTGATATTTATTTAAAAAATGAAAACTATTCATTAGCAATAAATGCTTATGAGCAAAGTATTTTAAAATATGAAATAAGAAACAAAAGAGACATTTTGCCTTTTTCATCAATTAGAAGTACAAATTATTGCAAAAATCAAATTGATGCAATAAAATCAAAATATGGAAAATCAAAAAAAATTGTTACGATCTTTGAGCCAAGAAAGCCCCCCTGACTTCAGCCGGGGGAGGATGTCAAATTAAGTCAAGACTATTTATAACTACAGTTACTTGATCTTCATATCTTGATAATGTTACTTGTTTTCTTCCTTCTCTAAATTCTTGCAATCTTGCCTCTAGCTCCATTATATTGCAGCTAATCACACGCCAATTATTAACAATTCTTGGTGGCTCAGATTGTTGCTGAACCACATTTTCTGGTTGCGGTTGTGGCGGCACTTGCTGCTCAATCTTTACAATATTTTTGTCGGGAAAATATTGTTGCAAAACATCTGAAGCTTCTGCAATTAATCTTTCAAAGAACTTCATATTGCAGCCGCAATTAATATTCGATCTTACTCTTGCAACGTCTACAGATAGGCTTTCTGGAAGCTTAGAAACGAAGGCATCATCCTTCATTGCGTTTTTAATATCTAAAAGACTAAGAGGATTGCTTGCTTTCATCATTTTTTATCTCCTTCATTAACATGCCACAAACTTTGCATTTATAGATTAGCTTTTCTGGTAGAAAAGACGCTTTTTTGGTTTTTTTATTTTCATTGTCAAAATATGGAAGGTTTCTAATTATTTTTGTTCTTTTTATATATGCAACATCTTCTAAACTTTCCACTATGTGCTTTTTATTGCACTTCTCACACCAAAAAAATATATTAGAACTCATTATTTTAATACAGTATTTGCTTCCAAAAATGTTAAAAAGTATGCCCAAAAATATGAAAGGCATGATCCGGCACAACCACACACAAAAACAAATCTCAAAGATGTCCAATCATTCAAAAAAATATTGTAATCAATACAACATAGCCCACAAATTATTCCAGACCAAAAACCACAACATTGATAACAATCAATAAGCTTCATAAAAAAATTAGGCATAAACTTGCCTAAAAATCCTTTTACAGGTTTCATTATTTCGCTATCTACAACTATTTGTGTAAAACCAATGCTTCCAAAAATAAACACAACAACTTGAAGCAAATTATTTAATTCCATATTGTAACCTCAATTTTTTCATTATGTCTGTATATTGACATATCAATAAAATTATATGCTTGTGGCAAATCATTCTCCAAATTTTTCACACAAGATGAAAGATGTGTAAACATTTTTTTAAATTCCATAGAAAATTTAACTTTTTTTCCGATAACTTTTTCAATAATTTGCAAATCTTTTTCATTTAAAACCATACATAATCTTGAAATTGCACTTTTCATTAGAGGCTTAAAGTTTGGATTCACAATTCCAAGTTTATAATCTATAAATATTTCTTTATAATGATCTAGCTCTTTATACAACTGTTTATTTTGAAAGATTATTTCCTCTATATTATCAAAACTTAAAGTTATTTCCATAGCACTATATTAGTAGTATATTCAAAGGAGATTTAATCAATGAACGATGATACTTTTAGACCGCAAGGTCATGGGCAGAATGTTCCAAATAACATACCTGTTAATTCGCCAGCAAATAACACTGCGGCAGAGGGTGTGCGAATTTCTGGAAAGATACCAGCGGCCTTGCAAGCCGTTTTAAATTCTCAGCAAAATAGCGCAGAAGGACAGCCCTATTCTGTTCCTCCTGTCCAACCTCCTGTTCCTCCAATGCAGCAGCCTCCAGTGCAACCGCAGCCCAACAATTTTCAACAGCCGCAATATCAAGCTGCTCCTCAAACTTCTAATGCTACACCACAAAATGTTGCATATAGCAATTCCAATTTGAACGCTCTTCTTGAAAAATTAAAGGGCCAAAATTATGTCTATGAAGAAATTGTTTTGCCTTCTTTAGGTAAATTTTACGATGGCACCGATTGTCCAACCAATGGTGTTCTACACATTAGGCCAATGACTGGGGAAGATGAACAAATTTTGGCAACGCCTCGATTTGTCAAAAAAGGCCAAGCAATTAACATGATTTTTTCAAGATGTATTCAAGAACAAATTAAAGTTGCAGATTTACTTTCAGTAGATAGAACATTTTTGTTAATTTACTTACGAGGTATTTCTTATGGAACAGAATATGAAGTGGAAATTAAAGACCCAGATTCCGACCGTAAGTTCACAACAGTAATAGATCTTGACACCTTGCCAGTTGAAAAATGCCCTGAAGATTTTGGATCAGATTTATCAGGGGTATTGCCAAAAAGCGGATTTAGATTTTCTTACAGATTTTCAAAAGGAAAAGACGAAACAGATTTGCAAGATCACAGAGACAGAAGACTCAAAATATCTGGTGACTCTGGATCAGATGATAGCCTTCTTTATAGAACAGCACAATTAGTTGAACAAATTGAAGGAATTACCAACAAAACAGAAATTGTTACCTTGCTTAGAAATCTTCCTATTCAAGACTTGACTTATTTAAGAAACTTGGTTACAGAGCCTCCATTTGGAGTTGATACCAAAGTAACTATCATTTCTCCAGTTACATCAGACGAATTTACTATAGAATTGCCACTTGAAGCAAATTTTTTCTTCCCCCGCAATCGGAAAAAGGAGAAGACCCAAGCTTAGTATTATGGAGAAATCTCATGGATGAGATTTTCTTTTTTCAGTATCATTTAAGGATTGACAAGTTCACATGGCAAAAATACGCTATAGTAGAAAGAAAATACCTAATAGATAAGTATATTCAACAAAAAGATATGGAACAGAAGCATTTAGAAAAGGAATCTAAGAGAAAAAGGTGATTAGATGGGTGCCATAAAAGAACGATATCAAAATCCTGTGCAAGGTGATACTGTAATCCTTCGTTTGTTTTTTTACAACAGCAATAATTTTTCAAATGTTAGTAGCATTGATCAAGTAGAGTTGTTTTTAGTAGCGAAGGGAAGTTCTGCTAGTGATACATCAGCAAGAACTTTAAAGAAAACGATTACGGGGGCAAGTGTAATTCAAGATGGCACAGGGCAATATTATATTGAAGTTGCTTTAGATTCTATTGATTTCGAAATAGGAAATTACGTTGACGTTTGGACAGTTAATTTTACTGGTGACTTTAATGATACCGAACAAATAACAAATGTATTTACAATTTATCCAAATTTGTGGTACACCGCTCCAATTCCAGTTGTTTATGATTTTAACTTTCAATTTAGGCCAGCAAAAATAAGAAAGGGTTCTAAGAGATATATTATCATTCAAGTTACTCCGAATGTTCCTAAAGGCACAGACTTACAAAGATATTATGAAAACTTGGCAGTAGTTGGGAACCTTTTTGTTAGTATTGAGCAAAGAACAGGTGCTTGCTTGCCAGAAGAAACAGATCTTAGAATGATAGCAGAAAAAGTTCCAGTAACTTTTAGAGAAATGATGTATGGATATTATCAAATTGATACAACAGATATGGAAATAGGAATTTATGATATATGGTTTGAATTAGACCTTGGAGATAATGTTTACATATCTGACAGAAATCAAATCCAAATTTTTAATTGACATACTCCCCCGACTAAAGTCAGGGGGGATTTCTTGGCTCGAAGATCTTAAGGATTTTCGAAAAAATAATTATCTTCCAGCTTTAGTAATTCAGCAAGCTTAATCGCAGTCCACTCTCTGTAAATTATTTTATACTTATATTCGCCTTGCATGTTGTTTGTTTTTACAAAAGCAATCCAAGGCTTTCTATCTTTTTTCCAAAGTAGCATTGGCATCTTTCCGGTTCTTTTACTTTCATCTTGCACTTGTTCTAAAAAAGAATCTAAATCTGAAATGCCATCTTCAAATACAGAATTTAAATCAATTTTGTTATAACCACCTTTTGATTCTAAAACAAACTTAAATCCTTTTGGGCAGCATATGTCGCCACTAAATGTTTCCTTTGCATGGGTTGGCAAGTTTTTAACCTGTCCCCATCTATTTCCAGAGCCAACGCTACGACTAAAAGATTCTGCGTATCCTTTGAATCTATCATTTAAAACGGCAACAAGCTCTCTTTCAACACGCTTGCCCTTACGGTTGCCATTTACACCTTTCTTTTTGTTTTTAAATTTTTCAACATGATAAGCATCATCTAAATCATCAAAATTCATAATTATCCTAGATTCTAGATTATTGTGATAAAAACTCAAGCTTAATAGAGTCTGATATTATATTTATTTGATCTAGATAAGTAATAATATCATCAACTTCTTTATCTGAAATCGAATTGTTTTCAATGCATATTTTAATTCCAGACTCTATTTCTAGAAGCTTCTCTTTTGCTGCACACAGGTGATCTAAAACACTTTGGTGTTGTAAATTTTTAACTTGTTTTTTAGAAGAATCTGGGCTTATTATTTCTGTCTCCTTTGCAAAATAACTTTTAATGTTTATAACACTATTATTTAGTTCAAAACAAAATATTTCATATGGTTTTATATTATAAAAGTTTTTATAAAAATCAAATTCAAAACCTTTAGATTTCAATGTATTAATAGATGATAAAAATATTTCAAAACTACTAAAAAATATAATTTGACCACATTCTTTTCTAACATCTAAAAAGAATAATGGTCTATGTTTGTTTCTTGTTAATATTAATTTTTTAATTTTATAATTAGATTCAGCATAAGCTATAGAAAAATAACTATTTTTTGTATTATCAAACAAATACTTAATATTATTAAATATATTATTATCTTTTTCTAATACTCTTAATATTATTTCAGAATCGCATTCTGTTTTTACAGAATTTAATATTTTAAGATTTTGATATTCTTTAAAATTAATTAAACCATTATGTATAATTGCTTTTTTATAATCATCACTAACAAAAGGATGGTTGTTTTCATTTTCTGATGGTAATCCAACTCCTGTAGATGCTGCTCGACAATGAAATATTCCTAAATCTAAATTTTCTTCCCAAATATCTTGATAATGTTTTGTTTTTATAATATCTTTGCTTGGACCTGGTTGCTTGTAATAATAAACATTTCCATTTGTTGAACAGCAATAAAAACCAGCAGCATCTATGCCACGAACTTGCATGGTTTCGTAAAGTTCTGTAATCAGAATACGACTTTTGTTTTGGTCTGTGCTTTCGCCTATAAATCCTAATATTCCACACATTAATATTAAATAGCGTTGGGATTTTGAATTTCAGATGGCTCTCCAAGAGGAGGAGCACCAGATGTATCAAATCCAGATATAGGTTGAGCCTGTGGATTTATATCAACAGGTTGTTTTTCGGTATTTCCAGAATCAGGAGTTTGACTTGTTTGAGATTCTTTTCCAGAAGTTCCCAAATCATTCAAAGGAACATTCAATTTCATCGCTATACTTTTGATTTCTTCAACAGAATCGGAAAGAACTTTTTCAAAATCATCTTTTTCTTCTAGCAGCTTAGATAATGCAATTCCTACTTTTTGAAGATTTTTAAAATATTTTTTATTACTAGAGTCCCAATGACCTCTAAGTATAGATTGTATATTGGAAATAATTGTTTCAATTGTATTGCAAGTTGTTGTCATTCCAATATCTTTATAATTTTCTTGCAATTCTTGTAAATCTTTTAACAAATTACCAATTTTATCTCCTAATAGTTGGAGATTTTCTAATATTATAAATTTTTTGAAATTTAACATTTCATTGTACATAAAAAACTCTTTAATATGATATATTGGTATTTAGTGCTTCACCTTTCTTCTTTGCAGCATTTTCTACCAATCCAACAAATAAAGGACTAGCTGCGGTCAATCTAGATTTGAATTCTGGGTGAGCTTGAGTAGCAACAAAATATGGATGAACAGATTTGTCCATCTCCATAATTTCAATAAGATTCGATTCTGGATTCCTTCCTGATACCACAAAACCTTTTGAAGCAAATTCCAACCTACTAACCAATTCGCTATTAACCTCATAACGATGACGATGTCTTTCGGATATGTTCTTCTTCTTGTAATATTCACTTGCCAAGGAATCTTTTGCAACCTCACAAGAATAAGATCCAAGTCGCATTGTACCAGACTTTTTCTTAATAGATTCTTGACCGGGAATAAAATGCACAACAGGATGCGTTGTGCTCTTGTCAAATTCTTCAGAGTTTGCGTCTTCCCAGCCTATGCTTCTGGCAAATTCAATTACAGCACATTGCAATCCAAGACAGATTCCCAAGAATGGTATCTTCTTTTCTCGAACATATTTGATTGCTCTTATTTTACCTTCTACACCACGACTATCAAATCCTCCAGGAACGATAAGGCCATCAATGTCGTTAAAAAATTCCTTAAGACACTTGGAATCCTTGCAATCTTCTACCTGCGCAGCGTTAATCCATGATATATCAACTTTTACATTTTTATTTACAGCAGCATGAAATACAGCCTCTTTAAGACTCAAATAAGCTTCATCAAAGTTGTCATACTTGTTTAATATTCCAATCCTAATTGTCTTCAAATCTTTATTTCCAATATATTTTTCTACCAAGTCACGATACTTGTGAATCCTGACACCATTTCTAGTCAAATGAAACTTATCAATAATCAAATCGTCAACATGCCTGTTGTAAAATTCAATTGGAACTTGATAAACGGTAGGAACATCTGGTGCTTCAAATACCGCAGAACGAGGAACATTAGTTATATTTGAAATCTTTTCCATAATCTGATTTGGTATCTGCCTATCTGTTCGACAGAATAATATCTCAGGTTGCAAACCGCTGCTTTGCATACTTTGAACGGCTTGTTGTAAAGGCTTGGTTTTGAATTCCTTTATTGTTGGAATCCAAAGAACAGGAGCCACCAAAGAAACAATTACATCATTGGCATTCTTTTGTTTAAACTGCCGTATTGCTTCTAAAAATGGATAAGCCTCTGAATCCCCTACTGTACCTCCAATTTCAACTAAAACTATATCTGCGTCTTTTCCTAAGTCTTTAAGCCTGTCAATTATCTTGTTAGTAACATGAGGAACAACTTGAACAGTCTGTCCCAAATACTTGCCTTCTTCTTGCTCTTGTATTATCTCTTTATATACAGTGCCAGAAGTTAATATATTCTTAGAGCTAACTTGACAACCAATGATTCTTTCATAGGTTCCCAAATCAAGATCTGTTTCACTGCCATCGTCGCACAAAAACACCTCTCCATGCTCTCTAGGAGCAAGGATGCCAGCATTTGTATTCAAGTAAGGATCAAACTTAATAGGGACTATTTTTAAGCCTCTAAGACTCAAAAGAAGACCCAAGCTGGCTATAGACACGCCTTTACCTGTGCCGCTTATTACCCCACCACAGACTACAATGTATTTAGCCATTTATTAATCCTTGAGTGATACCATAAAATACAAAAAAAGCGGAAGCCATTCAATAGCTTCCGCTTAATTTAAATTAGTTTGTTTTATTTTAAAAAAAATCAAACGCTAAAATCGTCTGTTTCTTCAAAAAACTTACAACCTTGATCCTCGAATGTCAAAAGACCTCTTCTTGGACTATGTCTGTTTTTGCAAACGCCCCAATCTTTACCCAAATCACCTTGCAATTTCAAAAAGTGTTTGCAATTACAAGAGCAATCAGGACCATAGTCTTCTTCTCTAGACCTTTTGCCCCAAGGCTGAAAATCTGAATCCAACTTTATTAAAACCATATCTAATTGTTTCCGCTTTTCCATATTAGCTCTCGCAACTTGTACAAGTCAGAATTGATCTTGAAAAAGCCTGGGCGGCATTAACGGATATCTGGTAATAAAGACCCTTGATGCCCATTTTCCAGCCTTCAATAATCAAAGCATTAACATCTTTAGTAGGAACAGAAGGATGAATCATAAGGTTAAGACTTTGACCTTGATCAATATACTTCTGTCTTTGTGCTGCCTGAATCATAATCTCTTTAGGACTAATTTCGGCAAAAGTTTTGAATACATTCTTCTCTTCTTCGGTAAGACATTCCAAATGCTGGACGCTTCCGCCATTCATAAGAATGCTCTTCCATACTTCTTCAGTATCATGTCCCTTCGCTTTCAAAAGCTTCTCAAGCTCTGCATTCTTGATTGTAAATTTACCCTTTTGCAGATCCTTAATGTAATAGTTGGTTCTATGAGGTTCAATACCTTCGGAAACCTGTCCTAAAATAAACGCCGAAGATTTTGTAGGGGCTATAGCAAGAAGAGTAGTGTTTCTTCTGCCATATCCTTTGCATACTTCTGGCTCACCATATTCTTCTGCTAGCTTTGCACTGGCTTTATATGCAGCTTCCTTGATGTTTTTTGCAATTTGAGTATTATGGAACTTGGCTTCCATACTCTCCCAAGGAATCATCTTGCTTTGTAAGTAGCTATGCCAGCCAAGCCAGCCAACACCAAGAGCACGATGCCTTTCGGCAAATTTAACAGCCCTTTCCATAAACTTAATCTTCTTGGCTTTTTCAATGAATTCTGTCATCACAGCATCAAGAAGATAGACAAGAAGCTCTACGGCATCTGTGTCTTTCCATTCATCATAATAAAGAATATTCATACTACTTAAATCACAGACAAATGATTCGTATTCATTGTCTGGCAAAAAAATTTCCTGACATAGATTGCTATGTGTAATTTTTAATTCTTTATCTTTATAGCAATCTGCTGTATTATTATTTGCATTGTCAATAAATGAAATATATGGATAGCCAAAGTTGGCTCTCATTTCGAGAACTTTAGCCCACACCTTTCTTTTGTCTGCATCTCCATTAATCATTTCTTCCATCCAATAGTCTGGAACACAGACTCCGAATGAAAGATCTTGAATTGGGAATCCTTCAGTTCTTATCTGAAGGAATTCCATAATGTCGGCATGGTCAATAGGAAGATAAGCAGCGAAGTTACCACGACGAGTGTTTCCACACACCATCACTCTGTCTTGATATCTAACTAAAAGCCTACCCTCTGGTACTATAGCACAATAAACTTTTCCTTTGTAATATTCTTCAGTTTTATTAATTGACTCGCCCCCTCTGTAGGAGTTTTCGCTTATATTTATACAATGCAAATCACGCCTGTTGCCGTAGGCAGGGCGAATTCTAACTCTGGTTTTTAAATCAGCCAATGCAGCAATTGCTTGAACAATATCTATATTTGTTTTATCTATGCTTGAATATGTAATGCATCCTCCATGAGATACACTTCCATCCCAACAAGATAGTTCCTCAATAAATTCTTGAGCCCAAATTCCATTTATTTCTTCAATTCTTACCCATTCAGAAAATGTTTTCTTTTTGACAGATTCTTCATATTCAAAATTAATACTAATTGTTTTATCTGGATTGGTTTTCTTTTCGTATTTAATTCCAATATCGTTTAGGATTTTTTCTAAGCGTTGAACCTTTCTTTCTTTAGCAAAATGAAAACGAATTTTTCTATTTGCGTCATCTTTTCTTCCATCCGCTTGATATGCAATCCTAAGTCTATCAAAATTGCTTAGACCATCTCCTTTGCCAGCCCAACCAGCTAATGGAATTCTATTGTCTCTATGGAGATTTAAATCCTGTGCTTCTACAATTTCAGTATTGGATGGCCAATAACGCTCCCTGTCTTGCATTTTTCTGCGGCAAATAACCATGCGATGGTTAGGAGTCACCTTGATGGAAACAGAATTTTCAGTCTTTTTGCCAGAAAGACAAATTAAATTTCCTTCAAAATCATTTACAACCATTTCATATTTTTCAGTAAATGAAACATTATTAAATTCGTCAAGCTGCGCCAATTTATCAGTTGGCAAAACTTCTCTAAAATCTTTAAATCCATTATTTGTTAATACTTCAGTTCCTTCTATATAACAACTGCCTTGGCTAACAATTTGAATTAGGTTTTCAAACGCTTGCATAAAGTGAACAGCACCAGAGCTTTCTCCGTTGTTTCTGATAGATGCTCCTCTAGGTCTTAAGTTTCCAAATGTAGCAGAGGTTCCTCCACCATATTTGGTCATCATTGCTACTTCTGCCCAAGTATATGCAATAGATTCCATAGAATCACCTATAGTGCTGCCAAAGCAACTAATGGGCAATCCTCTTTCATTGCCAAAGTTTGTCCAAATAGGAGTTGATAGGCTGTACCAACCCTTTTGAAAGTTTTCTTTAAACTTGGCAGCAAATCCCGGTTTGTTAAGCAGCTTTTCGGCAGTATTACAAATCTCATCAACTCTTTGATCGACAGTTTGACCATCGACCAAATAGTCTCTCTCAAGGAACACTTGAGACATTTCAGTAAGCCATCTGTAGTTGCTGTTCATTAGAATAAGTCCTCTGCTGTTGTTGGCTTTACATTTTTGGAATATGTCACAGGCTTCTTATGGAAGAAGTCTGTGTTCACTTCGGCATGTATTTCATCTTCAAACCATTTTAACTCAGATACCTTATCTGGATCAACATCAAAAACCTTTTTGCCTCCTACCATTTCAAGGCTTTCATTAAACCTTTGCTTGATATATTCTTTTACATTTTCTTTTGACAAGAAAGAAAGTTCTCCAGCTTCGAAAATCCAATCAATAATTTTCGCTTCGGCTTCATATGCCTTTTTGCAAGCTCTATACAGTTTGTTATAAAAGTCTTCATTGAACCAATCGGGAAATTCTTTTTGAATAGTCTTTATTAAATAAACACCAAGAAGAGCATGTATCTGCTCTTCTTTTTGAGTCGCTTGAACAACATTATCAATATCTTTTAAACAATTCATATACTTGTTAAAAGATTTTATAACTAAAAACTGAGAGAATAGACTAACATTTTCTATGAATATGCTAAACAAAGTTAAAGTTAAAGTATAATTTTCATCGCTATTATCAGAAGCGCCTTTCAAATATTTTGTCAAGTAATCAACTCTACCTTGAATAACAGGATTTTGTAATAGTTGATCAAATTCATTATTCATTCCTAGAACTTCTAGGAGATGAGAATATGCATCTGAATGCCTTACTTCTGATTCACCAAATGTTACACCAACTTGATCGAATTCAGCTTTTGGAAACCTTTCGCCAAGTTTAGTCCAGAATTTCTTAACGCTTATTTCAATTTGGGAAATTGCAAGCATTGCATTCTTGAGAATGCTTTTTTCTACATCGTTTAATTTTACATTGAAATCTTGAATATCACCTATAAAGTTCCATTCGCTAACAAGCCAATAGCTATGAGATATTGCGTTTTTGTATTCTGTAACTTCTGGGTATTCAAAAGGTTTGAAAGCTACTCTTTTTTCAAATATATTTCTTTTAGAAGACATTATTCCTCCGAATGGCAAAATTTTCTGGGATAGATATCTAGTCTTGGGACTAAAATTATACTCCAAAAAATTTTTCCATTCAAACGAAATTTAGTTTTCCATTTTTGTTGTTCCATCTTTTAAAACTAAATTAACTGTATCACATCCTGCCAAAGCATCAAGAAGGTCATCGTGGTGAGTAACAAGCCATACTTGTTTGTCTTTTGCAAGTTCTTGAATCATATTAATGATTCCATTTACACCTTGAACATCTATGTTTGATGTAACTTCATCTAAAAATACTAAGCTAGGGATTCTTCCAGAATTGAGAGACATAATGTGGGCAAAAGCTTGAGAAAGCGCCAAGTTGATTCTGCCTTTTTGGCCGCTACTCAACGCATAATATTTTATATCTTTCTCAAATTTTGGAGACTTTGTTATTGTCTCTTCAAACTCATTGTTAAAATGTATTTTCATATTTCCTTCAATAAGGAAATGCATCCAGTAATTTATATTTTCATTCAAAGCAGGAACTATTTCATCAATAACATATTTTCTTATTCCAGAATCTCCAAAAGCTTCAATCCAAAAATCAAAATAACCATTCATACTTACAAGATTGCTGTAATCTTTTTTCTTTTGTCCAAGATCTTCACAGGTATTTTTATACTTTTCAATAGATGACTGAAGCAAATCCTCGTAAGGATTGCTCCCTGCCATTTCTAATTCTTTTTCCTTAATTTGCTCGACTATAGTTTCCTTGCGACTATTAAGTGCGGCCAGCTTTGTTTCAGACTCTGGCCTTTTCATTTTACGAATGGCATCAATCTGATTGGAATTCACTGCTTTTTCTTGCTGTGTTTTTGCCAAACCTGCTTTCAATTTTTTATGATTATCTGACAAGACCGTCATTGCATCGTTTTTTACTTTAATTTCAACAACTTTATCTTTTACAAAAATATCAACTTCTTCAATTGATGCCAAAATCTCTTGTTGCTCTTTTTTGTGTGAATCTATAGTTTGCTGATAATTGCTAGTATCAATTGTCGAGTGACAATGACCGCACTTAACTCCGGGTTCTAAAGAGTTGAGCTTTTTTATAGAAAGAGCTATCTCTGATTGTTTGTTTTTCAAATATGTTTGCTTTTGATTAAAAGTCAGCAATTCAGAATCCAAACTTGATTTTATTTTTTTTTCATCTTCAAACTTGGAATATATTTCTTCCATTTTCTTTTCTATTTTTTCTAAAAGAACTATTTGTTCCTGAATCTTGTTTTCCAAGTCAGGAATTTTTGCTTGTTCTGACTCATATTGAGCCAGACCATTGTCTGATTCAATAAGTTTCTTTATTTCTGTTTCTAGCACACAAACAGAATCATTTAATTTTTTGATATCATCTTCTTTTTGTTTCACCCAATTCTTTTTAGAAATCTCCAAACTTTGAACATTTTTATTTTCTTCTTCTACTTTTCTTTCTGAGAAAGAACATTCTTTTTCTTGGAACTTTATTTTTTCTTTATGTTCTTTGTACATCTTTTTTGCATTTTCATTGTAGTTTCTGTACTTCTCAAGAGATAGCAAATTCTCAACAATCTGCCTCTTGTTGGCAGCATCACATTCGAGAAATGAAGATGTGGAATCATCTGTAAAAACAACGATATTTATAAATGTTTCATAATTAAGACCAAGTATATTTTCTATTTCTTTCTGCGTTGCTGGCATTCCTCCGAGTGTTATTTCTGTGGTATCATCCCACACTCCGTTTGAACTTTTCCAAAGACGCAAAGAATCTGGTTTTCTTGTTCTTAAAACTCTGTAATCATCCCATGCAACTTCTACTTCCAAGTTTTTGCCAACTTGATTGTTAATTACATCAGATTGTTTAATCTTAGATGGATTTTTTACGGTTTTTCCAAACAATCCATAAACAATAGCATCTATAATACTTGATTTTCCAACACCGTTACTGCTGTGTTTTTCATCATTTTCATCTGGAGATACATCTAGATTTTTTCCTTTGATTACAACTACATTTCCATAGTTGGAAAAATTTACACAAATGCCATCCTTGCCATAGCAAAAAAAATTCTTTGCAGTAAGCTTCTTAAAATTAATCTTTTTCATTGTTCGATCCTTCGTATTGAGTTATTGATTGGCCTAGACTAACAAGAATATTCCTATCAAGGCCTTCTGGATTGACTTGTTGAACATACCTTTCTATAAGTTTATCTTCATCAGATAATATTGCTTTTGCATCATCAAGAACATGTTCGTTTATTTCTCTTGGTTTTTGTCGTACTTTAACAGTATCAATTCCAAGTTCTTCAATCTTGCTTTCTATTTCTTTTTTGTCCAAACTGCCAACATCTACGTCTGCTATTAAAGTAACAAAAGACCTTTCAAGCTCTTGCTTGGTAAACTTGTGTAATTCACTTTGATTGATATAATGATGCTTTGGGCTAAAGTCATTTTTTATATAAACTTTAGTATTGTTGGAAGTATCCAAGATTATTACATGTTTTTCTTCTCCAGCTTCTCCAAAAGAAAGCTGAAGAGGGCTGCCAATATATTCCATATTGGAAGATAATTTTTGTGCACCATGATAGTGTCCAAAGAAGGCGTGTTTATATTCTTTAAATGCCTTCCTATCCATTTTTATCATGTCGCCATCATGTTCTACACTTACGTCTGCGATAGAACCTGCGCTATTTAATTTGGCCCCATCAATTGATAGGTGCCCAAGCAAATATATATTTGCAACATTGTTTCTTGGAAGTTTTTCAAGCTCTTCCAAAGGATTGTGTGTATATGGAATGAAGTGCCACACAGAATCACATATTTTTAATTCTTTTGTTTCTGTAACTGTTTCAAAATTATTAAGTGCTCCAAATGGATAGATGCTGTTAACATTCCAATTGTTGGAAAACCACATATCATGATTACCAAGCAAAAGCCAAGTTTTAAACTTGTGATTGCTATGGGATTCAAGAATCTTGAATACTTCTGTGTAGGTAAGAGAATCAATCTTTTGCCGTTCATGCAAAAGATCTCCACCGAAGAGTACGGCATCGACTTGCTCCTTGACTGCAACTGAAAACACCCAATCAAGTGCTTTCAAACAATCATGCAAGCGTTCAGCCTTCCTCTTGTGAGGATGGACATGGATATCAGAAAATAATAGTATTCGTGCCATGCCCATGATTATAGGGTTTCGGCAAAAAGAAACAACTAGATATTCAGGATGGCTTAGACTTCTTTTTCAGGTTATTTTTTTCCTTCAGCTTCGTCTTTTTCATCTTTTAACATTTGCCACACATTAAAAACTTTTATTTTGGGTGCTGGAACAGATGCTGTAGCTCCTCCCAATCCGCCTCCAAGGCCTCCGCCTAAATCGGCACCGCCGCCTGCGCCTCCAATATCGCCTCCTGCCGGGGCAGCACCAGCACCACCTAAACCACCTAAGTCACCACCAACTGGTGCTGCGCCACCGGCAGAAGGAGAAGACCCTGCGGCTCCGCCCGCTGGTGCAGCACCAGCGGCATCCGCTTCTAATATCGCATGTTGAATAAATTCTCTAAATGTAATCACATTTTATTTATGTTTAACAATAAATAATTTATATGATAAACTACAATGAATGGCTAAAAATATCAGAAGAAGTTTTGCCAACACAACAAACTGTTCCACAAAATGTTGAACCTGTAAGTCCAGAAGCAGATACTAAAAAAGCCTTGCCTTTAATGCCAAAAATAAAACCTTGGAAGGCTGGAAAGGATGAAATTGTAAGATTTTGGAAAAGTATTGCTGGTAATTTGCCACTCTCATTAAAACCAATACCTTCCGATCACAAAGGAACAACAATTCAGGAAGATGGCATAAGAATTACTGGTAGTAAAGAATTTATAACGAGCGTTTTATCAAGACTAAAAGACTTTTTAACTTTTGAAAACCCAAATGAAAAGTTAGTTGTTTCATATAGACAGTCACCAAAGAGTTTTGCCAAAGGAAATAGAAACAGCTATAGTTTTTATCTTCAAGTAAAAGACCGTGGAAAAACAGATTAACAAATAATTAAATTTTCATTTTCTTCATTTTCTTTATAACTTATTATTTCTATAGTTTTTTCAATTGTTTTATTAATTTTTTCATGTAATAAATTTTGGCTGTCCTCAATGCGCTGGAATTTTTTTTCTAGTATCCCTAGAATCTTAACCGCTTCGGCAATTTTTTCGTTCGACATAAAATCCTCTTCGGTAAAGCGACAAAGGTATTTATGGCAAACGGAAATGGAATTTCGTACTTTTGGTAGCAAAAGGAACCCTACATGTCTTCTATAGAATTAACGGAAGAACAAAAAAACGCTATACTTTTCATCCGTGAAAATTATAAGAAATCAAAATTTATCAGCATGGGAGGATATGCTGGCACTGGAAAAAGTACATGTTTAAAAGAAATAGCTAAATTTTTCCCTAGCTTTGCAATATGTGCATACACAGGCAAGGCTTGCAATGTGTTGAAAAGAAAAGGAGTTTACACAGCAGAAACAATACATTCTACTATTTACGATGTAAAAACTGATGAAAATAATGATCCAGTTTTTACATTAAAAAGAAAAAATAACATCGGTTGTGGCGGTTTCATAGTTGATGAATCAAGTATGGTTTCTGAAGAAATATTCGATAACTTATTATGGTATAGTCTTCCAATTATATTTATTGGAGATCATGGACAGCTAGAGCCAATAGGAACTGATTTTAATTTGATGAAAAATCCAGATATAAAACTGGAGACAATTCATCGAAATGCCAACAATATTGCAAAGTTTGCAGATTACCTTAGAAAAGGTGGAGAAGCCGTTAAATACGAATCTCCAGACAATACTGTTATTATTAAGAAAAAAGGAAGTATTGCAGTTGATGAAATGAAGAATTCTGATCAAATAATTTGTGCTTACAATAAGACCAGACTTTCTATTAACAATTTTATGAGAAAACAATATAAATTTGAAGACAAAATAAATCCAGGTGAGAAAATTATCTGCTTGAAAAACAACAGGAATCTTGGTATATTCAACGGTATGCAAGTAGTTGTTGAATCCATTCGTGGCAGAAGACTCATATTTAGAAATGATCTTGGCAAGAAGTTTGATATTTTAGTGGACTCCAACCAATTTGGAGTCGAAAAACTTCTTGAATCGGCTAATAGAGATAGCGAACAAGGATATTTTGATTATGCTTTTTGTATAACTTGCCACAAAAGCCAAGGCGATGAATGGAATAAAATTCTTGTTTTAGAAGAAAAAAGCAGCATATGGGACCACAAAAGATGGGCTTATACTGCTGCATCTAGAGCAAGAGAGGGTATAATATGGGCTGTATGAGGAGAAAAAATGGCGCACATTACTGTAAACAATGATATAAGTATTTTGCAAACAGAAAATCAAGATTTATTGAAGTTCTTGTTTGAGCAACTTCGTTTCCGTGACATATCTTATTTTCATAACCCAAGATACAAAGCAAAACTTTGGGATGGCTTTACAAACTTTTTTAATAAAAACAATGGCAAGTTTTTAAGCGGTTTACTTCCAGAAGTAATTGGCGCTTGCAAGCATTTTGGAGAGCACCCAACTTACAAAGACAATAGAACAAAAATTGATTTCGCTATAAAGGAAATAGACAAAGACTTTTTAAAACCTTTTACTCCTAAAGAAGAAAAAGTTATAACACTTGAAAATTATCAAGTCGAATTAGTTAATCAATCAATTAAAAACAAAAGAGGTATTATATTTGCTCCCACAAGTTCTGGGAAGTCACTAACAATGCTTTCGATACTAAAATCTTTACCGCCAAATACAAAAACTCTTATATTGCAAAATAGAAAAACACTTGCTGCACAAAATTACGATGAATATGTAAAATGGGGGTTGAAAAATGTAGGAAGAATATGGCAAGGCTATAATGAACCAAATATATTTACCGTATCAACTGTTCAATCAATTGAAAAAGCAGAACATATTTTAGCAGATACCGAAGTTCTTCTAGTTGATGAAATTCATGATATGATGAGCGCTGGACCTAAAAACATCTACAGAAAACTAAAAAATTGCTCTGTTAGAATTGCAGTTAGCGCAACTCCGTTTAAACACGGAGAAAAAGATAAGATACAAAAATTTTATGTTAAGGGGTTTTTTGGACCCGTATTCAAAATACAATCTGCTGAAGGAGGGGTTCTAAAGACAAAAGAACTACAGAGTAGAGGAAGACTATCTAAAAGCAAGTGCTATTTTCACACAATAAAAGAGCCAGCTCTTGACTATGAAATTTATATCGATGCTGTTACAAAAGGCTTGGTAGAAAACGATATTTTTCACCAAAAAGTAGTCGAATTAGTAATGAACATGAAAGGTCGCAGTCTTATCCTTGTAGAGAGAATTGCTCATGGTGATGTATTGAAAAATTTAATGCCTCATGCTCATTGGGTAAAAGGCGAGGACAACAATGAAACCAGGAAAGAAGTTATTGATAAACTTCAAAAATCAGAAAATTGTGTAGCTATAGCTACTCATGGTATATTTAATACAGGAATTAACGTATTTGTTCACAACCTCGTCAATGCTGCCGGGGGGCAAGCAGAACATCTTATTATTCAAAGAATGGGCAGAGGATTAAGAACAGCAGATGATAAAAATATATTAAACTACCATGATTTTGTATTTGATATTAATCCTTATTTGTATAAGCATAGCAAAAAAAGAATTAAAATTCTAAAAGATGAGGGTCATGATGTTGAAGTTTTAGATTAATTTTCCAAACTTCTTGCTAAATTAGACAAAGTACAATTTTTAGATGTTATGCAAATATCTATTTCATCTTTTTTAGAATCATCTAATTTGTCATACATAAAATTGCTTTTTATGATTTCTTCAATCATTTTTATAGTCTTTTCATCAAAATCTTTTAATTGCTTTGAATTAAAATCTTTATTTGATATATTCATTTTAGGTTGGATTAAATCCAACAAAGATTTCTTTGCTTGCTTGTAATCTTTTTCTTCTAACCAAATTTTAAAGCTAGTCATGATAAATATATTTATGTTTAAACAGCTTTATTTTAAGGAATGGCTAGGAACGAGCCCAGCAGCTTTATTTGGTTTTCCATCAAATGCCAAAACACATAAAGCAACTACCAGTTTATATGAAGAAGAACCTCTGGAACCACTAAAAATTTCAGGAATTTTAACCGAACTTGTTAATTTGGGAAAAATAGGAAATAAGAAACCTTCTAGAAAATTTGAAAGCAAAGTTGTTTATGGCGAAACTATAAATCCAGTAGGAAATTATACTGTAGAAGTTTCTCCTTTTGGATCTTTGAAAATAATAATAAGAAGAGAAATAACTGATTTAACTGGTGAAAGTGTTGCCATTTGCAAGAATATACTTCCTTTAATTAATGATTACAATCATATAGGAGATATGGATATCGAAGAAGAACTTAGAATTGCTGTTAATGTAAATAGCTATCTTGAATCTGTAGACAAAACACCATTAGAATCTCCAAATGCAAAATATACTGGATTAAGAAAATTAACTTTAGACATAGCTTCTGAAGTAAGAGCTAGACATCCGGCTGTTATGATTTATAATGGAACAATTGAAAATAATGAAAATAATTACACAATATATTTTTCATTTACTGGAAACGGTGTTGAATCTCCAAGTGCTAATAGAGCAGAACAATTTAATATCAATTTGGCATATTACCCAGAAAAAGGATTAATAAGATGTTGGGGAAATGATATATTATCTCCTACTAAACAAAGATTGTGGAAACTTCAACCAAGCGAGTGGGATGAATATTATTCTCCATCTCAACCCAATAAAGAAATTGTAGAAACAATAAGAAATGCATTCTCAACTTACTAAGCAGACTCAAAATCAAACATTTTATTATAAACAGTTTGTACTTTTTCTAAGTTATAGTCATCATATTTTTTAGTATTTGATAGATCTTTTATATCTTGAAGAAGTTCTGGTTTTATTATTTTTATCCACTTTGAAACCAAAATATACAAAGGACTTATTTTTTTCAATATAACAAATTTTAAAATATCAAGACTTGAGTTTATATATTTTTCTTTTGTTACATCACTTCCTAGTATTGATAAAATTGTTTTTTTTGTTTTATCTAATTCCATTTCAATATTGCTTTCAACAACATGATATTCAATTTTTGTTGTGGCGTTTTCAACAGCTACTTTTTTCTTCCATAGCATCCATCTTTTTTCAGATTGTTCTCCATGAAGACAATTAGCTTCAACTACCACTTGGTGGCCATCATTTTGTATTTTTTTAAGAATCTCAAGCTGTGCTCTCATGTATAAAACAAATTGAAATCCTTTAAAGGTTTTATTTTTATCTCTTACAAACTTTAAAATATTCTTAAACAAATATGTTTTTCTAATATCTCCTTTTCTACCACTAATCTTTTGGTGTCTGTAGTTTGGAAATATCTTGTGTCTTAATTCAACCCAATGACAAGTGAGTTGATAAGCCAGAGTTTCTTCTGGAGTGAAGTTGCCTTCTACAGCGATCTGGGGGTCGTATTGCATTTTTCTAGTCTACGCTTGAATTCTTCTTTTGCAAGAGGTTATACTTCAATTAAGTCAAGGAGTAAGGCCAAGTGTCTGCCTGAACTAGCTTGACGGTTTTAAGTGGTTAAATTTATTTAAACACTTGAGACTAAAACCATGTTGAGACGGTACCCCCTGTCAAGGCCCGTTAGGAAATCTGGGATCCTAACGATTCAACAACGCAGATGAGGTGAGCCTTTACCTGCCTAATTTCGGCAGGCAGTTATGTGAAGAGTAAAGTATCTTAGAACTGAAAAGTTTTTAGAACTAAATCTCTTCTAAGAACAAAAACTTAAGAATCTTGATTCTTGTTAGTTTGTTTTATGCATAACAGGGTAAAGGTTAAGATTCTGTTCAAAAAGACACATTAGTTTTATCTAAGTTGTTTTTACAGCTTAGGCGAAACCAAGTGGATTAGACTTTAAAAAGGTTTAAGTAATCTTTACTTAATCCTTTTATTTTTGTCTTACCCCCCTTGGCCTGCCCCCCAGTGCGGACTGATAATTACATTTAATGTAATCATATAATCTGTTTGTTTGATTCCTCTAGAAGTGTTAAAGTTCAAGTATGAAAAACCTTTGCGATTTGACTTCCAATCTTTATGAGGCTTGTGGAGTTGAGAAGTTTTTGTTTTGTGTTTGGACACCAGCAGATCCAGATTCCACAACTTTGGTTGATTGCAATATTAAATTACAAATATTTGGGGTTAAAGGTTATAATCAAATATTTAATATAAATCCAGATAATGCTTTGTTGGTAGCTACTATGTTGACGACAGTTATAAATGAAAAAAATATTATGGTTGTTGGTTATAACTTTAAAAATCTTTACACATTATTTGGCAGGCTATGTGGTAAAAATATTTTCTTTAAGTATTTTTATGATTTGTATTGGTATGAATCTTACAATTCTCTGCCTAGTTCAGTAGGCAACATCGGCATGGCGACTAAAAACTTTATTACCTTTACTAAAGATGCCAGCGCTATAAAATTATATAAACTAATTTATATGCAATTAATTCAACAGGTTGTTCCTGCTTTGGAATCTTTCATTTTAAGGCACGATTTTAAGTGTGTGCTGGTTTATCCGAATTATGTGGTCGAAGGCCAAGAGAACGGAAGATTGCTGTGTAACAACGAAAAAAAGTACTCTTACAACCCACACTCGTTGGGGGGTGATAAATCGGCTCTTACATTGCCTCAAAAATACACATACTTTATGCAGATGGATTACAAAAATATGGAAGTAGCTGTTTTGGCAGAAATAGCTAATGACGAGAATCTTCTTAAGATAGTAAATAATAGCGAAGATGTATATGCGGATATATTTTACAAAGTTACTGGTGATATTAATTTTGAAAATGCAAGGGAATTCGGCAAAAAAATGTTTTTGCCGGTTATATATGGACAGACAGCAAACAGTCTGTCAAAAGTTCTCGATATTTCATTAGATCAATCAGAAAAATTTATAAACAATTTAAGGGAGCAGTTCCCAGCATCTTTTCATTTTGTTGAAAAGAGTTCAAATGAAGCAAGATCTCAAGGTTTTTGTTTAGATTATTTTGGTAGGAAAAGAATTTTCGATGATTCTACTTATTACAAAGCAAGAAATTTTGTTGTACAATCTCCAGCATCATTGATTTGTTTATATTATTTGGTAAAATTATACAAGGGTGCTAAAAATTTGTTTTCTTTAGTTTTTCATGTGCATGATGGTTACTTTATGGCTATTTCCAAAGAAAATTTGAAAGATGGTTATAAAGTTGCAAAAAATATACTTGAGAGTGAAAACGAATTGATTCCATCCCTTAAATTAAAAGTAAGTTCCAAGATAGGTCTAAGATTAGACAATATGCAAAGTACTGAAAAACACAAAGGGAAAAAATGAGTTCGATATATAAAAACTTTCCAATTACTTCGGAAGAGTATACAAAGTTAGATAAAAAGTTTGGTAAACTTTGTTATTATGCGGCTTGGCAATTAACTAGGAAGAATTGTAATAATAATCATCAATATGATTTAGATGATTTTCAACAAGAATTGATGTTAGCTGTGTTGAGAGCTGGAAGCTATTATAAGAGGCAGATTTTTTTGAATTCTTGTTTTGACACTTTATTACTTAATAAAAAATTAGACAAAGTTTCAAAGTTAGTTTTGGAAGAGTTAATAAATTTGTGGAAGAACAGAACTAGGCACGGTGCGAATAGGCAGACTTTTGGCGACTATCAAGAATTAGTTCTTGAAAAAATATGTAATAGTTTTTTAAAAATCAATGAGCGACCTGATAAAGAAAGGTCTTTGCAATTTGATTTGAAATTTTCGACATACTGCAAACAAATCGTATGGAATTGCCAAAGAAATTTAGGTAAAAAGATTACAAGAGAAAAGCCACTGAGAGGTGGCCAGGTCAGTATTTCTGATCATGATTATTTAGTAGATGGGTGAAAAGTGAGTGATCTCAGCGAACAGGAAAAAGAGACACTCAAAGCCCTTATAACTACAGACTCTCAAAAGATTAAGTTCAAGTGGGATGATAATTTTCAAAGAAGAATTTTAGCTTTAATATTGACCGACAGCTTTTTTTTGATTCAGGCTAGAGCTTTGATAGTGCCAGAGTATTTTTCAAACGATTCTCATGTTGATGTGGCTACTGTTTTGTATGCTTATTTTGATACTTATAAAACAATGCCTGACAAAGAGTTCATGAAACACCTTGTGTCAGAAAAAATAAAAGGCAGATCGGATGCAATAAAGCTTTATTATAAAAATGAATTGGAAAACATCTACGAATCTTTTATTCCTCCTTCAGAAATAAAACCAGCTTTGCTTGACAAACTACTTGCATTTGCCAAGATGCAGGCCTTGCGTATTGCTATGGATTTATCACAAAAAGATTTAAAAACAAATAATCCTGAAGATGAATCTACATGGACTACGATATGTGAAAGATTTCAAAACGCTTTAAATGTCAATAAGAATTTTGAAATAGGTTTTGAATATTTTAATAACTTGCAAGAAATTTTTGCTGATCTTGAAAATGACATCAAGCCAGAAGATAAGTTTACTTCTGGATTTTCCAAGATTGATGATAGTCTTTCTTTTGGAGGATGCCGAAGAGGCGAGATTTATTCTTTTATAGGTTTGCCTGGAAAAGGTAAATCTTTGTGTTTGGTGAAAAGCGCTGTAGAAAATATCAAGGTGGGCAAAAAGGTTGTGTATCTTTCTTTGGAAATGGATTGCATGTCCATAGCCAGAAGATTCACTAGTCAATTTGCTATGGTTCCTCATGCTCACATTTCAAAGCACAAGAGAGAAATTGAAGATCTTATTAATATAAATACACGAGAATTCATTGATAAAAATCGTTTTATAATTAAACAATTTCCTTCTGGCACTCTTGATATATCTGGAATTAGATCATATTTAGAGCAAATTATAATTAGTGGTTTTAGACCAGACTTGTTAATTATAGATTATCCGGGGGAAATGAAAGACGTTCCTGGAATTTCTACATGGGAATCAAAGTATCGTATTATGCGAGACTTGCGTGGCCTTGCCATAATTCATCAAATGTGTGTTTATGTTGCAATTCAACCAAATAAGCTTGCAGCAAGCCACACATTAGAAGAGTACATTGATGAAAACAGCATTGGCGGGTCGTTTGATCAAGTCAAGCCTTTAGATGGTTTGTGGAGCATAAATCAAACCAACGATGAGACAACTGCTGGATATGGTAGAATTTTTGTTGTAAAGCACAGAAATGGCAAGGCTAAGTTTGCGTTTCCTATAAAATATGATAAAGAAACTTTAGACATCAACGAATGTTCTGAAGGAGAATATAGAATAGCTTTGCACAATATACACAATCAAAAAGCAGATGTTGCCAATGTAGACGGAAGAAAGAATTCAAAGAAAAAAGAACCTAAAGAGGAGGACGTGGATTATGCAGAGTGAAGAGTTTTCAATCGGAGATCAAAAGTTTGTTTTAGATCCACAAAATCTAAAATTTACTGATGCCACTTTGAACAAATTTTTTGAGAATGTTTCGGGTATTATTGATTATATTGGAGTGGCACATGCCGAAGCCAATCGTCAATACACCTTGTTAGAGCACTCCTACAAACAAAAGTACATAGAGAAGTTTAAAGAATTTAAAGAGGCGGGCAAAAGTGATAAAACATCAGAGTTGTATGCCGAGGGAGATATAGAGGTTTCAGTATTAAAGGAAAAAATTATAAATGCCAAATATAACAAAGATAGAATTTACGCACATTTAAACGCATTGAATAGTGCTAGAGAAGATGCTCATAATCGTGGTCATATGTTACGAAAAGAAATGGACAAATTGAATATTGACATTGTGTCAAATGGATTTTGAGGAAGACAACTATGAAGCGTGGAACTGTTAGGGAAGATGGCATGATATATATTCGAAAGAATAGGGATAAGGAAATTTGGGGAACCAAACAAGAATTTGAGAGAACGGAGAAATGGCGAAAAGAATACATGGAAAAAAGAAGGAACATGGATCGAAGTTTGCCAGAAAATAAAAAATATAAAATTGGACAATATAATCCAGAAAATGGATTGTATTTTATTAGAAAATCAGGAAACCTTACTGCAATTTGGGGCACTGAAGAACAACTTTTAGAATATAGAAAAAAAAGAAAAGCTATGAAAGTTGTTTACATTCAGAAAATGAAAGTATTAAAAAAAGAAAAAATGAGCAATTTAGAGCGCCGTTGGAGAAGAGGTGATTTGGATCCTGTTTTGGGGTTAGTTTTTTTTAAATATAATTCCGATAATGGAAATGAAATTTGGTATGCAAAAGAAAAATTTAAAAAAATTATCGGTAAAGAAAAGCAACTTCGGTCTCTTAGAGGATCATAAAATGAAATCTATAGATGATAATAATTCAGCATATAATTTGGATATGCTGAGGCAGTCTAATGACATAGCCTACAAATGGGCTAAACATTTTAAGTTTTCTTCAAATAAGTATTTGACAAGTGTTATTAAAATGTACAAAAATAAAAGTTTTTTTTGTGCAAAACTTAGTAAGAATAATCGTAAACTTTTTTTAGAAGATTATACAAAAATGTTTTATGCTATTGAAGTAGAAAACGAAATTATTAAACAGTATTATCATGTAATTATACATATAATTAAAAAATTAAAAATAGAGCAATCTTTAGTAGAATATTACATCGAAATTGGAATGTATACCTTGAGACAATCTGTTTGGAATTATAGAACTCATGAAGCTAATGTTAAATTTATTACTTTTTGCTATAATGGCATTAATATGAGATTGCGTGGGGAAAGATCTAAGTTGACAATGTATAACAATAGAAAAAAGAGAGTTCTAGAGAGGCTTGAGTCTGATATTATAAAAAAAGAAGATTATAACGGTTTTTCTAATATATGTGTTTTCAACCATGATGTAAATGAAAAGATTGAAGAGGAAGAAGTTCAATCTTTGTTTTCAAAAGCAATAGACATCTCAAACTTGCAAGAAGATGAGCTTTTCTTGCTTACAGAGTATATGAATAGAGATTATTTAAACCAGAATTGGAATGCAATTTATAGGAATAAGTTTAAAAACACTGGTAAGAATGGAAATACAATATCTAGACAAGGAGTTCATAACAAGTTGATGGCTATTCAAAGAAAGATATACTTGTCACTTGTAAGATTGGGCTATAATGTTGACATAAAGAAAGTTTCTTTTACAAGAAGATATAATGAATTTGAGGTTGTTTTATGATAGGTGAAAAATTTGTAGCAAAGTACATGCGTCTTGCCAAACAATTTGGCGAGGATTACAATCCTTGTTATTCTAGGAAAATAGGCGCTATAGCTGTTGATACAAATATCAATAAGATTGTTGCAACGGGGTATAATGGCCCTCCAAGAAAAACTCCGCATTGTGATTCTAAAGATCATTTGATTAATATTGTTTGGCCTCAATTAACAGAAAATGAAAAGTCTTTGTTGCCTGAAAATATTGACACACAAGATAAATTTGTCGAAAAATATGAAAATTGCCAAACATGCCCAAGAAAACTTATAAAGGCTGAATCTGGAAAAAGGTTAGAATTGTGTAGTTGTGCCCACGCAGAAGTAAATTGTATCGTAAATGCAAGTCAAAACCTATATGGATGCACAATGTTTTGCTGGTGTCCTCTTCCATGTATCGAATGTACAAAAATAATTATTAATGCTGGCATAAAAGAAGTTCATTGTTTTAAAGAGCCTCAAGATTATTCTGTTGGAAGTAGATATCTTTTTGCAAAAGCTGGAGTAAACATTCTAGAATATAATAAGGAAGATTTTAATTAAACATTGGCGGTACCGAAATGAGTTTTGAAGTTGTATACAAATATTATGAAAAACTAAAGGATTCTTTTGATTATGATAGGGAAAATCCATCTACTTTCAAGAAAGTGTATGGGAAATCCAGCGAAGATTACACACTAGAAAAACTTGCTTTCAACATATATCAGCAGATGGCAAGAAGAGATATTTTTATTTACGATGTGGAAATTTATGAGTTTGCTAAAAAGAAAATAAATTTTAAGCAAAACAAGACAGACCTTATTATTAAAAATAAAAAATTCTCGCCAAAAACAGGAACTCTTGAAGATTTAGATGTTGAAGAAGAAGTTGGTCCGCCTTCTTCAAATTGTACGAATCTTGCTATACAGCAACCTGCTATGACGAATCCTGTAGTTTGTACACAGGAATCTGTAAATTTGGCTCCGCCTATTCGTTCACAGCAAAATTTAACAAATATTGCTTCAAAGCCAAGAAGAGTAATAAAGATGGTGATGTTTGATCCAATTTCGCCCAAAGAAAGAGCTAAATTTCCTTATAAGTTTACACCAGGAAAAAAGTATCCTGTTTATAAAGAACGCATATCTCCCAGTGGAATAGGCATGTTAATTGAAACCGTTGATGATTTGAACAACTCGGTTTCTGTTTTAGATGAGCTTTTTGTAGTTGAAGATATGAATCTTGTTGGAGATAATGAAGCTGGATTTAGCGAATCGAGAAGTGGTTTGTCAGACAAAACATTGAATTGGAGCGGTGTAATAAAAGGCGATGTTCCAAATTTGAGATGAGTAGGAATCAGGTGTTAGAAGCGGTCGTTTCAGGAGTTTTTTATGAGTAAGAAGAATACAAAGAAGCATTTTGAAAAAAGAAAAGCTAGAGAAAAGGCTGTAAAGAAAAAGATAGCAGAATCTAGAGTTTTTATTAGAAAAGAAAGAAGATTTGAAAGAGAGAGAGAGGAAGCTTTGGAACGAGAATTTGCACAAAAACAAAATTATGGTCTCTCGGAAGAAGAAGTCAAACAAAAGATAGCAGATAGCTGGAAAATGCTAGAGGCTATTAATGAGCATCATGATGCCGAAGATTATAAAAAAGCTGCTGCTTTGCAAGAGCTAAAGGAACAGTTAGAAAAAGCACAAAAATTAGTCGATGCAAAAGCAGCTCGAACTGAAGAAAAAAAGCCGGAAAACCAAGAAGAGCCAAAAAATCTCGATGCTCCGGTGGAATAATTTTCTTCCATCCGTATAATACATACATAGTCGAAGACAATGTGTCTTAGACAAACTTTTGTTACTTTATTTACTTTTTTTACCAAGGAGTCACACATCATGTCAAAAGATTACGGTATTGCTGATTTTAATGAAGAGGAAATGGCTCAGGATTCTTCTTCCAACCAAAAGTCTAATCGGGTAATGGACTCATATGTTAAGATGCCAGAAGGCAAAGGTTTTGTTTTACTGCGCCTTTTGCCTGCTCTTAAGGGCAAAGCCAACTTTGTAGCCACCCGCCTCCATCGACTAGGTACTGCTAGCTATCATTGCAGTCGAGTTCGTACCAAGACCCCCAAGGGTCCCATGTGGATCAACGCTAGTGGCAATCCCAAGGACGATTGTCCTATCTGCCAAGAATATGGCAGGTTGTGGAAAGTTTCCAACAATCAGGCTGGCGAGGAGCAAGTTAGGACTCAGAACGAGGCCCGATTGCTCAAGCCCAATGAACGCTATTACTGGAATTGCATTGTTCGTACCTACACACGCAACAATGTAACCGAAAAGAATGTTGGTCCGTTGATTTACAGTTGTGGCAAAGTGGTGCAAACCATTATTGCTGACAACATTGCTGGTAATGACACTACTGGCATTCGTCGTCTGGGCAACATTCTACATCCTGCTACTGGCAGGGACTTTAGACTTGTAAAAAACATTTCTAAAGGAAATGGTGGCTTTGAGTATCCTAATTACGCCCAGTCAGTATTTGAGGATGTTAGCCCTCTGGGAAGCGAAGACGAAATCACTCTGTGGCTTGCCAATTTGCACGATCTAGAATCTCTTCTGGATATTCGTCCTAGAGAGCAACTGATTGAAGCTTTGCGGGAGTTTAAGACTGGTGGTTCGGATGGCGTTCCTTTGTGGGAGCAATCTTCTGCTCCAGTTCAAGCGAAGCCTGCTGCTCCAGCAGCTCAAAAGTCCGCTTCCACACCTAAACAGCCCGATATTGAGAGCATGGGTATCGATATGGATGATGATTTGAGCAATGTTCTTGATAATTTGGGTTAATAATTAGAAATCATTTTAACAGGGGGGTCAAATTTGACCCCCCTGTTTTTTTTTGAAAATAATATTGAATTGAACTGAATAATAACTACAATTCATAGAAAAGGAGATCTGATATGGCTCGTTCCAAAAAAGAAGCTGATGACGATATTTTTGCCTCTCTGGCCAGTGAAACTGGTGGAGAAGTAGTTGGTGAAGGCGAAAAGGCTTCTAAATATTTTATTGATACTGGCAATCTAGCAATTAATTATTGTTGTTCTGGCAAGTTTATGACTGGTGGTGTGCCGGGCGGAAGACTAACAGAGATTTATGGACCAAGCGCAAGCTCTAAGTCTCTTCTTGGCACCAATCTTTTATTTGGATGCCAAAAGCTTGGTGGTGTTCCGATCCTTATTGATAGTGAAAATGCTATCAATAAAGAATTTATCCAGAAGGCATCACACGCAGATCTTAAGAAGATTGTAAGATATACACCAGAAACACTTGAGAAGTGCTTTCATGTGATGTATCGTGCAATTGAACATGTTAGATCAAACAAGAAGTACGCAGAAGCTCCAATTGTTATAGTTTATGATTCTATTTCTGTAAGTCCTTGTGCAAGAGAGTTCAGGGAAACAGAACTTCCAGATGATTTCACAAAAGAACAATTCAAAAAAATTGTTGGTGGCAACGAACAACCGGGCGAAAGAGCAAAAATTTGTAGTAAAGAGTTGAGAAAACTCAATACTATAATGGAAGAAAACAATGTCTCTGTTGTTATAATGAACCAAATTAGAGATAAAATTGGAATAATGTACGGGAACCCAGAAACTACCGCAGGTGGCGGAAATGCCTTGCCATTTTATGCATCTTTGAGGTTCAGAACACAAACTCAGAAGAAGATTGAACAGAAAGTTCCTGGTTTGGCCAAAAAGAAAACCATTGGAATAAATGTTAAGATTCAAAACAAGAAAAACCGTAGTGTTCGTCCATTCATTGAAGTGGAAAACATTCCGTTGTATTTTGAATCTGGTATTCATCCTCTTGGTGGCCTGTTAGGCGCTTTGTTGGATGCAGACCGCATTTCTGCTCTTGGTGCTGGCAATTTCAAAGTGAAGCCAGAATACGCAGATGGAAAAGATGACTATAAGTTTAAATCATCTATGGAAAGGAATGATGTTCCAATTGAAGTTTTGTTGGATTGTCCAGCTTTGATCGATGGCTCATCTAGAGATGAAGTGGAAAAATATTTAGAGCCATTCAAAGCGGCTATTGATGCCACCAATTCACCTGATGTTGAGGCCTTTGATGCAGGTGATTCTGATGATGAAGAAATTGATGGTATTCTTGGTTAAGGAGGCTGGGCATGGACGCTTCAAGAAAAAGATATGAAGTTGAAAATATTATTTTTTCTTCTTTAGAAGATTTGGTTGATGTCGATGTTGAAACCATAGACAGATCAAAATCTTTTTTGGAATATGGAATGGATAGCATTGATTGTTTAGATTTTTTATATCAAGTGGAGGACAAATTAGATTTAAGCAGAAAATTAGATCATTCCGATGTTGGCGATGTTTTGTCTGTAGATAGCGTTTTGAATGCTATAGACAAAAAGATTAAACTGATTTAATCTTTTTTGTTCTAACAGAAAGTTCTGGTCTTTTTGCTGGAGGTTTAATAGCGGAAAGAACTTCGTACTCTTCTGTATAATCAATGTAATTTTGATTACAAAAAGCCTTTGCCAGTCCATTCATGGTGAGGGCTTTTATTTTTTTTGATTTGACATAAAACATTTGTAGATTGAAATTTTTTGCGAATTGTGAAATCGCTTCTAAATATTTTTCATTACAGAAGTACTTTCTACCAGTACTGTCCTGCAACATTATAAAAATATATTCATTCATGGAATTAAACCTATAAAGAACTGTATAATTATATGGAGAAAATTCATGTTTTCAAAATGTTATAGAAGATTTGGTGTTGAAATCGAATATAATTCTTTTGATAAATTAAGCAGATCTGTCGGATTTAATGGATTGCCTAGCGGGATTTATAATATTGCAGACATTTTGTCCGATGTTTTAAAAGAAGAAATTGAAATTAATAGATGGCACAATACAAATAATAACAATTTATGGGTTGTCAAGCCAGATTCTAGTTGTGGAATTGAAGTTTGCAGCCCTCCAAAAATACATCATAATGTTTTAGATCAAATATACAATAGCATTAATGCGATTTCAAAAAATAATTTTATTGAAGCTGATAATAGGTGTAGTTTTCATATTCATGTTGAAATTGAAGATTTTGATGATGAAAATTTAAAAAGTATAGTTTACAATTGGTTGATTTTTGAACCTATATTTTTTGCTTGCTGCTCATCTAACAGATGGATTAACAATTATTGCAAACCACTATCTTTTAGTTTTAATATTAGTAATACTGATTTTATTGATTCGATTTTAGATAGCTTGATGGAAAACAAGTATTTTGCAATAAATTTATGCAACTACAAAAAAAAGAAAAAAAGAACTGTAGAAATACGAATAATGGGTGGAGAAGCGTGTTTATCTCCCGATTTAGCTTTAAATTGGTGTAAATTAATATTATGCTTTGTAGAACAATGTAAAAAAAATACTTTAAAACCAAATTATTCTGATATAAATTATGGTAGTTTTAAAGACTTTGATATGTTAATGAACTTGGATGATTTTTTTGGAAATAACAAAATGAAACTCTGGGTAAAAGAAAGGGTTAAAATTATATATGATATGTTTAAAGATTCGGCTGATTTAAATATTTTGACATGGCTAAAGATAATTGAGAATTATGATGAAAGAAGAGGAGATTTTAATGCTTAAATGCCCAAATTTGTTTGAGTGGAAAGACAAGATTATACTTTTGGGTGAAATACTTAGGCCTTTTAGCTACCCTCATATTTCAATAAATTTAGAGTATAAATTAACGCCTTTTAGATCTTGGCGCACTGATATAGATGGATATGATGTTTGTATTCAGTATACAGAAATAATATTAAATGGAAACATATTAAGAAATATACAGATTTATTCTATAAATTTGTTTTCTTTGCCTTTTCATGTTTCATTTAAAATATCTCAAATATTATTGGGGAATGATCCTACCACAGTTTATTTTTCATTTGTTAAAGATAATAAAAAGGTTATATCTTGGAGTCGAATGGAAAATTTAAGTGGAAATGAAATAGAATTAAAAAAACAACAAACAGAGCTTCATGAGTATATGGGAAAGCAATTTTCTGTTATAACATCATTCTAAAATTATACATATTTTTATTAACTCGAAGATCATAAATACTGTTGGACCTTTTTACATAAAGGGACAGTATGAAATCTAATAAAATTCAGTGTCTTCTTATAAACCATCTTCAAAAATATGGTCACATACAACTTAATCTTCCAGATAACGTTGTTTTAGAAATCGGGATTACCGAAGAAGACAAACAAGGTAATTTTAAAAAATCCGAAGAATATTGCTGGGTTATTGCTCAAAGAGAAAACAGAGCAGCTTGCCTAGACAGTTACAATCTTGGGATTAGCTTTGAGGACAAAGAAAAAGCAATAGTTCTTGAAGATAGTTTCATAGACTCTGCAGGAATGCAAATAAGACAGTTAAACGTAGTTTAATTCAAGATTTTCGAGCCAAGGAATCCCCCCTGACTTTAGTCGGGGGAGGAATTGGCTCATAAATAAAATTTTAGTTGAAAAAATCATTCAACCTACTATATAATAATAACATGAAGACTGTGATACAAGCAAAAATTCTGGCATCCAAAGAAGAGTCCAAAGCATTATTGGATACGATGCAAGTTTTTAACCAAGCTTGCCAAGAAATTGCCGAAGTTTGCTACAAAGAAAAA